GGTTATGACGCAGCAAAAACAGCCGCGCAAGCTGGCGACGCAATGACGCTTATTGCAGGTTATGACGCAGCAAAAACAGCCGCGCAAGCTGGCGACGCAATGACGCTTATTGCAGGTTATGACGCAGCAAAAACAGCCGCGCAAGCTGGCGACGCAATGACGCTTATTGCAGGTTATGACGCAGCAAAAACAGCCGCGCAAGCTGGCGACGCAATGACGCTTATTGCGGGTTATGACGCAGCAAAAACAGCCGCGCAAGCTGGCGACGCAATGACGCTTACCGTAGGTTATGACGCAGCAAAAACAGCCTCGCAAGCTGGCGACGAAATGGACTTGGTAGATTCCCCAAACTCAAAGGCAATTGCTCTAATCAAAGTCGGTGCGCCAAAAGTTGTTGCTTCTGCAGACGGGAAAACTCTCACTCTTAAGACTGCAGGAGATGTAACTATTGCCACGCTTACTACAGCAGACAGTCTTACTTGGACATTAACGGTGGTATAAATGAGTGTAAATACTACAAAACCCAATGCGCTTGCATTTGTTAGTGGCGGTCTATACAATGACGTTGCCGCACTGGATGCTGCCGACTATACAACAACAGAAGCCTCAAGAAACACAGATATGGCGGCTGCTGTAGTGCAAAATGCTTACGCCTATATTACAAGGGGGGTGTCAAGAACCGGCACATTGTCTGGTGGAGGGTCTTCTCCATCTACTCCGACGATTTCTATAGATTCGTCTACCGGGACTGTAACTATAACAGGGACTGATGCTGGGACAACAAATACCCTGTATTACAAGTCGGCGTCTACTGCTGCGTGGACGAGTGGCGGGACCAGAACTGGCAACGGAATAATAGCAAGGCCGTCTGGGTTGTCTAATTATACCGCCTATTATTTTGTTGTAGTTTCTGTATTGGGGAACTGTTCGTCTATGGTTTCAAATTTGGTTACATATTCAATTACTACATGTACATTGCCAAGTGCTGGTACGTATGTGACCGACGAAATTGTTGAAACATATCAGGATGCTATTGATGCGCTTATTTCAGATATGGGGAGAACAGTTACTTTGAACATGCTGCCATCTGTTATTAAGTGTCCAAATTGTATATTGGAGAGAGTGGGACAAAAATGGAAGTCGCTTGGCAGATACAACCCTTCAAATCCTAATCCAGTTGGGGGGGCTCTTAATAAAATATTTGTAGAGGGTGTGTGTCCGGTATGCAGTGGGTCTGCTACCATTGCCACAGTACAGACTCACGAACTTAAAGGATTGATACAATGGGGTCCAAAAGAAATTGAGTCCGATATTGAAGGGCGGAATTTAATCAATATTTGTAGAGTCAAGTGTCTGCAGTCGTGTCATGAATCTTACATAATGAAGTGTATTGAAGCTGTTGTTGATGGGATCAGGGTCAAGCTTTGGAAGGTTCCGTCTAAACGGGGGATTAGAGATATTCGTTATATCAACAGTTATTGGGAACGTATAGACAACAATGGCTAGACCAAAAACTGTTTTTGGGAGTGTCAAGCTTATAAACCGAAGTAAGTTGCGCAAAATATTGACTGATGAACAGGCTAGAAAGATTTTGTCAGTTTTGGTTCGTGATATTATAGATTGGGAAATTGAATTGAAACCGTATATACTTGGGCTGGTTCAAAGATCTACCGGATATGAGTGGATAGCCACAGAAGAAGGGATTGGCCAATTGGGTCTTGAGCCAGATATAGACGCACAAGATGTTGTTGGCAATATTATCAAACAGGACAAAATTACTGTAACTATGAACAACACAAAGGCGGTTATGCATTGGGGGGATTACAGTATATTGTATGGCCCGTTGACTATTCATAATCTAACTAGAGGCGACCAGCTCGGCAAAGACGTTTCGTGGGTGAAGTGGGTGGACGAAGGAGACATTAATATCAGCGGTTATCATGTTGGAAAGAATGTTTATTATGGAGCAAGACCCGCTGGACGCGCAGAGCTTGGTTATATCATGGGTAAGGGCGGGTTTTGGAAGATTAGGCCAAGGCAATTTATTACGGAAACAATACAACACAGCATTGACAGAATAAGATATAAAATGAAAATCATTATTAATGCTTACTGGCGTTCTGTCGTAGGTGGTAGAGCTGCACGTATAGCTTTGACGGGGAGATAATGGCCACTATAAAACTGACAAATCAGATTTTGTATAATCTTCAAGTTTATCTGGATAGGATGTTTTTGGAAAATGGCTATTATTATCCAGTTTCTCGCGGAGAGCTTCGTGGGACTTTGGATATGAGCCAACTTGAAGGGCAAACTGGCCTTAGCGAATATGACGATTATGCTGTATGGCAAAGTGCATTTAAACCTTGGGTTTATGAGGGTGGCGTCGATACCCCGTCTGGTCAGGCGGCAATTATGGCTCCATCGGGAGTATGGATAGATGATGTTTTTACAGATACAGGGTTGCATTACGATTATAACGGCGGCCGTGTTATTTTCGATGCTGCATTGGACGGCGATGAAACTGTTCAAATAGCAGGAATGACATTTAAGCAAATCTATGTGAATTTTCCAGAAACAGATCTTAGCTTATTGGATAAGACACAGCTAAAGAATCAAGACAATGTAAGCGATTTGGTTACATATCCATCTTCTCATCAGATTCAGCCTCCTGCTGTTTATATTGATTGGTTTGGAGACTGGACACAGCCTTATCAGCTCGGTGGTGGGCTACAGCATGTTCAGAAGCTTTATCTGCACGTTTTTGCTGAGGATATGTTTATAGTTAATGATATTCTAGACATCTTAATGAACAAGCGTCATACTGGGTTCACCATGGCCAATTGGAACACCATTCCTGAGCGTTTTGATGTATATGGTGATTTGGCAAGTACTTATAAAGAATATTCGTATTTGCAGACCAATTATGCATACAAAAAGCTATATTTTGACAATGTTGCAATAAAAAAGATTTCTATCGATGGCCCATTAAAGAGGGCTTTGGTCGAAATGGAAACGCTGGCTTATGTGGCGTCTGCAGAATAGAAAGGGTTCTTTTTAGGTGTATATTAGAATAGAAGTTCTTGTACTTTGTAGTTCATAGTGTTAAGTTGAAAAGAACACAATTTTTTAGAATTATCTTAAAAGTAATTTATAGGAGGAGTTATAATGGCGACTAATTCACGTTGTTTTTATGCGATCGAGTCAGTCAATATCGCCAGCTATGTGAAAGGGGCGAATCCGACAGGGTCTCAGATTTATGCCCCTCGTGGCGTGCAGTCGGCCTCAATAGACACTACATTCAATCTGGATCAAGTATTTGAGCTTGGTCAGTTGAGTCTTTATGATCAGCCGGAGCTTCAACCTGATGTAAGCGTTTCTGTGACGAAGGTTCTTGACGGCACAATGCCTATTTATTTCATGGCAACAGACACAACCAAAAACTCTCTCAATGATTGTAATTCTAATAGACAAAGCCTTCTTTGGATGAACATATATCCTGACACTCAGTCGGCGGCGTCTGGTACACAGCTTCAGTCTGTTATGTGTTCGGGCGTATATCTGGCTGATATTAGCTATACTTTCCCGGTAGACGGCAACTTTACTGAAGAGCTGACGTTCGTTGGAAATGATAAATTCTGGTATGGAAAGAATATCGCTAATGGCAACGAGCCCGGAACTTATTCGTTTACGGTCCCTGCCGGCGATTTCGACAACACTGACGATGCGACTGTTATTGGTTCTGGCGTACAGCGCAGAGAGAATCTTAAGACTGAACAGTGCACATTCCCAACAATTATCCCGGGTATGACAGCGGTCAATGCGGCTACTACGCACACTGCGGCACAAGCAGCATTTGATGAGCATGTCCAGTCTATTTCGGTTTCGTGCAGCCTTGGCCGCGAAGACATCTTCCAGCTCGGTCAGAAATTGGCGTTCTACAAGTACATGACGTTCCCGATTGAAGTTACCACAACCTTTGAGTGTATTACTTCTGAGGCTGATCAGATTAGCGCCGACTCTGCTTATGACAACTTGACGAATGAAACCATCAAGATCATTACCGATGATGGCTTCTGCATTGATTTGAGCAACAAGAACAAGCTGACCAGTGTTGCACTTGGTGGTGGAGATACTGGCGGCGGTAACTCAAGTACTACTTATACGTTCCGTAACTTCAACGACTTGCTTATATATCCTGTTGATGCCGATGGCGTTAGACAGACAGTGGCTGCGCACTCTTATAATACGATTGTTCAAAACGGCACTGTAGCGTGACATAGTCGCGGTGGAAGAACCCTATTGTTTTAATCTTTTTGTGAGGCGTATATGGGCGAAGATGGAAGTAGAGTTATCAATGCTCTCTTGGTTGGACAAATACCATTCGAAGTCAACCATGAGGGCTTTTTTTTTAGATTACTTAGTGCAAAAGACAGGGGAGTAATTAATCAAAAACTTGAGTTGGTGAAGAAGACGTTGAAGACGCAAGGGGCCATGTCTGAAGAGGAAATGCTTGTAGAGAATGTCAGGCGTGCCCTGTGGAGCGACTTGAAGGAAAGACAGTTTCAAGAACTTCCGAAGAAATTAGAGCAAATGAAGAAGTCAATAACATCTACTGGTGAGTTTTATGCCAGACGTGAACGTAGGATGATAGAGCGGTTGATAGCAAAGGCCGAAGAGACATTTGGCGAGATAAGTAAAGACAGAGAATTGTATACTGCTCATTCGATAGAACGCTTTGTAGAAACGGAGAGAATAAAGCTTATTGCTGCCTATGCGATATATACAGGCGACAGACGCTACTATAAATCTGAAGCTGAGGTAATATATGACGAGTTGACCGAAAATATAATAAAGAATATAAATGAAATATTGGGGATCTTTACTGTTGCGTCGATTCGCAACGTTGCCAGAGATTCTTTTTGGTTTACAATGTATCTGAACGGGGGGAAGACTGCAGAGGGTGTTTGGGGGAAACCCACCATAGAACTGTCAGACGAGCAAATTCTTCTGCTTTATTGGACTAGGCAGTATGAAGCCATTTATAATGATACAGACTGTCCTCCAGATTTTGTTATAAATAATGATGAACAGTTAGATAAGTGGCTTGAGCAGCGCAAAGAAAAGAACGAGGTTGAGAAGAGGAAGGGCAAATACCCTGTGACAAAAAAGGCCAATATGAAAGTCGGCGCAACTCCATTTGATCGTAGTGAAGTGTTTATTATGGCTGACAAAGATAAGGCTGGCGACATATATAAAATGAATGATAGGGCTATGCGTATTAGGATAGGAGGAGAGCAGAAAAAAATAGCCGAAAAAGGAACTCTTTCTGAATATGATTTGCGTGTAAAGGGCGGTCCAAAGGTAGAAATAATTAGTAAATAATTCTTGGGAGGTGTTTATGGATGATAAGAACGATTTGAATTTTGTGTTACAAAAAGCTATTAAGTCGATGTATGTGGATATTCTTAATGTGTGTGAAGATGTTTTTATAAATGAAATTGGGGCAGACAAGGAGAGGTGGGACAGAGTAAGGTCAAGGATTTTCGATATAGGGAATAATACGGCGAGGCGAGTCGGAGTTGTTGTTAATTGTTGCGATGTAAAACCAAAAATGACGCGGCAGACTTTTGTAAACGTGGATGGAAAATTAGTCAAGGTTCAAAACGGAACTGCTATTACAAGGGAGACTAAGGATGGAAAATAAGACTGACAAGGTTATCGAGGTGCAAGGGAAGAAGTATCTGCTTCGCGGAATCAGTGGTAAGCTTATGGATGAGGCTTCGCGTGTAGAAAAAATCACATTTTCAAACGCCTTACGAGAAGGGGCATTGACCGTAGATGAGGCCACAAAGATTTTAAAGGACAGGAAGATTGTTGATTCTGATTCTGATTTTGAATATACCCAGAAGCTTTTAGAGATAAGTAAGCTTACTATTGAGCTTTCCAATGCCTCCGACACCATAAAGCCAGACATTTTTGCCAAGATTAGTAATGTTAGAACAAGTCTAAATGAATACAATTTAAAAATATACAAACTGTTAAGCAACACGGCCGAACATATGGCAAAAGACGCCGCTGATGCATATCTTGCTTCTAAGATTATTTGTGACGAAAAAGGTGTCGTTATTTTCAAGGATATTGAAGATTTAAAGACTAGGGCTGAGATTGAACCGTTGTCTTTAGTTTTTATGGATTCTCTTTATTTTATCAAGAATATACCAAAAGACTTTGAAGCTGAATATCCCGAAAACAAGTTAATGAAAGAGGCCGGTTTTGTTCTTGATCAAGAGGCAGAGCAGTGGACAAAGCCCGGCGTGCAGCTTGCAGATGTCCCGGCTGTAGGTGTTGAGGTGAAAGCGAAGCGAGGTCGTAAACGCAAGGTAGATATTGAAAATTCCAGTAATACGGAGAATTAGTCCGTAAGGAGTATTTATGGCTTTTGGCGGCAATATTTTAGATATGCTCATTGTAGGGAAGGCTGACCATCAGTCTTTTTATAGTGAGGGGCTAAGGGCTGGCCAGACGGCCCAAAAAGGTATTAATAAGGGCATGGCGAGTGCCGCAGGTGCCGCTGACAATTCTATTGTTCCTATGAACAAGCAGTATAGAGACTTGGCTGTTGGTGCGAAAAGAGCCGAAGATGCCACTATGAGTTTTGCAGATTCTCTAAAAATAGTTGGTCGGCGTCTTGTCATATATACTGTTGCTGTCCAAGCTATAAACGCGCTTACTAATTCGATCACTGCCAGCGTAGGGGCAATGAAAGAATTTGAAACTGAAATGTTAAAAGTTACGAAAGTCATGTCTATAAGCAAAGAAGAGGCGTTGAGTCTTGGCAAGGAAATTATGAAGTCGGCTGATGATTACGCTGTAAGTGTGGGTACGGCATCTAAGGCTGCTCAGGTTTGGGCTCAGCAGGGCTTTAGTGCGACAGAGACTGCGAGATTAACAGCTGAATCTCTCAAATTGACGAAAATATCTACACTTGATGCTGCCGAAGCCACTGAAGTTTTAACCGCAATAATGCAGCAGTTTAATATCCCTGTTAATAAACTTTCTGTTTCTATCGACGTGATGAACGAAGTGGCGGATCAGTTTGCAGTTACCGAAGAAGACATGGCTGAAGCTTTGCGTCGGGGTGGTTCTGCAGCTGTTGCAGCCGGTGTTAATTTTGAACAATATTTGGCTATGGTAACGGCTGCGCAGGAGCAAACACGACTTGGTGGCAAGATTATTGGTAACGCGCTCAAGTCTATTTCGGCGAAAGTCTATAGGCCGAAAGCGATTGATGTTCTTGAACAAATTGCCGAGGTCCAAGTGTCTCTTGGCGATGGCAAGTTACGCCCTGTATTTAATATTTTATCGGACTTGGCATCTAAGTGGGATGAATTTACAGATATCCAACGTCAAAACATAAGTAATACGGTTGCTGGAATCCACCAATATAATGTATTTAATGCATTGCTTCAGAATTTTGCAAAAACACAAGAAGTACTTAGTGCTGCAACCGGGGCTTCTGGTTCTGCACAAAGAGAGTTGAATAAAGTTACTACAGATCTTACTTCAAAATGGGAGAGGCTAAAGAATTCTTTGTATGAATTCGCCGTTTCTGTTGGTGAAAGTGGATTGCTCACAATTATTAAAAGCATGGTTGATGGCCTCACTGCATTAACAAAAACAATCACTGCCCTTGATGTCGATAAGTTGCTTTTGATTACATCAGTTGGAGGATTGGCGGTTCGTTTTGGAGGAAGGTTTTTAGCTCCGGTTACTAAAGCTACGCCAGCGGCTTATGGGAGTCTTGCCCCGAAGCAGAGTGGCTCATTTTTCCAAGCAGTAGCTTTTGAGCGTTCGGCAATGGCCAAACAGGGTGCTCATGGCAATATTTATTCAGCAACTAGGGGCTCTTCTGGCATTTCTGGTGTTCGTAAGGTAAGCAGTTATGCTGGTGGCAATATTATATTTAATGGTGCAGAGCATGTAAGTTCGGCGGGTGGTATTGTAGATGCCGTTACAACTAGAAAATTGGGTTTGGCCAAGTTTGACAGTGCGGCTGCAGGGAAAGGTGCTGATATTACATCACTTATTAGAACGTCTGATATTCAGGCCGCATATAAAGTTGTGGGAATAAAGAAGGGGATATTGTCTGCATTAGACGATGAGTCTATGGCTGTTATCAAAGTTAACAAACAATTGCAGTCGTATCAAAAGCGTATTACTGACGGCTATTCCGAAATAGAATCTTTGACCAAGCTTGCTGTTAAAAAAGAAGAACAAATTGCGTCTTATCAAGACAGGGTTGCATATATAAAAAGTAAGCCGATGAGAACATTTAGAGAAGAGTCTCAGATAAAAGAGGATATGGGTAGGGCTATAACTCGTAAAAAAGAACTTGAAGCTGGCAATTTAAGGACCGCGGTATTAAATAAGCAGATTCCTATTCTTGAACAAGAGCAGTCTTCTATAAAAGAGAAAATTACCAATGAGACTGTTAAGAATACCCAAAAGAGGGTAAAAAATGAATTTAGGCTGGCGGAGAAAGAATCTGTTGCTGCCAACAAAGCCGTTACTGAACAGCATAAGTTTGAAGATCAGCGTATTCGCGAACAATTTAAAGCAGCGAAGATGAATGCATCGTTTATGGCCGATAGGCAGGTTGCTGTTAATCGAGCGTCTGTGGCCACATTGCCATATACGCCGTCTCCATATAGTTTTCAAGGGATGGCCTATAATGCGACTAATCGCTTAGACAAATCAATTGGATACAGACCGTCCAATACATATAGTGGCAGATTTGAGCGTAGATTTGGATCTTCAGTGGCTGGTGGGCTTGGTGGTGTTGGCGGATTTTTAGGCAGACACCCCATGTATGGCGTTGGCCAATTGGCCGGTTGGACTGGTAGAACTGCCGGAAATGTTGTTGGCGGTGCCGCATCAAGAGTAGGCTCTGTTCTTGGGCGTGGCGCAGGTGCCGTTGGAGCATCTGCTAGGGAGTTTTCAAAATTTAATTTACGTGGTGGATTAAACAAGTTGGGCATCGAGGGTGTTGGATTAAGAAGACAAGTATCTAGCCCCGGTCTAGCCATTGGCGGGACTATCGCTGCCTTTACTGCCGCTGAAAAAATAACAGACTATGCTAATGAGTCGGCTCCTGAATTAAAAGTTCTTGGAACGGCTGCGACTGCTGCCGCTACTGCATTTTCTCTAACTTTGAACCCGGCTATAGGCTTGTTGGCCGGCGCCGCCGTTCTTGCTGGTGATCAAATTATCAAGATGATTGATAAGCGTGAAAAGGTAGACACTACCGTATATGATGTTGGCAAAAAGAAGGCCAAAGAAATACAGATAAAGCGTTCCAAGGATATACAAGAAGCAATTGCTGGGGTAACTGGAGGCAAGGTATTTAATGAAGTCCTAAGAATGACTGATAAGAAAAAGCGTGATAAGCAACTAATGGAATTTTTCTCTTATAAGGCAGATGAATTGTTCGGAGCACGTGGCGAAAAGGTTGGGTTGAATCTTGGTGATGAGAAAACTCTTTTGGGTGCCGAAACCGGTGCGGCTGTTGCCTTAGAGTCTTTAAGAACGTCATTTATAAAACAGGCAATGGTCTCTATTGGCGGATCAGCAGAGACTGCTATCAAACGCAGAGATATAGCTGACTTAGAAGAGGCTGCTCTTAAATTTGAAAATGCAGCTAAATCGCTAGATAGGTCTCTTGATGCGGAATCTTCATATTTAGATGCTATTTCAAATGCTATAGAGACTGCGTCTGATGAAGGGTTGCGCGACCTTTTTGCTAGAACACAAGAAGCTATGAATAGAACTTCTGGCATGACTGTAGAGCAAATAAACAATCAGATTGTGGCATTGCGCAATTATGATAGGTTTATTAGCAAACCCGAGTCTATCGCCACGGGTGTGGATAAGTCAGTCATTACAGATTTTGGGAAATTAACTGGAGATCCGAGACTTTCTGATATTGTAGAAGTTATGAGTGCTATTAAATCAAACGCCTCGGATAATACCATAAAAGATTTGCTAGGTTATTTAGAAAAGGCGGGAGCTGAAGCTTCTAATTTGTTCTTTTATACGGATAATGAGAAAGAAGCATTAACAACCAATGCCCAGCGTATGGAGTATATGGTAGAGCTGGCAAAGAGACTAACCGATGAAGCAAGAAAGAAGCTTGAAACAGACAAATCTGTCTTGAAAACCAACGAGCTTAATAAGGCCGCAGAGTTTGAAAGAGCCAAAATACAAATAGAAATGAGGCAGACTATTGAGGGAACGGCTCAAGAAATAGACAGGTCTTTAGCGCAGCACAATCAGGCGCTTGAACAGGAGTATGAGCAAATTGCGTTAAAGCGTCAGTCTATTGAACTTGATAAACAGTCTATAGGCATAAGGCGTGATTATGGAGAGATCGGCGACAATATTCTAAAGGCCGAGGCCGAAAGACAGAGTGCAATTCATGGACTTAATATAGCTCAAAAGAATGCTGATCAAAACTCTAGGCAAGAGTTAGACAATATTCAGGCTAAGCTTGGTTTTGAAAATGAAGTTTTAAAAAATCTAAATAGACAAAAGCAGGCCATTGATCCCGCTTTTGCCAGATTGCTCGATCCTGCAATCAATGCCAAGGGAGCTGAAATTGCAAAGCTGGAGGGAGAGAAGATTTTAGCTATTGAAAAACAAAAAGCTAATTTGGTACTAAATACAGGACGCATAATGCTTACTATTGAGCAGCATGCGCTTGCGATTGCAAAGGCTAGAGAAGAGAGCATGCACAAGATGATGAGTGAGGCCGAACAGTTTGCTGACATGTCCAATAAAGAACGTGCAGAAACTGTAAGGAATCTAAGATTTATTCAAGCATACACCAAAGCAACTCCAGAACAAAAAAGATTATTGGTGGCTGGAGCTGCAGGCAAAGAAAAGTCACTATTGAGCACCATTAGGTCTTTTGGATCGGTTGTTCCCGGAGCCGGTGCCGCCGAGCTTCCTCTTGTTGAGAGGCTTGGTGGATTTAGGGCCGGAGAGTTGGCCAATAGAGCAGCTCAAAACGTAGAAGGGCTGCGCAATTCTGTTGGTAATGCCGTATCTAATGTTACGAACAATACGCCCACTGTCATCTTTAATGTCAATGGTGTAGAAAATCTGACAGGATATTTAAAAGCTGATATTCTTATTTCTTTATTTAGGAATGCGGCAGATAATTTGCCTGTCGGAATGAAGGCTCCATTTATTAGCATTGCAGACGCTTTAAAAAATTCCACCACTCAGTAGGATAAGACCACAAAATGGCAACTGATATAGCAAAAGGTAATTTAACAGCTTGGTGGCGATTTGGAGAGAGCTCTTGGGACGGCACTCCGGCTCAAGTTCTTGATTTATCAGGTTATGGGAAACATGGTACAGCTGTAGGAAGTTTAACGACTATTAATTCTGGCAAAGTTGCTTCGTATTCTGCCGACTTCACTGATGCGACTACAAAATATGTTGATAATTTAGCTGTTCATTTAGACACTTTATCATCCTGGACAGTGCATGCCAGCGGATTGTTTGAATTGGGAAGAGCTTTTTTAGGGACTCCTGTGAACGACTTAAATGGTCAAATAGATGAATTTAGAGTCCAGAAAGGGATAGCTGTTTGGACTTCAAATTTTGCTCCGCCGATTGGCGAGTACCATATTCCAGACGTTTATGGAGAATCTGTTTATGGCTGGTTATAAAACAGACAGTTTTTATGGATATGTTGGGACCAAAGAAGAGGTTGAATCAACCATTTATGGGTCCAGCCAAGGTGGAGAATACAAAAGTGACTCCATTTATGGTTATGCAAAAGGAGCATTATTAGAATCTTTCTATGGATTCACAAGAGCTAAAATAGAATCTAGTATTTATGGAGTGTTAGAGGGTAGCTCGTCTGCAGAAGTCAGTATTCATGCTCTCATCCCTTTAGTCGCCGAAGGCGTTGTTGTAGAGTCTTTGAACGGGAATATTTATGGATTCACTGGGTTAACATTGCCCGGTTCATCGGTTAAGATAGCGGGTGTGTATGGATACGCTGGCAGTATAGCGCAATCGGCATCGGAACAAGTTTATGGTCATGCCAAGATGAATACACACTTGACAGACAGCGTTTATGGCATTGCTGAAGTTTCAACATACAGTGTTTCTGAAGGTATTTATGGTTATACTATCAACTATATAGATTTAAATGAACAAGTTTATGGTGTAGCATTCAATGATCAAGAAAATGTTGTGTCTGTTTATGGATGGACTAGAGCTGGATTCCAATTATTAACAGATGAGTTCTGGGCATATACAAGGGGATATACCAATTTAAGGTAGAAAATTATGGCTTACCAGCTTACATATAATTTGTCTAATATTCTAACTGCTGCTCAAATTAATGACATAGACGGTGGCACCACCACTTTTAAAGCCAATAAAGGATGGGTTTTTGATCCCACCCCTCTTATTACAATGGAAGACACGTGGGAGCGTCAGCCCAACGAAGATAAAATAAGACGTAAAGTGACTATGACATTAAAGGGGACATTATTGAGCGTCGATGACAGCACAGAAGACGCCAATGGTCTTTCGAATGCTCCTAATTTAGAAAACATCTATTTAAAAAAGAAATTGTTGGTAAATGCTTTTGCTTATGACCGTGGTGAACTTACTCTTGAAACGGTGGGGGGGGATGTAATATTTACTCATAAGCCAGTGATTAACAGCATTAGTTTTGAAGAAGGTGTATGGGTTAATAGAATTGATTTCACAATAGCACTTGAGGCCGAGTCTGATTATACAGACCAACGCATTTCTTCTGGCTCCGAATCAATCGACGTTACTTTTAATGCTGAGAATGACACACTGGAAGTGAATAGGACAATTAGCGCCACCGGTATGGTTTATAGATATGGCAGTGACCCTGACGAGAAAATTGAGGCTGTTGATAATGCTAGAGTTTGGGTCTTGTCTAAGATAGACGGAAGTGATATAGATGATGTTACGAATACAACCACCTTAAATACATTCTTGGCGAAGTATCGCAATACCACGCTGTCTGGCTCTGCATTATGGAACACGGCGCATATACCGGACACTATTTTTCCGGATGCCGAATACTCTACCACCGTAGCAAATTCATTCAGTGAAAGTCGTGATGACTATGCTGGCACCTATCAGATTCAGCTCAATTATGTCAAATGTAAAGTTAAGGCTATCGTTGAGGTTAATTATGACACGAACAAGGATTCTAAAGATCAGAAGACGGTAATAACTATAAATGGAACAGTGGTAGGATTGGGTATTGATGGGGCTACAAAGTATACCAACGCAGTTATCGAGTATAACAAGCTTATTGGCGCGTCGAATCTAGAAGGCGGGACAATTTCTATTCCTGTCGATAACTTTCAGACTCCCAAAGATTTGTCTAAATACAACACAAGCAGCGGTAATACCGGATGGACATTACCTTCCAATTTGACCAATGCGTCACTTACTAATTGGAGCAGGGGAATAGATGAGAAAAGGGGCACTATAACTTTTTCGTTCACTTTTGATGACAGTTACAAGATTTACAACAACAAATACGCTGTAGACCAGTTTGATATAACTAGGCTAAATCCTGCAAGAAAGATCGCTATTATTGACATTCCTTACAGGCAGGCCGGCGCTGTCGTCCAGGATCTTAAAACGAAGAATATCAAGGAAATGTCCTTAAATATAACAGGCACGGTGCTTAAAATAGATATCAATGGCAACACGGTGGAATTTAATCCGACTGAGGCTATGTTTAACGACATTTTACTTAGTGTTATTGAGGGTGGACTATTTTCTTCATCTTATCAGAACCAATTAAAAGCCGACCTTATTACGAATGTCAGCAATGCAAACAATTTGAGTTCGATACTGTCTACTACTACGCTGACTGATGACACGCATGGTTTCGATCCTATTAGAAGGACATTTTCTATAAATCGGACCTACAAATATAACGGATAGGAAAATAGTCTTAGTTATTGGCACAGCAGTGTTTTCGGTGTATATTAGTACAGGGAGATTGTGTAGGACGGTTCTGTATTTTGTGGACGTAGATTTATGTAAATTGTTGATTGGTAGGTATATAGATGAATCATGCTTAAGAGAACTTATTTAACCGAAGAACAAATAGTAGATATTAAGGATTTACTTAACAATGATTTTGTTACTTCCGCTTATGTTATTGATAAATATAAGGCGATATTAAAAAAGTCAAAGAAAATTAAATTTTGAATTTCGATGGAGGGATATATGAGCAGCTTAGTATTTTGTCATCCGGCCCATCTAGTTGAGGGTGATGAGTATCCGGTTATAAGTGCCGCAGGCTCCGGAACATTCGCGTGCCTTGCGAGTTTTGGAGCCGGAGGTTTTGGGTTTTCAATTGCAGTGAATTCGTACCAAGATAACAACTACGTTTCGTCAGCAGATGGGCAGACAGAATATCCGGGAGGAGCCGCGTCTGGCGCTTTGCCTAATTTGAAATATGACGATGCTACTCACGCTTACGTAGCTAATGAATCGTCTGGGACGTTGTTGCAAAGTATTGCTGTAGGCGAAGCCACTCTTAAAATTATTGCTGACGGTTTCGGCGCATCTGTTCTCACACAAAATGTTTCACTCCGAGCTTCTGATCGCACCAGTTCCAATAATGATCCGTCCGGTATTACTGTTCAAGCATTTGAAATTATAGACGGCGGCACTGGTGATACTTCTTGGACGAATATCCATGGCACTACAGACCTTGATTTTGCCGATCAAACAGCAGCATCTTCGCACAATTTTTATATGGGGATAAGTGTGCGCCCGGTCAGTCTCGGCTCGAAGGAATATCTATATACTTTTGCTTTGGAAGCGATTTGACGAGCCCTTGTCCATCAACAAGTTGCGCAAACAACAGGAGATTATAAAAGATGAAAAAACTCAAAGTAGTTATTGGTAATTGGTCCAAGCGTTTAGTCGGCGAAGCTGTTTCTAGCAAAAAGACGGTAGTTGCTGCCACAGGCATTTATTTTATGGCGGCTCTCTACCCGATTCTCGCTTTCAGTTTGATTGTTGTCTGGATGGTTTGTCAAACTCTTGTTGATATTGCGAAAATGAAGTATGGACAAGATCAGTAAAGTCTTAGATATAGCAGTTGATAGGATGATAAAAGAAGAGGCATTTTTGTTTGGTTTTATTCATGAGTTAAATGTGCATGGCGTAGTCAGGAAGGAGAAAAAAGATGGCAGAAAAGAATTACGAAAAATTATTAAAACTACAGAAACTGGTGACAGAAAGACCTACGCATGATACGTATTGGGAAGTTAAACTTAAGTCTGGTCATCAAGTTTTTGATTATATAGATTCAAAAGAAAAAGCGGCTTGGCTTAGGCTCGCAGATTACATTAAAAACAGCGGCGATTCCATAGTTGGGATGAGCTTTCGGTTAAAAAAGAAAGTGACAACCCTCCCGGATAATGGTGCCGCTTATTTTTTTATTAACAAGCTCATATCTCCTGGCCTAAAAAATACCTTCCATTTTTATGGTGTCGGGTCAACAAAAGATAGAGATTTCCTTCGTATTATGATAACGTTTGTTTGCGAGAACGGTTCGTCATATAGGGAAAATAGAGCAAGGGAAAAATGCGGTTTCGGTCTTATTTTCAACCCGGTGGAGTAAAATATGGCTGTCCCTACCAAATACAATCTTGATAGCACAGGGCATTTGTGGGGCAACTCTAATGTCGGGGCTATCGATATGAGTCTTGGTCTCAATAGTACTCCAAGCTCTATTAATATCACTTTGTATGATAGCGATAAGGCTGGCGAGGTTTTTGAAAAACCATCTGCGGGTTCTAATGTTTCCTTAAAATGGAATGGCCTTACTTTTTATGGAATGCTTACAGACTACCAAAAAAGCACTGGTATGGGCGGCATGCCATATAAGGTTATTCTCAATGACGCTCGTGAATTGATGCGACACATCGTTCTTGTCCTTGAGCAAAATGGCAACATGTTTCTAAAGGAATCTATACGCACAGCTGTTTCTGAGCAGCTCGTCAAGTCTTACGATCCCGCGAGTGAAGACTATGAGAATGAGCTTAATTCCATTACAGAGGAATTTGAAGAATTGTTCCCCGGAATATCGTTCGATTCTTATCCTTTACAGCTGGTTTATGTAGGAAGTAAGTGGTGGAATAAAATTAAAGCTAAAATTAACAACATGACTGTTTATGTTAATCAGACACCACTCAAGTTTATTTTGTCTGATGAAGACTGGCCGTCTACTTTGATTTATGATTATTTTGAAATAAACTCGCCGTCTATTACTTTGTGCGACTTATTTGACGATTTATCTAGGCGTTGTGGGTTTGATTGGTATATAGACAGTTCTGTAGATTATGTCGCTGGAACAGCCATACCTATTAGAAATATTGACAGAAGGCAGGCTCCTACACAACTTACATACACAACTTCGTCTGGAGGCATCGTTGTATCACCGAGCCCTGCCGTTACTGGTAGTATCGAATCTTTTGATGAAGGTGAGACATTTATCAATGAAGGCACCGGCATGGTATTATTTGGTGGTAGACAGCGCAACATTTCTAAATTAATATTGAAGGGCCATTTGTATGACATATTGACTCCGGGCGGCGTAGGTGGTATTTATGCTGATAGTCAAGTCGGGGTTTCGGCATTGCTCGCACTGCCGGGAGTCAAAATGGTGCTTGAGGAAGAAAATCATAAGGCGGTTAGAGCACTATTAGCGAAATTTGCAGTCAATCTGTCTTATCTTACGGACACAGATGCTGACTCGTATGATAATTTAAAAGGGTTTTATTTACCCAGCATGGCCGAATTGCAGGCCGCGTTATCTTCGGAGAATACGTGGGTCCAATATGTGATATCACATAGTGCTGCGTTCCAGGCCGCCTTCCCTACCGCCTATTTTCTGTATCAAAAAACTGGATGTGCCACATTAACTTTGGCAGTAGCCCTCAAGAGGATTAACAGAAGCATTATGCCAGTGACACATTCATATAAGCAGCATGGCATAATGAATGAGGATGAAAAAACATTATATCCCGGTTACAAATATTGGATTTTATATTTCGATAAGGATTTGAATCAAACCACGCTTTATAAGGCTGAAAATAATCCGGGAGCATCCAGTAAAATTCAATACACCGACTATACACTACCCACAGACGCTGTTGTTATTGGTTCGGCGGCAGGCTATTATCCATTTAAAGATTTAGCTAAGGCAGAAGGCAGATTATTGCTCACTGACGCACAAGTCAATTTACTTGAACATAGGGATATGCCGTTCCTTTCTCTTATTTGTGATGAAGTTCGTAGTCTTGCTGAACAATATGCGGAAACGGCATTTGCTATTGACCCAAGCGAGTCCAGCGTAATGGGTCTTGGCATGGAAACATTCTTTAATGGTGATTTTCTCGGCTCCACAATGTATACAAAACCAGCATCTGTCACTATGAGACCGGCGGTGCAAAATAAAAAGCTGATTAGGGATTCTGGTTGGTGGAGAAAGAATGCGGTGAGTTCAGATTATAATATGACAGGGAATACTATTGAATGGTTGCATTTTTCAGAGCCTACAGACAGCAATACATATAGTCCAGATTTGAATAATCGTATTTGTCAATATTTTGAAGATAGTTCTGGTATGTTGCCATCATTAGCTGTTCATAAGGATGTTGATCTCGGAGCTATAGAAGAGGTGCAGTCGGACGTCCAATATATACACAATATTAACACAGAGCGTAGCGTTGCGTATAAGGCATATGAATTTGATACTATTGCGGTTCCGAACGATGTCAAGGCTCAATTTTTCGATTGGGATCGTAATTTTATGTTTATTGGTGAGGTCGGGTCTAATTCTGTCGAAAGAAACAAGCGTACTGTTTATTGGATAGGTCAGAAAAAGAGTATTGGAGATATCGCAGAAAGTCAGTACCAAATTCATTCGTCAATGTCAGAGTCTGTTATTTACTCTTTTGATCTTAATAGCGAGAGCCCGGAGTGGGTATTTGTTAAGGATTTTGAGGCATCTGTGGCTAAAATGACTCTTTCTCAAATCAATCAACTTGTAAAGATACAGGGCAAATTTTCTAGGCCCGACAAAGGAGCATTGACTGAGGCGCAAGTCACTTTTTATGGCGATATATATTGTAGAGCGTCTGTGGCTGCTCCATTCTTTATCCTTCTTGTAGACAAGCCTGTTACTCCAAAGTCCAATGTTTCTAATATGAAATATGCCGATTTGTTTGCAATAGCCGCCGGGCTTGACGCAGGAGATATTGCCAACGTATTAACAAAGAGAGGGCGTATTGATGACAGGGTCGTTATGGATGCGGCCAATATAGACAAGCAGAGAAAATTGGCAGACACAGAATTAATGAGTGTACTCGCGGAGATGTGCAAGGGTGTAGATAAATCGCTTGTCCCAGACTATATATATCTTCCTGTTGAGCTGCCGACAAAATATGGCCCATATGTAACTACAGGACTTGGCACGCAGCCCAATGGCACCGTAGATTATGTGGCTGACGATAGCTTTGTTCCGGATAATTACGGCAGTGAAACGGCCCTTAGTATAATTATGAAGGAAAAGGCCGACTCCGTGGCATTTCAAGATAAGATTCAATATTCATATACTATCAAAGTCGCCGGTACTCCCGAACTTAGTCTGGGTGCCAAATTTGCGAATAATGCGCTCAATTCAAACATCACTGGCATGAGCGTCAGTGTCGGTGAAGATGGCTGGCGGACCACATACACTATTGAGAGCAGGAAGCGTCAACATAGCGCATTCAGTGATTCGACTGTAGAAAAAGCAAATGTTATTAGTGGTTTGTTGACAGACGCCGAACGTCAGGTCGCGCAGATGAAGACACTGAAAGAATTTAATCGTGTCAAGCAACGCATTCAGCAAAATGACGCAATGAATCGAGTGCGTGAGGAAGATAAGAGGCAACAGTTTATTGATAAATTATTCAAGATCAAAAATGGGTTTACTGCCAAAAACATTCAAATAGAGGCTTAATATGGGCGCAAATATATTTGATGAAACGATCCAATTAGAAGATAGCGCTTATACGAAACATGGCGGCGATACCATTATGGGTTCTGACATAGGAGATGAAGTCGCAAATGACGACTGTTATTTATCCACTTATCACATGTCTTTGTCTGATTTTTTTGTGCCATTCAAGGGAGAGGATATTGTAACAGCGTATGATGCAAGCACAAGCACTGAATATGAGACATATGCTGATATTACTCCGGTAGCTCCGGGCGATGTAACCGACCCCTCAGTCAAAGATTTATTGCCATTTGGAAGACACGACCATAATAGTGATGGTCACATTACAGTCAAATCAACTACTTATGGATTATTAAATAATACAGGCGGGAAGGCTCCTCATGGCGACTTTGACATAATGACCGTCAGGGGTATTGCCCTGCGCGTTCCATTAATGGTTGCCGGATGGGGCTGGACGAATAATGGGGCCAGTACATTCAGCACATACGATGAAAAATTACCCGGTTCTGCCGGTTGGAAAATAGCACCATTAGACCTTAGATTTAATGAGGAAAGATGGGTGTGGGAGGCTGGAGGAGCAAATTCGCTAACAGATCATTATCATCTCAAGGCGACTGATGGTGGAGCTGCCTATTCCGTCTTGTACCCTGCAGCCTCTGGAGAAGTTTCTGAGTCTGAGATTGTTCATATTATCCCTGCTGATTTGGTGGAATAATGGCTATTAGCAAAGGCCCCACCGTAAAACCCCTCGATTTAATTCCGTCATTTTCATATTATCCAGATCGAATTTCGCCTTTCAGGAAACATAAGAAATATTTGTGGCACCCGATGTATGACGAAAAATCAGATATACTTATTGGTTACATTCCCTATTTGGCGGATTTTATCAATCATTTTATATCTAATTATCCATCTATTTATAAACCATATACTGATTTGTATGGCGGCTATCCTTCTGGGTCTCATAAACATGTCCACGGTTTTGATTCTACTGGGAAACTTTATGCTGCTGGCGAGTGCTATATCGGCAAATGCACATTTGACGGAGCGTCTTCTGCTTGGGTTACTAAGGTGGGTAGTAGTATAGGAACCATAGCATTTGATGAAAGCGAATGGATCAAGGATGGAATCCCTTCTATCCCTAATTTTACGGCTACCGTCACATCTGTTGTTGGGGCTGCAATCGCTGTTACAATTGATTCGACTGTGTATAACACTACACTGTCTGGCAGTTTTACTTACGGCACGTATTTCACAATTCCGATTAGCGCTTCTGCAATCGTCGGTAATTCGGCAACTGTTACCATTAATCCAATAGCGTCTGCATTCCCTGGGGGGGGTAAGAAAATCCCAGCCTATAATGCGCTGAAAAACGATTTAACCAAATTTGCTCCGACATATGTTAGTGGCCCGACTTCTTTTGTTTGTAGGCCTGGACACAATATAATCAAAGTGTCTGATATTGGACCCGTTTTTAAAAATTCGTTAAATGTCAATCGCAATTTTCCATGTACATATTTTTACGCATATACTTCCGGGGCGGTTTTTCTTGGCGAATTTGATGCAATAAAATCGCATGTTACTCATTATACAGGACTATTGCAAGGAGCATTTGGGAATGAAGACACCTATCCTGTTGTAAGTTATTCAAAATATGGCGAACGAGATTGGTTAACATATTCCTTTGACGAGAAAAAGTTCAAAGATTTGTTGCAAAGTCAGTATGCAAAAAAATATATAGATATGAGTTTTGACGACGCCAAGAAATATTCTTCTTTTGGCGATACTCAAACAATGTCGATCCAATTCCCCAGATACGACGCCACTGGAAAATTGTTAAACAATCCAATTTTTGACGCTACCGGCAAGCAGATCGGTGGTGTTAGTCTTGTAAAAAATCAACCATTGTATGATGCCGCATTGATTAGCCAGAGAGAATTTTTGTCGATTGTTGTTGACGACGAGATAAAACAATTAGACGTTTCGTTGTCTATAATTAAAGGCGAAGCGGTCTATAGTAATAATGGACAAAAATTGGCGATTGAGCCAGACCATTTGTTGTATAACCCCAGGACAACCAGCATTTGGGCAAATGATTCGAACTCTGTATTTAGGACAGAGGCGTTTTTGGGTATTAAGGATGGATATGTCCATTCTTTAAGTGGCTCTACGGCTACTGGACTACCGAGAGCTGTGTTATCTAACAACAAAAAATTTGTCATGTCTTATTTAGGGGCCGTTTCTTATAAGTATGCCGATCCTAGTGTTTTCAATAAAATCTCAGATATTGTAGATTATTTAGACACATGCATAACTGTTGTTGGTTGGGATCTAACATATGACGAGGTCGGTAGCATAGTTTACTGTATATTAAAACCTGACGGACTTTATTTTCCATTGCCGTCCAACTTGGTTATAGACAAGCAATTTGGACACCCCAAAGTTACAATAAGCGCGTCTTCATCGTTCCCTCATATATTCTCTTATTCTTACTCAACATCCGGGACACCATACGAAACTGAATGGAAAGTTATAGGAGATATTTCTTATAGCAAGATAGAATTGACGGATGGAGAGACTGTTGCTAAAAATATCTTTTTATCTCAACAACTGACGAGTCCGGCATATTTTGTTGCTGTAATAACCGAGGGGCATTTGCTAGTTTATATAACTTCGCAGGTCAATCAAACAGAAAATTTTTTGGATGCATTTGGGGTGCCCAAAAAAATTGGAGTTTCGTCGCCTACCGCTACACATAATTTCTCTATAAAAATACCAGATACGCTTGCTGGATTTAATACGATAAGAACGGCTAAGCTTAGAACCACGGCAGATCAATATAGTGGTAAATTAATGGGTTTCCCTAGTGTTGCTGTTTACGATGACAAACTAAGACTCTTTAATTTATCATACAATTTTAAGTCTGTCACTATTGATAGAAATTGTTACATAAGAATTGTCCCTATAATGTCAAACCTTTTTTCCGGGAATTTGCTAAACCAAGCATCTGAAGAGAGCCGAAGTTTCAACAAATATTTTGTCAATCCGTATAAAATCTTAGATGCAAGGAAGCTGCTTGCTGCCGAATCTGCTTTGGATTCTAACAATATTTTCTCTCTTGGTATAAAGAAAGGTTTTGATATAGACAGCCATACAAATTCGGTTATTTATAGAACACGCATAGAAGAAGAGGCAGAAGATGGGACCGTTTTTGATATTATTAATTATCAGCAACAAACAAAAAAAACGTACAATATAGATTCTGCGATATCTATTGTGTATGATCATATAGTATTGCTCGGCAATTATATTTATTTTTCGCCAACTTGGTCTTCTGGAATATTGACAGATGCTCAACCTTGGACCGTAGGTAATAGTTTGACCAATATTCTTACAACTTCTTGGGACATAGACAACGGAAAGTTTTATGCATATATCTTACGTGGTAGCGCATTTCTACAATCTGGGGGAGAATATGTTAATTTCCAAATAACTGCTGTGTCTACTCAATATTTGAAATGCAACCCTCAAGGTGCTTATGATGTTTCTATTTTACAAGCCGGGGATAAAATTGCCATATTTAAAAAACAGCAAGTTTTACCAGAAGAAACAAATGCTGTTAAACTCCCATCTTATACCCGCTCCATAACAGAAGACGACACTTATTTTTATATATTATATCGACCAGCTATTGGTTTGAATCAGGCAAGAGTAAAGATTGTTACAAAATCAAAATTTATCAATGGCGACACTGATTATCTTTATGCTGATATAGATATTAGTAGTCATGCATCGGCGACCGCATGGGCCTTATTTAACTCGTTTGTTTATGATGAGGCCAATGATTGTTTGTGGCTCGGCTTTGATAGTAATGCTACAGGTCATTACACATTATTAAAACTCGACAAGTCTACCCTGGCGATATTGGCTACTATAGTCAACCAAGATCTTGCTGGTCTATTAAAATTTCTCCCTATTTTTACAGATGATAGCGGTTACGTGTATTTTATGAAGAAGAAGTATGATGCTTCTACTGGTAGCGATTCCGGGGTATACAACGATTACTTGGTATCCGAATCGGAATCATATTTGGTTGCCGGGGCAGGGGTGCCAGGACTAACTATCTCATATTTGTTGGGATATAGTGGGATAGATTATGACGAAACGACTGCCGAATATGAAGAAATAGCCGTTTCTGGAGGAATAGCAAGAGACGTTGTTGACAATCCCCCTCTTTATACCGAAGAATCTACTGATTATTTCCATTTTTATTTTACAACAAAAAATCCTTCTTCGGCTTTGTATAATTACTACAGGGTTCGTTGGGCGTTGCCTCAACAGTCGGTGTTTAATAGGAAGCCGCACATCGAGTTTGTAAAAGCGTTGCTTTCTGATGGCTCTTTGGGCAATTGGCCAGACTCATTGAACGATTATCCTTACTCTAACAGCGTTGTTTCTAATGTTGTTACTTTAAATAGTCAATATAACGGAAGTGCTGGCTATATCAGCCCATACATTGTTTGTGACTTGTCTTTTGTTGTAGACCCTATATCTAAAGTTTCTGCCATTTATAATGGGGAAACAACAAAGGATTATATGACCGATTTTGATACAACTGGGAAATACGTATATGCACCATCTTATTACGGTAGTGTTGTTGGACCTCTAGGGCACAAGATGGTTTATGTGAGTACGGCGAATTTGGAGATAAACAATGCCGTAACCAAAGTGTATGGTCAAACACTCTATAGCAGTTCAGCTCATTCGTTCGCATACGGTAGCTCGCCTTTGGTTTGGTACAATCTGGCTCCTACATCTTTTAATAGTGCTGCGCTGGTAGTTGATTGGGCACAAACACTCTCTACCGTTGACACTGTCAACAAAACAATAACGATAGTTCTGCACAAAGCCGTCACTACTTACGTCCCAGTTTCATATCATCCTTATTGGACCATCTCTGGTGTTGTAGATTCTTATATTAATTATGCTACAATACCGCTTGAGGAATCTGATATGGGGAATAATGCCTTATTATATCTTGTAGACTCTTATTTGAATTCGGTAATGCCTGCTGGCTACTGGTATGGTGGCATTTAATTTCCATTTTTCAACAGTAAAATCCTTCAATTTATATCTATATACATAGAACTGGTTGATGCTATAGAATCATTTTTTATGAGAGTAGCCATGAAAGACCCAATTTTTAAGTTCAAGAAGACAATGACTGGCGATGAAGAAACTATCACAATAAACATAACCCTATCTATATCAGCTATTTCGGTAGTTTTTGGCATGTCGCTTTTGGCCATTTTATTGACATCAATTTTTACTTCAAATTCTTGTCAGTCAACAACTAATGGGGCAATTATAGTTAAGCAGACAGAGGCGATGTAGCATATGTCGAAAATAGAGAGAAATAGACATCTGACTTATCTTGTTCTTGTGAATAGACGCGGCATTAGTGCACTTCCCAAGGACTTTCATAAGCTTCCGTTATTTAAGCGTCAATATAAGCAAATAATGACAGTAATAGGCGTAGTTACGCGTAGCCAGTACAAGGGCACTCCCTATCACGAAGAAGCGTTAAAACGGGCCATAATCAACAATAAACTGTGTCTTTGGAAGGGGTTTAAGGAGATAGGGCTGTTTCATTGGATGGTGCAAAAGGAGCATGACCAAATAGACAAGGAGAATTTGCCAAAAGACTCTGGAGAAAAGATCAATATTGAACCAGTTAAGCCACAAGACATTAGAACGGAAATTGAAAAGTCAACAGCAAAAAAGCAAACTTTTAATCTATTTGAGTGTGAACAAACTATATTAGGGGAACAAAATGCCAAAGCGCGGAAGACCTAAAAAGATAGAGAAGAGCCCAGAAGTTGTAGAAACAAGTCCTGTAGAACAGACAGAAGTTGTTACTCCACAAAATGTTACGCCATGTTCCAAAGAAACAAAGAAGCAGACAGATGCTATAGAGTCGAAAATAAAGAATGATTTTGGCAATGTACTTGTCAGCTTCAGGGAGTATGCGGAACGGCCAGACTATATCATCAGAACAATTCCTGCCGCCGACATACTTCTGAATGGTGGGCTAAGAACTGGTCGCCATATGCTTATTAGTGGTAAGCCGTCTGTTGGCAAGACTACACTCAGTCTGTATTTCGCCAAAAAAGCATACGAGCAATACGGTTGCCCTATTTATTACTTTAAGGTTGAAGGCCGGTTAGATAAAGGTCTTGTTAAGTCAATTGGCATTACAGAGGATTATAAGTTCAGTATTATAGAAAGTACACAGGATCGCATTTTATTTTCCAAAGATTATTTACAGATGCTTATTGATATGATGAAGGGGATTAGGTCTGGATTCTACATTTTCGATTCGCTGTCAATGCTACTCCCGCAAGACGAGTACGAAGGCGGAATGAGTGGCTCCACTATGATGCAACTTGGAAGAGATGCCGCCAAATTTTTCCGTACTGCTTGCAATCTAGTTTACCCGACAAATTCGACCATTATTTTTATTGTTCACGAAATGGCAATCAGATCGACTGGGATGCCGGGAGCACCTACTTCTGGCGAGGGTGGCGGCAATGCTGTTAAGTTTGAAAATGATTTGCATTTAAGTTGTTGGACTGGCGACAAGTATAAGGATAGCGAGACTGGGTACGTTTTCGGACATGATATTCATGCAAAAATAAAGAAAATTTCTTGGGCCTCTACCATGTGGAGTGAGTTTGTAGTGCCTATCCGTTACGGCAAAGGTATTGATGAAGAGCGGTCTATTCTTGATAGTGCACAGCAATTTGGCATCATCAATAGAAGCGGAGCCAGCTACAGCTATAATGGTGAAAAGCTTGGTCATGGATTGGAAAATACTATAAATGTTTTAAGAGAAAATACAAAAATACGCGACGGTATTAAAGAGAAAATTTCAGCAATGGCATTCGGATAATGGTCAACGAAAACCCGTTTATATTCAATAGAAAGAAGTATGATAGTGTAATAGTTGGTGTGTGCAAGTATTGTAATAGGAGGACATATACAGCAACTGAAATTTGCAAACGCTGTTTTGTTGAGTTTGCGTTGGAAGGAAAATATGCAGTGGACCACCGAGAGAGGCCAGCGAATAAATCTGAAACTGACCAAACATAGCATACATAGGAGCAATAGACAGGACAATATTCTTGCGAAACTTAAGAAACTTTTTCCGTATGATATATTTTATGAAGAAGTAAGAATTCCAGAGACTAGATTGTCTATAGATATATTGTCTCCTTCTTTGCGTGTGGCTGTTGAGGTGGATTCGGAACTCCATGAAAAGTACAACAAACATTACCACAAAGACTATCATTCTTTTTTGCGAGTGTATAAAAACGATACGCTTAAAAATAAATTATGCGCCATCAATGGGTTAAAATTAATTAGACTTGATAGGGACGAATATTCTAACGACCAGCTTGCTTCATTAATTTTAATAAAGGAACAGAAGCATGAGCATACAGTCTGACGAAATTGTTGCAAGATGGAGTGCATTTATAGAGCTTATTGATAATGTGAAGAATTGTAAGAGCAAGGATAAGTGCAAGTTGTGTGGGAATATGGTGTTCGGTACTGGTCCGTTAAATGCGGAGCTTGTTATTGTTGGAGAAGCAGCGGGGGAAACCGAAGAAATTCTTGGTATCCCGTTCGTTGGTCTTGCCGGTCTTATGTTGACAAAGATGTTGGCGGCGATAGGTATAGATAGAACGTCTGTTTATATCTGTAATACTGTCAAGGGGCGACCACCAGAGGACAGAAAGCCAACCTCCGAAGAACTATCTTCATGCAGACATTTCCTCATTGACCAAATAGCCATTGTCAGGCCGAAGGTTATTCTTTGTCTTGGAGAAACTGCGGCACAAGCAATCTTGAGTTGTCAGGAAAAAGTGACAGCGTTGCGCGGAAAGGTTATTGACTGGAGCGAGAATGCTAAGACGAAAGTGATTGTCACATATCATCCTATTTATTTATGCAAGAAGCCGTCTGCCAAGGGCGAGGCAATGAAAGACTTACTCCTTCTCAAATCTGTTCTTGATCAATTGAACCAGGCCCCTGTTGTTAATGAAACTGTCGCTGTAGAGGCTGTTACCACTTGTGATACATGTGCAGGGAGAACTGTTAAAATTCGCGGATTGTACCCAAAAGATCCAGAGGTGGAAGTCTGTCCTACGTGTATGAGAGATCGCATTCATCGTACTGTTAGTATGTTGGTGCCGTTAAAGGTGCAAACGAAGGTCATTAATGTTTAAAGACGATATTATTCGTTTCCGTATTTGGAACAAGGATTCCAACTATATTAACTATAAAGATTTACGTTTTTCAATGGGAATTAATGATGAAATTATAAATTTTCGAAAATGGGGGTTCAAGTTTAAGACAATTGAAAACGTGTATGAAGGAGCGAATAATGGCTGAACATAAAAGTCCAAAAGAATTACTTGAAATGTTAAATCTTGATAATGTAGCTACAGACGAAAGGGCTGCAGAGATTTTAAAGGCAAAGGCCGACGAAATTGAGCGTTGGAGCATTGAAGACTTGGGCATAGCTTCAGCTGTTATCTGCCGCCATGCTCTTGTGGTTAAATTGGAACACAATAAGTCGATGGCTAGGCGCGATTATTTTATATATAAAAAAGAGCGATCTAAGGTTTCTGGATTAGATGACGAAGTAGACTCCTTCAGTCTCAAGATTACTGAGGAAAGCCAAAAGCGCACATTGCTTTATAATATGTCAGAGCATCTTCTTGAATACGCCAACGTTCTTAAAAAGCTGTATGACCGCAAGTCTTATGAACATTCTATGCACAATAGGGTGCAATCGTGACTAAATTTTACTATAGCGTAGTTATGAGCGGAGTAACAATAGGTGTTCTATTCTGCTCGGCCTGTTATCTTTTATTTAATTCCAAGCATCCATATTCAACACATTCTGCAATTATATGTATTTTAGTAGGCATTTTGCAATGCTTCAAGGTTTTCAGAGAGGCCATAACCATATGCGCGTTTGAAAATGTTGTAGATCAAAATAAAAACAAAAATATTGCAGCGCGTGCATTGTGTAATATTGAAAAAATAGCCATTAATATTAGTGGAAATATAGACGACAGTTGGCAAACGTTTGACCTTGTTAATGACGCTGAAGAGCTTGCTAATTGGCACCCCATCATTCTGAAAGAAATAGCGTCTAATCCTAAGAAATTCTTCAAAAATGCTATTGTAACAATGTCGTTGGTGAAAAAGTTTGAGCATTTGGAAAATAACGGCGGAACTAAAAATGGTGAAATATGATTGCAGGGAAGACTATTTGTATTGTTGGGCTTGGATACGTTGGACTTCCGTTGGCTTTGGCGTTCGGCAAACACATTAAAACCATAGGATTTGATGTTTCCGAATCCAAGATTGCTTTTTATAAAAGTGCTATTGATCCTACAGGGGAAGTTGACGCAAAAGCATTTAAAGATTCTGTTAATTCAACTTTTACTACAGACGAACGAAGAATAGGCGATGCCGACTTTATTGTTGTCGCTGTACCGACACCTGCAGATGGCGTCAATCCTCCAGATTTAAGTTATGTTGAGAAGGCGACAGCGGCTGTTGGCAGGAATATGAAGGCCGGGGCTATTGTTATTTATGAATCTACTGTTTATCCGGGAGTTACGGACGATATATGTGCGCCCATTTTAGAAAAAGAATCCAAAATGAGACGTGGGTCTGGATTCAAGCTTGGATATTCTCCAGAACGCATCAATCCCGGCGATAAGAATCATTCATTGGAAAACGTTGTTAAGATTGTTAGTGGAGAAGATCAAGAAACCCTTAATACTATTGCTTCACTCTATTCTTTGGTGGTTAGGGCGGGAGTGTATAAGGCGCCAAGCATAAAAATTGCAGAAGCCGCCAAGGTTATTGAAAATATACAGCGAGATATTAACATTGCACTTATGAATGAATTATCTATTATTTTCCATAGAATTGGAATAGATACTGTGGATGTGCTTGAAGCCGCAGGGACCAAATGGAACTTTTTGCCATTCCGTCCGGGCTATGTTGGCGGTCATTGCATAAGTCAAGATCCTTACTATCTCTCCTATAAGTCTAAATCGCTAGGATATTACCCACACATTATTCTTGCAGGGAGACGTATCAATAATGGAATGGGAAAATATATAGCTGAACAAACAGTCAAGAGAATGATTGAGTTTAATCGGAATATAAAAGGGGGAAGGGTTCTTGTTTTAGGCATAACATTTAAAGAAAACTGTAAAGACTTAAGAAATTCTAAGGTATATGACACGATAAAAGAGCTTGAAAGTTATGGAATCGAGGTGAGTGTTTATGATCCGGTTGCCGATCCAGAGGAAGTAACAAGGGAGTATGGAATAAATGCAGTATCGTTGGACACTGTTAAAAATATTGAGGCCGTCATAGCGGCAGTTTCTCATAAAGAAATTATCAATATAAATCTTTGTGAACTACGCAAAAGGGCTATCGGCATTATTCCATTCATAGATGTAAAATCTTGTTTTGATAGGGAAAAGTTGGGGTCACTCGGCTTTGACGTTTGGAGATTATAATGGATGAAATTGACGGATACAAATATAGAATCTGTATTTGTTGGAGGGTGGCGGCTGGATGCAGTCATGCTTGTATTGAGCTATGCAGCGATAAGCAAAGAGAGGCATGTAAAGAGGCACAGAAGGCTGACAATAATGCTATCGGCATGGATAAACCAAGGGAGGAGCTATGACACCATTACAGAAGATAGAATCGGGTATTGTGGATGGCAATATGTTTCTTGTAGCAGAAGGGTACTCCGATTTGACCGGGGATAAAATTGAAGTCAGGGATACAATGACCACATCTGATAACAGCGCTTTTAAGCAAATTCTTTCTGTTATAAACGACTATAATGGCGGAAAGCTTATACAATTGACTATCGGAAGTGCCCCAGGGAACCAAGATACAGAAGGCATTAAACCTCCAGCGAAGCGTGGTCGTCCACCTAAGAACAAGGCTATAACTGCTGTTGCGTTGAACGAAACTGCTTCAAATGCAAATAGCGGCATTGTTGTAGCGCAAGATCAACCTGCGCCAGTTGCTAACAACGACAAGCCCAAGACTGTAGGTGATGTTTTGGATAAGCTCGACTTTAAGGGAGTGTCTAGCACGGAGCCACGTCCGCCTCCACGATACCCAAAGACCCAATGCAACATTTGCGAACAGATGTTTGAAAACAAATATAGCTCTGCGAGTTGCCCTTCTTGTCTCCAGGGTAGGGGGAAGAGGTCATGAAGTTTAAGTACCTTGATTTAACAGATATGGAGCTTGAAAAAGCATTTTTGGGTTGTTGTGCTAAACGCCCAGATTTGATTTTTGATGTGGAAGGAATCATCAGGCCGGAAGATTTAACAGAAGCAAATTCGGTCATATTCGGCATAATGCATACGCTTGTTGTTGATAAAGAGTACAAGAAAATAGATTCTGTAAGCATTATTAATTATGCGAAAGAGGCAAAGCTTAGAGACTCCATTGGTGAAACGAAGTATGTTAGCGAAATTTGTTCGTCTGATGTTGAACCAAGTAATTGCATGAAGTATGCCGTAAAAATAAAGCAGTTGAGCGCCAAGCGTATTTTGAAGGAAAAGTTGGAAGGCGCTGCAGCAACTATCTTAAATGATGAAACTACTGTTTTATCTACGCTTGGCAATGTAGAAAAAGAGATTTTTGATTTTACCTCAATCATTAGTAGTGAGAACAAGATAAAGAAACTTGGTGCTGGAGCTTTAGAACTTATCACAAAACTGGCAAATGAAAAGAGGGAGACTATAGGTTTGCCAACATCGTTTAAGTTACTTGACAAAGCCGTTGGTGGTTTGTTTAGGAGGCCATCTGTAAACGTTTTCGCTAGTAGGTCGAAGGGAGGTAAGTCGTTTGCTGCTATGAACTTATGTCACGATCAAGCCAAAAGAAATGTACCAGTCCTCCTCCTTGACAGCGAATTGTCCGAAGAGGACCAACAAATTCGACTTGTTAGTTTGGAATCTGCCGTTCCTTCTTATCAATTGGAGACAGGCCGTTGGTGCGGAGAAGTTGCATATAAGGATATGGCTATTGATTCGGCAAAAGCTTTAGCAGAACTTCCTCTGTATCGTGTCGGCATTAGTGGAGAACCTATTGACGCCGCACTATCTTATATTCGCCAATTCTTAAACAGGATTGTTGGTAGGCGCCCTGATGGCCAATATAACGATTGTGTCATCTTTTACGACTATCTTAAAATAACCGATGTGAAAGACATAACCAAGAGTGTAGAAGAGCATCAGGCCATTGGCTTCATGATGCAGAAGTTGAGAAATTTGGCATTAAGATATAACGTATCTATTAACGTCATGGTTCAAAGTAATCGTGCCGGACTCAAGAATTTTGACGAAGGGTCAGTCGCTCTTAGCGATAGACTTTCATGGTTGTGCACGAGTCTTTCCATGCTTGTCAAAAAGAGTCCAGAGGAAATCAGTCAATATGGGGCACAGCTTGGCCACAGGAAAATGTACGTTATACTATCCCACCACGGCGAAGGTCTTGAGCCGGGAGATTTCATCCATCTCAAGGACGATTTGAGACGTGCTAAAATCGAAGAGATAAAGCTTGAGAGTGAAGTCCAGCAAAATGTCAAAAAAATGATAGATGAAAAAGAAAATTCAAGAGCTAAAAATAAACAACGAGCCAAGAGTGTTAACGAACAATCTACTAAGGAGTTTATTGATGAAGACCTTGCCAATAGATCTCTCGGAAGCATCGTTGAAGAAGCTGAAGAGCGCTAAATCTAAGCAGTGCAAAATGTTTAAGTATTACGGGTTTTTATTGTCTAACGAACTTGACAATTCAAAAATAGCAGAGTTGTTGGCTACTCGTGAAATAATAGACGGTGACATCAAAGATATAGATGCGGAACTTTTGAAAAGATAAAAGATGGTTATGGTTGACAATAGTCGCACAAAACGGCTTATTGGATATGCCACAGACAATATAACCGTTGTTATGGATTCTTTGGGCATAGACTATGCAGATCGTGGAACGTATTATAATAGCAGTTGTTATGTGCATGGCGGCGATAATGGAACCGCCTTTAGTTGGTCTAAGGATTTTGGGTGTTGGAAATGTTTTACGCACGGGTGCGATGATGAATTCGGGCATAACGTTGTTGGTCTTGTTGCCGGCGTTAATAAAGCGGGAAGAGATTCGGCTATTGGGTTTTTATACAAATTGTTTTCTGACGAATCGGGGGAGTTGTCTGTACCTAAAGATTATGTCGGCATTAAAAGAGACAGGGCATTTTGTCAAACTAATCTTTTTTTAAATGTAGAAGACTTGAATTCTTTGACACATTCTATCTATTTTGAACATCGTGGGTTTCATAGTGATGTTTTGGCCAAATACAGAGTGGGCGAATGTCGGGCTGGATGGAAAGGCGGACTCAATGGGACTACGAAAACTGCTAACGGCGAAGATTGGCATGGGCTATACAGACCTAGGGCTGTTATTCCTATATTTGATATTGATAATAATTTTGTTGGATGGAATGCGCGTACATTAGGAGGGGAAAAAACAAAGTGGCTCCCTCCTCCTGGATTTAAGCGCAACTTGAATTTATTCAATATTAATTATGCAAAGGATGCGATTAAGGAAACTGGGATAGCGATACTATGCGAGGGTTGTCTCGATGTGCTCAAATTGGTCCAAAATGGTTTTGCAAATGTCGTTGGTCTTTTTGGTGTATCTATGTCTGAGGCACAGCGCAACTTGCTTATTAAATGTGGCGCAAATGCTATAATAGTAGCGCTTGATAATGACGAGAATAGGGCCGGGAATTTTGGTGCTGAACGAATAATGTCACGAAATTCGACCTATTTTGATGTCACGAATTTGACAAATTACTTGCCTAAAAAAGATTTTGGCGAGATGACCGACTTTGAAACCAGGTCTTTTTATTATTATAAGATTAAACCGGCTATGGAGAAAATTGATGGAAGACAACAAGCTAAACAAATGTAGGCCATTTATTGTCGGCGTGTCTGGAAAGAAGAGGTCCGGCAAGTCAACGTTTGCTGACATGATTGTTGATGAGTGTGCTAAAAAAGATCTTTGTTGTGTCCGCATGTCATTTGCCGATATGCTCAAGGAAACTATTCAAGGCGTTTTTGGTATTAATGAAGAGTTGCTCTGGGGCGATGATGACAAGAAATCTCTTTTGTGTAATGTTGTGTGGTCTGACAATATCAAAAAGATGTTCCCAAAATATAAAAATAAACATAGCAATATGACAGTGCGTGAACTTCTTCAATTTTTAGGCACAGATGTATTCAGATTGCTATTTGGAGAGAATGTATGGAAAGACGCTTTATTTAGAAAGGTCGCAGAAGATAGTAGTATACAGGTGATTATTCTAGACGATTGCAGATTTAATGACGAATGCGACAAAATAATAGAACTTGAAGGAATACTCATCAGGCTTAGGCGTGGAGAGGATTCCAAGGACAGCCATGAGAGCGAAACGGCTTTGGACAATTATAATTGGAAGAATCATAGTTGTTTGGTGATTGATAAAAACGCTTCTATAGAAGAATATAAAAAGATTGCCCATAAAATAGTTGAAGATGATATCGAAAGGAAAGTCAAATGAAATGTGAGATGTTGTCGGCATCTAGAGCGGAGTTATTTAGGCGATGTATGTTTGGCTATTTCGTCAAGTATTATTATAATGGTTTGGGGCGGGACGATACTACGGCGCTGGATATAGGGACTACAGTTCATGAATGTTTCGAATATATTGGCAAGCATCAAACTGATGTGGTAGATAGAGACAGTCATAAGCCGATAGTTGATGTCAACGATCTGGTCCTAGAGATTTTCCAAACAACAGAGTATTTTACAAAAAACAAATTAGATGTTAAAGATTTGCCAAACAACCACATCTATTGCGAGTGCAACACTATAGTCAATAGGTACTTAGATAGTAAGGACTGTGTGTTGTACGACGAAATCTATATAAAAGATGGGCAACCCGTTGTGGAGCAAGAGTTTAAGTTAAAAATCGAAGGCTGTGGTCTCAACCAGCCACTGGAAATAACAGGCTTTATGGATATAGCTTTGAAGGTGAATAGCGACACCTTGATCATAAACGATTACAAGTCAAGCAAATCTGTAATGCAGTATGATGACATAATTAACAATATACAGCTCAAGATGTACTTCGTTGCCGCAAAACATATATTCCCTGAAATCAAACACTTCATTATGAGGCTTGATTACTGTAAATTGGGCAAAAATCGTATAGTTACATTCGATAGGGATTATCCATTGGAAGTAGAATTATTCGGGATTTCCAACAGCATAAAACGCCAAACCGTATCTAATATATATAGAGAGCCGGGATGGTATTGTGACCGCATGTGCATTGGAAGGGAGCATTGTTATCAGTTGTGGAATTCATTAAAGAAATCTGGTTTGATGAGGGATGAACTCTATGGAAGAGGAACGACAGTTTAAATGTAACGCTAAGCATAATTGTTGTAATTGCAAAGTTTGTGAAACTACTGTATTGGCAGGTAGAGACGGGCACCTTTACATAGACGGTGGCGGCCCTGTCTGTATTTTATGCAAGTCTTGTAGAAAGTATTATTTGAAAGACCTTGTGCAGGTGAGTAATGAAATAAAGAAGAATCTTGCGCTATTACATGTTGTTTTTGACGACGGGCTTACCTTACGACAGCTAATGCTCGGATTTAGTCAACTGGCTGTTGATTTTAACTTCATGCATTCAAATTGTCTCACAGGGATTTTCAACAAAATGTTGTCCATCCCCAAAAATGAATATAGAACAGAGATTCAGGAAAATTGCTATATAGGTTTTGATACGGAACTTGTTGTTACTAACTTAAAGAAAACAAATACATTAGATATTCATCGTTATGCTTATGTAAAATGTCTTGAGCGTTCTGTCGATACAATAGAAAATTATAAACTCACAGATATTATAGATATGAGAGTCCATCTTTCAAAGATTGCTCCTTTGGTATTTGAATACGATCAACTTGATGAAGACGGAATACCGATTAGAAAAGAAAAGATGAAAGTCACATTGTTGTGGAAAATGTTAGAGATATTGAGTGCTATAAGATTTATGTTCGTTAATCTTGAATCTCCTAATGCAGATATGATGACTGAAACAATCAGGGAATATCAAAATATGGTTTTGAAGCCGCTGATTAACAGAACAATGATGATCAATTGAGGAACTATGTCTTATATAAGTCTTCATAATCACAGCCATTACAGCATACTTGATAGCTTGATAAGAGTTGATCAACTATTGGGCATTGCAGATGAGTATAAGATGGAAGCCGTAGCAATTACAGACCACGGCAATTGTTTTGGGCATAATGAGTTTTGGAAATTGCATACTGATAAAAAGGGTAAATTCAAGAACGTCAAACCGATCTTTGGTTGCGAAATTTATGTTGAAGATGGTATAGACAAGTTGACGCATATGATCCTGTTAGCCAAAAACAACAATGGTCTGCAAAATCTTTACTCTATAGTCTCTGATTCAAATAGAAATTTCAAGAAAAATCCACGTACTACCATACCTATATTAAATCAGTATGGCAAAGATCTTATATGCATGTCTGCCTGCATTGGCGGCTATACAGCTCGTCCGTTTATTAAAAATGACGAAGCGGAAGGTATGCGCAGGATAGACGAGCTATTGAATATCTTTAAGGATGATTTCTATCTGGAAGTGCAGGACGAAAACACAAAGTATTACAATAGCAACGATTACAGCGAAGATAGCATTAGGAGCTACATGAAGGAATCTACTGCTGATTTAGATAGGCAAGAGATAGAGATGCCCGAACAAGTGCTTATAAAAAAGATATATAGAGAAATTGGGAAGCGGAAGTCCATTCCTGTTGTTTGTTCGTCTGACCCCCATTATGTCAAGCCTGGGGATGCGTTGTGCCATGACATCCTCTTATGTATCCGTTCACATTCTGTCATTACTGATGATAAGAGGACGAAAGAGAATCCAAAAGGCAGACGATTCGCTTTCCCGTGCCATAATTTTTATTTCAAAAACGAAAAATATATGTTGTCAAGATTCACGAAAGAAGAGGTTGAGAACACGCACAGAATTGCCAAAATGTGCAATGCAACCATAGAAAAGCGCAAAACATATCCTAAATATAAATTTGTTCCAAGTGGAGAAACCTCTGTATCATACACAAAGTCTCTGCTCAACTCCGGATGGAAAAGACTGAAGATCGATTTGAAGTCTAATAAAGACGAATATAAGAAAAGATTGCATCATGAGTTCGAAGTTTTGGCCAAGTATGACCTGTTGGACTATTTCCTTGTTCTTAAAGACATTGTCAATTTTTGTGAATCTAAGGATATCGATTCTGGACCGGGGCGCGGATCGGCCGCAGGGTCGTTGCTTTTGTACATTCTCGGCATCACTAAGGTCGATCCAATCAAACACGAATTAATGTTTGGCAGATTCTTTAATGAAGCCAGAATGAGCAAAGACGCCGGTTCTGGTCTCGATGTGGACATGGACTTTCAGCGCGACAGGCGGGACGAAGTTTTTGCTTATATTAAAGAAAGATTTGGACAAGATTGCGTCGCTCCAATTATGACAATAGGCACACTCGACTCCAAGTCTGCCGTTAAAGCTGTTGGCCGAGCCTTGGGCCTCAATTATGATGATGTCAACAGAATAACCAAAGAATGTTTCCCAAATCATTACGAGGATTTGGCAGACGCAATAAAACAAGAAAATAAATTGCGCCAAGAATACAAGAAAAACAAAAGACTTTTTGAGCTTGCGCGTATGGTGGAGGGTAACGCCAGCAGTCGTGGCACTCATGCTTGCGGGATTATTATTAACGATAAGCCGCTTGGTCGTGAATTCCCTCTATGTTGGGATCCAGAAAAGCAGCATCTAATTTCTGGTATTGTCGGCAAAGACATTGACGGACTGGGGTTTACAAAGATTGATATTTTAGGATTGTCTTGTCTAAGCATTATCAAAGACACCATCAAAATGATTAAGGATGATTGCCGTGGCAACTAATATAAAAAATCGGCCAATATCAAAAATAAGTTGGGAGTTCTGCTGGAATGCGGCGGAAACATTGGCTGATGACATTTCCAAGATAGAACCGGACGCTACTACTATTATTGGTATTATGCGTGGTGGTATTATTTTTTCTGCCATGCTTCAATATTATTTGGGTTTTTGTGATGTTAAATCATTTGATGTAGACGATCATAATTTGGTTATTTCCACATATGGTGACGGTTATCATGGTGGACTTGTAAGTGATGAATTTTATGGCCGCAATATTCTATTGGTTGACGATATTTCAGATACCGGGACCACATTAAATCGGGCTTCAGCTATTCTTTCACGGTACTGTACGACGATTAAAACCTGTACAATATTCATTAATAACAATACCAAGAAGTTCCCCGATTATTATTTTGGGAAAACGAATGATTGGATTTTATATCCTTGGGAGAAATAATGGATAGAGAATTGTACTACAAGGACGTTTTACTTCTTCCTAATTACTCAATTGTAGAATCGAGAAACGACATAAAAACAACGGTTTTTCTCGGTAGTATGACGTTTGAACTTCCGGTAGTCGCGGCGAATATGCGAAGTGTTATTTCTGAAGACCTTGCTGTTGAAATGGCTACAAAGAGATATTTCTATATTATGCACAGATTTGGTGTTGATAATATTAAGTTTTGCAGAATGATGGGAGAACGAAAGCTGTATACTTCTATTTCTGTTGGTGTCAACCAGGAAAGCAAGAGCATTATTAGTGAGCTTGCGGCCAAGAAAATTTATCCTTCTTATGTCTGCATTGACATTGCCCATGGATACGCCGTGAAGATGCGTGATATGATTGTTTTTATAAAACATGTATTGCCTAAATCATTTATTATTGCCGGAAATGTTTGTACGTCGAATGCCGTTACCGCTTTAGATGAATGGGGGGCCGATGCAATTAAGGTGGGCACGAGTGGAGGTAGGGTATGTTCTACGAAGACCGCTACAGGATTCGCTAGACCGCAATTTTCGGCAGTATTGGAATGCTCAAAAGCAACATCAAAGCCTGTTATCGCAGATGGAGGAGTAGCTGAAATAGGAGACATAAATAAAGCTTTGTGTGCTGGCGCAAGCATGGTAATGTGTGGGAATCTTTTTTCGTCATGTGAGGAAAGTCCGGGTGACACATTTACATTTAATGGTATTAGATACAAGTCTTTTTACGGCAGTGCGTCTGAACATATGAGCGGCAAGAAGGAATATATCGAAGGGTTCCGTATTGATCAACCAGTAAAAGGTTCTATTTGGGATGTTTATAAACGTATTAACGACGGAGTGCGTAGTGCAGTTAGTTATGCTGGCGGCACTAATCTTGGTGTTTTTAAGAATGTGAGATGGGTAACTATTTAACATGACAACACTTATTATAGATAAAACTGGAAAATATGAAACTGAATATTCCACCATTCAGTCTGATGAATTTGAAGATTTTATTGGCATTTGGATGGATGATGTTATCGTTGCCGGATGCTTCCTTTATTTTATGCGGGGGTGGAGTGAATCAAGTGTTAGAGAGTATGTGAAAGAGATGAATTGGAAAATTGAAAGTGAGGTGAAGTCATGAAAGTTTATATTGTTACTAAGGGCCATTATAGTGACTTTGACAAGGGGGGAAACAATGGATGATAATAAGATTTATAATTTTTTTGTAGTAGAAAAATATTTTCAAGAAAAGCGGTGGGACGTTTTAGCCATGCTTATTAAGGTGATTCTAAAAAAATTCAAGACAGAGGTCAATGTTTCCGCTTACTCTTATTTAAATCCAGAAGACAATTCTAATAGAGTTAATATAGATATAGAAACTGGCTCATTAAACAAAAGTGCCGAATACGAAGACGGCGATTCATCTGCTGGTTGTAATGGTCGTTTTGTTTTTTTTGATTATTATATAGGACAATTGGTTTTAGTCAAAGATTCAGATGTTACTGGAGAAATAACAGAGCTTAAGCTTAACGCTATAGATAAATATTATGGTGTAACAAGTTATAAAAATACGAATGAATTCGTCGGATTTTTTAAGAAGGAAGAAATAGAGTTAATAGAGGATGATAGTGAAGATGGAGCAAGGAGCAGAAAGTGAACACTTACTTCATAGCAGATACCCATTTTGGCCACGCCAATATAATTTTGTATGAGAATAGGCCGTTCCACGATTGTTACGAAATGGACCTTGCGCTAATAAACAATTGGAACGATAAGGTTGGCCGTCTTGATAAGGTATTTTGTTTGGGCGACTTTGCCCTTTCTAATAAAGGATTTACTACTTTTGTATGCGCTAAATTGAACGGCATAAAAAGCCTTATTATGGGCAATCATGACTGCCGATCAGCGTCTTGGTATATAGATGTTGGATTTGATGAAGTTTATAAATATCCGATTATTTATCATGATTTTTACATTTTGTCTCACGAGCCTGTTTATTTAAATAATCACATGCCTTATGTGAACATACACGGACATTTGCATAGCAGGAAAATGGATAATAAGAAGTATGTTAATGTGTCAGTAGAGAATGTCGAATACGCTCCTGTTGATTTTGATGCTATAAATAACACATTCAATCCTAACGTCGGGATAAACATTGGACACTAAAAACCATATTCTTGTCGATCTTGATGGCACTCTCGCTTATTACGACGGGCCGTCAGGCGGCGAAGTTGGCAGACCCATTCAATGTATGGTAGAAAGAGTGCGAAGTGTCCTAGATAACGGTGGAAATGTTAAAATCTTTACAGCTCGTGCAGCCGAAGGCGATCCTATGTATACAGAAGAAGAGAGGCAGCTGCGGTTGCAGAAAATTGAAGAATGGTGTTTAAAGACATTCGGGAAGAAGATAGAAATTACGGCGACAAAAACACAATATGCAACGGAGATTTGGGATGACCGTGCGGTAGCTGTGGAGTCTAATACTGGAAGGATGAAATCCTTTTTTAAGGAAGATAAAAATGCAAAGGCCCGTTCTTAAGTTGAGAGAGATCATTTATGAAATTACCAGCTATTGTCAGAATGGCTGTGAATATTGTGGATCGAAAGAATACAGGGACATTGAAACAGACGAGAATCACATCAAGAGAATTATTGATGCAATTGCCGACTATCCGCCAGAGGCTATAGACGTTTCTGGTGGCGACCCATTGGAAGTCTCTTATGACACACACAAATATTTAGTTGCTGAAATGAATTCTCGTGGAGTTTGTTGCAAAATTCTCGTTAATCCGCTTTCGTTCAAACGAAACGAATACAACAACATAACCGACTTGTATAGCGTAGTAGGATGTTCTATAAACAATGAAGCCGAATTAGCTGCTGCTGAGATGGTTAAGAAGATCGAAAAAACTATCATAACTAATTTCAATATGAGTAACATTTTTATGTTTGATGCAATATGCCAATATGTTGAGCATCGTTCTTTGGTGTGGCAAATCCAGCATACGATGTATCGTGACAAAGATAACAAGTCTGCTATTTATAATAGTGATGGAGCCATCAATTACTTGAGAGGAAAAATCGGCACGGCTATCAAATCCGGTATTCGTATTGTTGTTGCAGATAATGCAAATTGCGGATTGTGTGGTGCTGGAACTTCATCTATAGGTATCAGGGCTAGTGGCGATATTGTTCCGTGTTTATCCATGGTGTCTTGGAACGACGAACCGTTTATTATAGGCAATGTTCTGGATTCTGGGTTGCTGTCCTTATGGCGTACAGGATTTGATAAATATAGATTCCATAGCTTTAGGTGCTGCAAGGATCATTGTGGCAATAGAACGATGGTGCCGTCGGTAGAACCTATTGAGTTTAATATTGAAAAAATACCAAACGCTAAGGAACGGGAACCTGTTACTCCGTCGTATCCACAGCCATGGATAGTCCAGCCTTATAGAGTGCAGAGAGACCTCACGGTTTCGACATATGCTGTTTTTGATAGTAGAGATTATTATGGGAAAAATCCATCAGACTACAACCAAGACACCGGAGGCAAAAGTCATGAAGGTGAAGAATAGGAGTGAAAATGTCGTAGATGTTCGAATTGAATCAATCGAGTCTGCTCTCAAATATTTGGGCAATATTAAAGTACCAGAAGGCAGCAAGGCGCGAGTTGAGTATACTGCCAAGACTAATTGCAAGAAGTGTTTTGGTACTGGCAAATTTGGTATAATGCTTGACAATAATAACGAGGTTTGTTGGTGTGATTGTTTGAGAAGGGGTGCCATACAAACCATTCCGCCAGAAGTTAAGTCCGATACCGTTCCTAACGCAGATGGGTCTATTGATCTGCCGGACATCAAAACAGAGGCCGAATTAAATAAGGAGGGATTCAGTGCCAAGATATGACTATGTTTGCCCTAAATGTAACAACCGCGAAGAATATGTTCACAGCATGAAGAAAAGGCCGAAGTTCTTATGCTCGGAGTGTAATGTTGCGATGGAGAAGCAGATAGGTATTGGGATAGCCACTAATGTAAAGAAGCATAAATTTTTTGGAGATTGGTACGAAAAGAATTTTCATAAGGATATCGCCGAAGGGACTGCGGACAAGATGAAACTTACAAAGGAACGATTGGACAAACATCGGTCGAATGCGCATAAAATCCATAACCATAAAGAGAAGGAGATTAAATCACATGGCATTTAAGAGAACAACTACAGCGGAGGCGGCTAGATGGCAACGTGGGGACAAGATTGTATATATTGGAAAGGCTGAATATCTTTGTTCGAAGGTTGTCGATAAGGCCAATTGTCCACGTAGTGATATTGAAAACCTAAGGCAGTGCGGGACTTGCATTTATGCAGCCGATTTGAATCCAAACGCCGTTTATCATGTAGACAGTGTTGTTTTAAAAGATAATAATGACCACAACGACAATTGTTTTTGCCGTTTATGCTCTGCTCCTGTGAAAATTAAGCTTAAAGAATTCCCTAAGTTGTCTATTGAAACCATAAAGTTTAGGCACGCCGATGCGAAGGTCAGTGTCGGAGAAGTCGCTCCTGTTGTCCAGGGTAAAAAGAAGCGTGGCCGTCCTCGCAAAAACGATGTTGTTGTTAAAAGCGAAGAGTCGGTTGTTGTTATTAGCGAGAGTAAAAAAATAGTCAAGGAGGAATACAACAGGCTACTTGAAGAGCGCAAGCGGTTGGATGACCGTATTGCAGTATTGGAAGCGCAGTTGGAATAAATTGAAGCGCGGCGTAGCGGCGAAAGCTGATTGGACACATCAATGCACCGAGGCCATGTGTTATGCTCTAGAAAGCGAGATTAGAGGCTTCTGCCTACGCCATTTTAAGGATAGACTATGAAGGATTTTTCTGACGAAGTCATTATTAACGACCCGGAAGTGTATAAGTTGATTAGCCGTGGCGAAACTGGCCTTGTTTTCCAGTTGAATTCACCCATTGGCAAGAAGTACAGCAAATTGGTCAAGCCACAGAACATTGAAGAACTATCAATGCTTGTTGCGTTGACTCGCCCTAACGTACTGAATGCCGGATTAGATAAAGATTTTATATCGGTGCGTAATGGCGAACGTCAACCAATATATCCAGATCCAAGATTAGAAAAGATATTAGGTCAAACATATGGCATTTCTTTGTATCAAGAACAAATTATAACATTGGGCAAAGAGGTCGCAGGATTCAGTGAAGTAGAGGCTGATTGGTTAAGACATGCTATGGGCAAAAAAGATAGAGATGTTATGAAAAAACTACGAAGAAAGTTTTTGGAGGGTGGTATCAAAAACAAATATTCGCTTATAAGCCTTATGACTATTTGGCGCAAATACATTAAAGCTGCATCTTCGTATGTTTTCAATAAAAGTCACGCTACAGTATACGCTTACAACTCTGCGCGTACTGCATACTTCTGTGCCCATTATCCACTAGAATTTATTTGCTCCAATCTTATTCATTCTGACGGTGATTTAGAAGAAATAAAAAAGATAATCAATGTTGCCGCATCGTTTGGCATTTCAATTAAGCTGCCGAACATAAAGAAATCCGGCATAGACTTTACAATTGATAAAACCGCCAATTCTATTTTGTTTGGATTGAAGCACATTAAGGGTATAGGCAAATCGGTTCTTCCCAAAATAAAGAATATTGTTAACTACGTGGGGATCGACAAGCTTTTAGTGTATGAGGCGTTTCATTCTACAATAAATAAGACTGTTATGAATGCGCTGATTTTTAGTGGGGCTTTCGATTGTTTAGACAGCAACAGGTGCCGCAATTCCAACGCATACAATTTGCTCCTTGAATTCAGTGAGCGCGAAGGAAATATTATGTTAGACATGTGGCATGACAGCTCTTCTGTACGGAGTTTGGTTAATGGATTTGTTGAGCATTGCAAGATGACGCATGACGTTAACAAAAACAGGATGGTCAAAATTATAGAGTTACAGAATAGATTAAATGCTTTTTATGAGCTTAAGGAAAATTTCAACGAGATCATACTTAAAGAACGCGGATGTCTTGGTATTTCCTTAACTGGCTGTGAAACAGATACTTATGATATAGACTGCAATTTGTGCCTTGATTTGAAAACAAGGGCAAATCGTGATACTATAAGGCTTTGTGTTCTTATTGATGATGTCCGCTCTATCAAAACAAAGAAGGGCGATATGATGGCTTTTATAAGGGGGTTTGATTCATCTGGAAGCGTTGATTTCGTTTTTTTCCCACAACTATGGGGGGAGTATAAGGATAGATTCGTAAAGGGGTCAATATTATACATTACTGGTACTGTAGAAAAGTCTCGTGGCGAAAATGTTATAGCCAATAAGATTAGGATAGTTAAAAAATAATTTTTACGACAGTATTGCAACGCCTATTCTATCTATATAATTGTGGAGTTAACATCACTGTCAAGGAGGATTTTCGCATGGGCGATGAAAATGCTATTATTCTGAAGGGGCGAGTGGCTGGCGGTGTTTTTTTGAATGACGCTAATGGCACTTCGGTTATCAATTTTATCTTGGTCACAAATAGAATCTATAAGAAGAAGAATGGGGAGAAGGTAGATGAGGCTACCTATGTGCCCATTGAAGCCTGGGGAGTGGTTGCGGAAGATGCCCATAAGGTTCTTGAGAATAAAAAAACGGTGCTCATTAATGGCAGGCTTAAGCAGGACCGCTGGAAGGATAAAGAGGGCAACGATAGGTCGAAACTCAAGGTCGTTATAGAGAACTTCAAGGTTATCGATAGGGTCTATCATGAAGGTGAATGAAAACTTTATAACTCTAAATGGAGCAGAAGGGCAGATGGCCCTGAATATTTCATGTATAGAAGCTATTATCGCTAAGTCTCCTTCGTCCGCAGTCATTGTCTCTACAAGTGGCAATAAGGTGATGTTGCAGATGTCGTTTGCCGAAGTAATGGCGGCTATGACACAAGGAGATGGTTGTGGGAAAAAATAGAAAAATAAAGCTGTTGTTTAGCAACGAGGGGAGCTGTCTTGAAACCGGCTTTTCTAAAATTGGCCGGGAAATGATGTATATTCTTCATGATATGGGTTGTTATGATATTGTTGAACTTGCAAGTTATGTCGGTGAAGGTGATAAGCGTATTGAAAAATTCCCTTGGCGTATTTATCCAGTAGTGCCCCCCAGAGGGACATCTGCCTACAAACAGTACGAAAGGCAGTTTAAAGTTGCACAATTTGGCGCATTGCGTTTTAATAGCGTTATGGTCATTGAAAAAGTGGATTTTTGCGTGGACATTCGTGATTTTTGGATGTTGAACCATATTTTCCAGAGTCCGTATCGTAATAATTTCCGATTTGTTATTCGTCCTCCAGTAGATGGTGAGCCGCAAGATGAAGAATGGATACATTGTTTTAAGACTGCGGATGTTGTTTTTTCGCATAGTCGGTGGGGTAAGAAAATTCTTGAATCAGAAGGGGTTAAGGTAGATGGCATTCTCTATGGGTGTATCAATTCTGATAATTTTAAACCCTTGAATAAAATAGAGATGCGTAAGAAATACAAGCTTCAGCCAGATCTTAAGATTATTCTTAGCGTTATGCGCAATCAAGCCAGAAAACAGTTTCCAGAGTTGCTCCAAGCATATGCGTTGTTTAAGAAGAAGTATCCAGAAACTTTTGAGCACTCTGTACTTTTGCTCCACACTTCATATCCGGATACAATGGGATGGGATCTGCCCCAACTTTTGCGAAGATATGGTCTTGTTTCCGATGTTATTTTTACCAATTATTGTTTGGAGTGTGGCAAGCCTTCAGTAACATTTCTGCAAAAGGATTATCACAGGAATAATAAAAATATTTGTTTCCATTGTGATAAATACAGCGCAGTCTTCCCAAGTACAAATAGGGGAGTAAGCGAACAGGAATTGAACGAGATATATAATCTGGCAGATCTTTATGTTCAATTGGCTGGTGGAGAGGGGTCTGGCCTTCCAGCTATAGAAGCTAAAGCCACAGGCCTTCCCGTTATTTGTTGTCCATACAGTGCTATGGAAGATCACGTGCTCGATCCGGGCGGTATCGGGTTGAAGATTAAAGGCTACTATGTTGACTGGCCACAAATGATCAATAGGGTCTTGCCAGACATTGAAGACTTGGCAGCCAAATTTGATTGGTTCTTTAAGTTGTCCAAAGAAGAGCGCATTGCAGTAGGCAAGCCGGGTATTGATTTTGTAAAGAACAACTATAATTACAAGTTGATCACTCAACGATTCCACGAAGTGCTCCAGAACACTCCATTGCTTGATAGATCACAGACTTGGGATGCACCAATGCTTGATTTATCGGCATATAAGAGTGTGAATGAAAAAGACGAACGGCCAGATATAGACAATTATTCATTTGTCGAGTACTTATACAAGCGTATATTTAATCGTCAGCCCGAAAAGTATGGAATGATGAAAGAGTATTTGGACGCACTCAATACCGGCAAAATGAAACGGTCTCAAATAGCACTTCAGTTAAAGCATGTTGCTGAACTTATGTGTAAATTGGAAATGCTTAGGGTGGGTGCTATTAAGAGTCCATCGAATATTAATAAGGACTTAGACGATATCGCTGAAATAGCCCAAAAACACAAGGTTATTAAAATTTTATAGGAGGCAACTGTGTATAAAAAATTAAATATAGATCCATCACAAGTGAAAGAGATGTATGAAAAGCAGCTTATGAGTTGTGAGGCTATTGCTAAAAAGCTTGGTTGTACCAAGTCTACTATTTTTAGGATTCTTTGCAGAGCAGGAGTACAACGGCGCACTTATAACAAAGCACAACTTGCCTATCTTATGCATCACACACCGCAGCACACTGGCGTACCAATGACCGCTGTTACAAAAGAAAAGATACGAGTCGGTCTAAAACTTTGGAAGGAGATGAATTTATGAATAAGAGTGAAAGAAGCATTGTGGTCAAACAGATTTTGAAGTACTCCAAGTTTACGGAAGAACAGCTTGAACCAGAGCCGGACAAGAAGTTGCTTAATATGCTCAATGATTTGATGGCCGATGAAGCGACAGCAGCTACCGTTCTTGGGACCGCAGGAGTTGACGAGTCTGACATGAAGGCTGTTGCAGAAGTCAGTTATGGATGCACTATAGATTTTAATGCAATGCTTCCAGAGGCCGCATTTATTAAAGACAGGGGCCAGATATTTGTACGCCTTAAAGACCTTTATGATTTAGCTTATACCAAGATCGGGATTAAGAACTTGGATTCTATTGTCATACAGAGTCCTACTAAAGAGAATGGCGGAGTGGCTGTTTTGACTGTCAGAGTCGCATTTAATGATGGCACTTCTGTTGCTTGTTCTGCTGATGCGCATCCAGGGAATATTAATGAGCAATTCAAGAAGTACCCTACTGCGATCGCAGAGAGTCGAGCTTTGAGCAGGGTGCTAATCAAGAAGATGAACATCAAGTACAATGCCATTGAAGAGACTGACGCGGCGACTCCAGATATTTCTGACAATCCAATTGTTGATAGCCAAAAGGTTGTACTAGACAAATTGCTTGGTGATCGTCAAATAACGTGGGAAACATGTCGCAAAGAAATACTAGATAGCGTTTATGATGGGGTAGAAGTCGATGATTTAAAACATAAGGATGTAATCGCATTGTTCGAAGCAATACAGAAAATTAAAATCAACAAGGGATAGAAAGAATGAAGAAAAATACAAAGAAACGTATTGCTAAAAATGTTAAAAACAATGCTGACAATTTTCGTGTTAATCTTGAATATATTGATGGTCATAGGTGGGACATTTTATCCTATCTTATTAAATCAATCCTTTATAATTATGGAATATCTAAACATATAGAGTTTAAAGAAACTGTTGGTTCAAATCACAATAAAAATATAGAATTTTATATAAAAAACATCGATGGAAATCCTGTTTTTAAACGATTTAGTCGCACAAACGAAACAGATAGTGAAGAAGTTTGTTGTAGGAAGCATTGTGAAAAATCTTTGGGCAAGGCGGCTTTAGAAGATCTTATTGGTGTTATAAGATGTTCTATATGTGGGAATATCAGGTGCCAGAAGTCTCAAGATTGCTCACTAGATTGTGATGTTGACAAATATCCTCATAATATCAATAATTTATTCAAAGATGGAATTGATAATAAGGACTGAAATGTTAAAGAATACAGAGGAAAATGTGGGAGCCTATCCTATTGAAAGTTAGGGGCTTGATTTATTGGTAAAAATTCATCTATTTACGGAGTTAAATAATGGAAGAGATAAAAATGGGAAATGGAAAACCTGTTGTGTTTCAAAATGGCATTAATTTTTATAGAGCAAATAAGTCTGGAACCGGCTCGGCTTGTCAGATGAGCATGTTTTTTCGTACACAAAAAGAACGCGAAGGAGTTGAGAGTCTTGATGGTTGCATTTTTATAGAAATGGCAAAACAGTTAAGCGGAGAAAAGAAATTCGATTGGGATAAGAAGTTAATGGTGGCCTTCGGCATCAATGATATTGTATTCATTTGGGATTTTATACTATCTAAAGATGTTGAGCGTAAAACCATGCATAAATATAACAACAACATTACGAACATTGGCCTCAAGCGCATGGAAGATGGAGCTATATATCTATCACTTAATAAAAAGGTTGGCGAAAATAACGTAAATATTGGCATCCCTATTAGCAAGGGCGAAATGCGATTGCTTGATACATTCTTCCATGTCTTCTTGGAGAAATATTATGCCTAAGAAATTGCTGTATCCGATAGAGCGATACATAGATAATACGTGGCTCAAGCTTGATGATACAGGATTTGAAGAGTGGGTTGATAAATCTATTGGCATTAAGTTCAATAGTCTGTGTGTTAGGCCAGACAAGGTTGCCTTTGTGGCAAAGAAAATGAAGGACAATATAATAAAGAATGAACCGCATGCTACAAGCTTGTGCTCCTGTGTATGCACCGTCATTAATTTCCCGACTGAACCTATAAAAACTTCATCCGATGTCGGCAAAGACATTCAGTCTGGATTAGATGAACTTGGCAAAGTTATACAGAGTTTCCAATCATGCGACGATATTGTCGGTATTAAAATTGATTATGTGGCACGGATTGACAATTTGTTGAGTGGGAATTTTAAGGCATATCATGAAGAAATCTCTCAATTCGCCGACCGTTGTATCGGCCTGTCGAATATTTGTGACATTGAATCTCGCGTTATTATTGAAAGCTCATTTATCAAAGATCTTAATCTTATGCTTGTTGCAGCAGGTATTTTGAAAGTCTCAAAGATCGATATGCTTAAAAGCAATACCGGATATGTTTCGCAAGACATTATAAAAGAAGATAAGCTCGCCAAATATAAACAGTTGATTAATTGCAGGATAGATATGCCCATTAAGGTAGCTGGTGGTATCTCTATCATTGAAGACGCAATCGCCCTTATTGACGTTGGTGTTGATATTATTGGCACTAGCAAGGGGTTGGAGATTGTTGATGCCTACAAAAAGCAAAGTTAAACCGTTGTCGGTTAATGACATATTTAATTGGTTTCCGTGGCTAACGACAAGTCAGGCTAAAGATTTTTTGAAGAAAATAAAGAAGAGACAGATATGACTAATCCAAATTGCGACAGGGTCGAAAATGCTATGCTTATAGCGGTTTGTATATCTATTGCCGTATCTATTTTTCTAGCTATAGCAGTGACTAGATTTTTTGTTAATGAAGCATGGCGTAATGAATTAGTTGGAAAGAATGTTGCAGAATACAATCACACTACTGGAGAATTTAAATTTATTATAGAAAAGAAGGGAGCTGGAAAATGAGCGGGATACCCGACATGCTAGCGGAAGACATGCTAAAAGAGATTGACCGGCAACGTGCAGAAATCTCCCGTCTCAAGGAGGAGTCGGAGAACAAGGACGATTTGCGGCTGTGGTCGGAGGAAGCAATCCTTGAGTTTCTGGAACGTAGAGCGAAAGAGTGCGACAGGAGAGATTTATGCAGTTGCACTCCAACTGAACTATCTTATTGCGCCACGAGAAAAGCCGTGGCAGAACTCAAGACCAAGTTATTGGAACATGTCCGGCTTAAGGGGGAGTTGGAGAAGGTGAAGGCAGAGTTTTCCGCATATCGTGAGATGGTGGAGGAAGAAATCGAACCATAAGGAGGCCGGAAAATGAACGAATGTCAATGTGGACCCGCGTGTCATGAAAATGGAAAGTGTCCTATCGCAGAGGCTCAGGATGAAGTCTCCCGCCTCAAGGCAGAGTTGGAATATGAGATCGAGCGAAATGTTAATAATGTTTGGATGGCCGATATGGAGATTGCTCGTCTCACGACGGAGTTGGAAAAGGCGATTGGATACCTCCGTGAAGGCAAGAGAAAATTTGCACCAACCACAACAAATAGCGAGGTAGATTGTTTTCTCGTAAAATACGAAAAGAAGGGAGTTGGAAAATGAACTTTACTGAAATTGTTCCGCACTTACAGGAGCGCGGGTTCGCTATGTGAAGGCATTACTCAATGAAATTAAACGCTAACAAAGAGTTACACTGGCTTTGGAAATCAAATAAAGACCTTTCCATGCCAATTGTAGTTGAAAAACATGCCCTTAATGTGAGCGGATATTATCGCCATCCGCAACCAGAAGAACGTATTTATGATGACCTAGACTTTGTTGTTCCCAAAAACACCGGGGTTATTGTTGTTGATTTCGATGATTTAGACAATGCTAAAAGCGCTTTGGCCCATGAATTCAGACATCACTGGCAGATGTACAACCATATAAATCTTTGCTCGACTGGATGGGCCTATGTTTATAATCTTACAAACAACTATGAAGAATCAATAAGGAGGTTCTTTTATAGCTGCGACTTCGAGATGGATGCTTACAAGTACACATGCGAGGTCGCGTCAAGCGAACTGACCGACTATTGGGCAGGTTTGTTAGAGATGAGAATATAGAAAGGTGTTGTTATGTTGCAGGAACAAAACAAATTTATGATTTTATGGTCGAACAGAAACAAATAATTCTTTTGAGGCTTATGGAAATGCAATGCCGACTAGGACCATCAAATTGTCGTTCTTGTGAATTTAGAAGTGAATGCGATATTTATATTGAAATAAAAAATTGTCACAAAATTCTTAATAAATGGAACAAAAGTTCAGATAGTTGGGATTTATATAGTCGCGTTTCTCTTCTTGTGAGTTGTCATCTGAAACTGTCAGAAACGGCTGGAAATTTGATAGCTGCGAATATAAAAAAACAAAAGGAGGATACCCGTGGCTAAAGGTGGAGCAGACTATGAGAAATTCAAGAATGGCGAAAAATTGTCTATGCGTCAAGCTATCCGCGCACATTGTTTCCAGTGTATGGGATTTTATGGCGACGGAGTCTTTGATTGCAAGAATGTCAAGAGTTGCCCACTTTATCCATTCATGCCATATAACGAGAGCAGGGTAAGGAAGGTTAGGGTGATGAGTGATGAAGCTAAGGCGCAGTTTGTAGAGCGCGTACAAGCGGCTAGGAGGGAATAGTGTCATGGACGTATACAAGAGGTATGCCAACAGAGACAGGGACTTCCCTAAGCGTCGTGGGCACTGTAGGTACTGCGGCAAGTATGCAAGGCTTGTGTATTGTTCGCCCAAGTGTAAGATGGAGGTTGACATTAGGTGTGGGTGGTATGCGGATGACTACATATTTAAGAGGGATAAAGGAGTGTGTCATAGATGCGGGTTGGACACGCTTGCTGTGAGTGCAGAGTTACACAGATTAAATAGAGTGCAAAAAACGCCTTCTTGGCTATCCACCTATACAACATGGAGCGATTTTATTGTCAGTGGAGGATTCCCAAGGCTATGGCATGAGAAGCTATGGAGGGGCCATCATATCAAACCGATTTATTTAGGTGGCGGATGTTGCGGGATTGAAAACTACGAAACGTTGTGTTGGCTATGTCATAACAAGGAGCATGAGAGCAGAGAAAATCAGAAAGGGATGGGTGTGGCTAAAGGAGGACTAAAATGATTTATGGAAATGATTTAGTTAAGTCGGTTGTAATTTACCTATCTGGTGCCATCGAGTCTGTAAGTGATGGTGGAACGGAATGGAGGCGTATTCTAAGGCCCATGTTAGAAGAAAAGGGGTATATTGTAATTGACCCAACAGACAAAGTCGTCCATGGTCTTATTCATGAAGATAAAAACAAGCTTTGCCAACTAAAGGTTTCGGATAAATGGGAAGAGTTCCATTCTATTATGAGAGAGATTGTTAAATGGGATTTGAGAGGGGTTGACAAGAGCGATATTGTTTTTGTTTATTTGCCTTCACCTACTACTCATATTATAGGCACATGGCACGAGTGTGTTCTTGGATCAATTGAACGCAAGAAGATTTATCTTGTTCTTGGTAGTGGCAAAGTTGCAGACTTGAATAGCTGGCTACTTTACATCGTAGGCTACAAAAACATCTATAGTAATTTCGAAGATGCCATACATGCAATAGGCGTTGACTTCCCACAAGCCTAAAGCCTTGCCAAAACGGTGTATATATTATTATATCTCAAAGGAGGGGGTTTATGAGCACTATACTCGTATCTTTCGTTACTTTTATCTTAATTATTGGCGTATATGTATGTTATGTAGAATCACATGGAAATTCTGATAACAGTGTAATAAATCCAGAAAAAGAAGCTAAACAAATAAAAAAATGGTTTGAGCTGATTTACGGTCAATCATTTTTCTCTTCTTATGGAGATTATTACGGTTCTCCTAAAAGCGGTCACAAAATAATGGGCCAATTCAAGGGCAATACAAGCATCATTTATCTGCAGAACGCTTATCGCAATGGATCTGCAATCATTGTGGCTAGAATAAAGGGTGTGTATAACAAAGATTACAAAGAAATGGTTAGTTTGGGCCATGGTATTATAAACGACATTGCGTACTTTGACGATGCCTTACCGATAACCACTGTCAAGAGCACTCCTACAAGGGCTGCAATTCAATTAACTATAAACAATATGCCGTTTAGAATCGAAGTTAACGTGGGCAAGCGACACTAGGGCCAAGATTCATTCTGCCAAGGGAATCTTGGTATCTTTTTAACATTATTTTGGCATATGCGTCAGCTTGCCATTCTACATTTCTACCTGTTATCTGCCCTGTTTTCCTGAAATAATGAAACAATTCGTGCATCACTATAAACACAATCCCTTCTGCCATAGTATTTAATGTCAAATTGTCGGTCGTTTCAAGCCAACACTTGCCGCCAATCACGTGCTCCTTCGAGTCTCTAAACAGCTTGATTATGGCGTTTCGTTCGTCTTCCTTGTAATATATAGGGGCATTTTTAATCGCAAATTCCATTGGATAAGGCCCTGGAACCTGACAAGAGATTCGGTAGGATTTTCGTTGTCTGGTCGGATAGTGGCATCGGCCATAGATCCCACCTAATTTGCCCCTGCCTAAACTGATATTTATATATTCTATTTTGTCCAAATCTTCACCCATAACCTCTGTCATTATCCAAGAGGTAGCAATAATAGACTCTTCATCTTTTATGCGCTTGTCGATTTTCCATTTCATTTTTTTTGCCTTCTTGTAATTGGGACAAGGAATACAATAGCTCCTTTAAATACATAGTCCATCAACTATATCGAGACAACTTAACCTCTTATACCACAACACCTTGCACATACTCGGCCAACCATTCGTCGTACTTCGCCAGTGCACTCGTCCCGAGGGGTTCCCTCATAGGGGCCCGGATGAGAGCCTTGTATTCGTTCAGACGTGCGGTATTCCACAGGATGAATCCAAGCATACATACTCCGAGGTAGTCCTTCTTATCCCTCTCCATCATCTCGTCCGGAGTACATCCGTGGGCCTTGGCATAAAGAATATACCTTGGGTTGTCGTATCCCGGCATGGCCTTCCTCCTATCCAATAGTTTTTGTTGCGAAGTCAATCCAATCCCATAATTGACCTCTTTCTAAATTGTACCAAAAACTAACAATAGCTTTTGGCACGGGTTAGAGAACTCTCGCTTCACTCTGGTCCCTTGGGAGTCAAAACAAAATCCGGGACCACTCCATGCTCGTCGTAATAATTCAACAGTTTCAAAAACAGCGATTCGCGTTCTTTCCCCGCTTGAGGGCACGCCAGAATAGCCGCATCCAATTTCATATCGATTGCATGCCGGAGGCTGTCAGGAACAATTGCTATCATTTTCCACCCTCCTTCCACCGGCCGACCAGTCTCCGGTCACACCCCCATAAAATTTCAATTTTCCCATCTCTTTCTAAAAGTCGCATTGCGTCGGCATAGGACGAGCGCCCGTTGGAATCCAATTTGTCCCCGCAGAGGCACGCTTTATTTATTGTTTTGATCAATGCCTCCTGATACTTTTCCAATTCCAATTTGAGCCGGGCAATCTCGTTTTCCAAATCAGAAACACACCTGCAATTACTTACAGATTCACATATTTCGATCATTTTTTTTGTTTCCTTTTCGATTTTTCGTTTTGGGTGACAAGCGGAGTCGCACCCGCGCCAGGCCAAAACCTCCTTGGTTGCGATACCAATGGCCAAGATAAAATTACAAATCAACTTGGCGAGAATAAAGTCTGGAATGTTACATTCGCTTTCAATGCCGTTCCGGTTTATTAGTTCCATCAGCCCATTTTCAAACCTCGCCAGTTTGGGAACTATCGAAATCTCTTTTTCTCTCATTTCCCGGCCTCCTTATTTTCCAATTCTTCTTCCAGGTCAGCAACGCGACTTTGTAAAACGCACAATGGGCACTCTAGATATATTCCGTCCTGTCGTTCAAGACGAATTACAATGCAATCCACGTATTCACATGTCAGCATGTCACTCATTTTCCGGTCTCCTTGTCAATAATTTTTTGGACAAATTCACAACATTTTAATTCCTTCACTGTCCACTTTGTCCTGTCAGTTTGATTAAGAGCCAGTTCAAGAAGCTGAATAAACTCTTTAGTAAGATTATTAGGTATTGTAATTTTCATACAGAACCCTCCTTTTTGCATTTTTGAAGAATCTGATAACCATCACAGTCAGGATCATTAGCATTGTTAGTTTCAGACCATGCATCCCAAACATCTCCGAGCAGCCTTCTTAATCGTACAATATCTTTCTCAAGTTTATTCCTTTCACCTTTTACACGGAACAACTCTCCTTCTAAATGAATTATCTCTTGATTCTGACTTATAATAGACGGTTTTTTCATTTATTTATCCTCCTACCAAGCTGAAAGACATCATGTTTTTCATCTGTAGTTATTTTTTCTCCTCTCCCATTCATCACATCTACCATAAGGTTCTACGCTCCGACAATAGTGCCAATCAAGCCAAGCTTGTGTGCCTTTCCCTTTCTTATGAGACCTCACACCTTTCCACCATTCTTCGTTAAGAGCGCAAACCGATTTCATAGTAAATCCCACAATACAATATCCTTCCCAAGTCTCAGGATTCCATGGTTCAAAACACTTAGTGCAATTATGACAACCATCCTGACAACAATAAGATTTGGGTAAAATTTCATTCATTATATCACCCACGAGAAACATCCCCATGAATTCCCCGCGGCTGACTCATACTGCGACCACCAGAACGGAAACACCCATATGGTGCATCCGAGAAGATGAAACTTGATATTCCAATTTCTCATTTCCCGACCTCCTTATTAAAGAGTTGCATTTTAAGATAATTCACTTCTGTTTTTCACCTACGTTTCCAGTAACGACTTTCTCCTTTCTCCTCCTCCAACTCCTCTTTGAGTCCCTCAATCTCCAACTTAAGTTCGCAAGTGTGGCACATGCGTGCAAGATTTCCGTGCTGACACTCATTGCTCTTCTTCTCGCTCATTTCCCGCCCCCTTTATGATTAATTTCAATATTGATTTGTTGTAAAATATCATCAATTATTTTTTTCGTTTTTCTGAATCCGATCTTGTGTTTTTTCGCTATATATTCCAATGCGCGTTTATGATGAAATCTATCCACGAAAATATTGTGATAAGACTCTGGGACTGAACTAAGCACTGTTTTGATAGACATACTGGTTTCTGTTTCTGTCATTATCACCAACGGAGTCCTGTAGTCAATTTTTACGGTTCTGTCATTTTGTAGCTCTATATTTAAATTGTTGTTACTGTTTTCTTTATACGCCTCTTGCAACATTTTATTCTTTGCGGCTTTGTACAAATAACCCGCAAATGATTTATTGGCTTTTAACTTTGATGTATTGTATTTGCTGACAACTTCCAATACACCAACACTAACGAGGTCATCTATAATCTGATATCTGACTCCAAAACTTACCGCGCATCCTATTATCCCCGGCTTCAGTTTTTCTAAAATAGATAACAAGTCGTTATCAATTGTTTGTGTCGGACACATTATCTTCGCTCCTTCTGTGATCTATGGTCCCTATCGGCAGTATATTTAATTGCATAGAGTTGTTGGTTTTAATAAGCATATAGCGTTTACCATTCAATGTAAGCTGCCTCCCTCTGCTACCTATACAGAGAAGACCACGACGAATAAGGAATGGCTCAACATTTTCTAATATTTCTTTTCTACTTACATTAGTATAGGCTGATATTGTGTTGATGGACGCACCCACAGCCGACTCGTTAAGATATTCAAGAATCTTATATTCGCAGTGCCTAAGTCCGTCGTCATTGTATCCCATGGAATCTAATATATTTTTTGTTTCAACTATGCCTACCATTTCATACTTCAATGCGGCCGCACTTGTTTCTATAAAATCGTACCATTGATTGAGTTGTCTCGGATTGCGAGTTATTGTCGCCAGCAATTCCATTGCGCCATCTGTTAAAATTCCGTTTTTGTCGATAAGTTTTATCATCTTCTTATAATCATTTACTGTATAATCTTCAAGCTTTATTTCTATGAGTCTACTGATAATCGGCTGAGGTATTTTGTTAGGATCGGTTGTTGCAAATATAACTGTTAAAAATTTTGTAGGCATAAACTCTTTAACAATCTCGCCATCGAAATTCGTAATTAAAATATACGGATATTCGAAGAAAGATAACATGCCGTCATAAATTTGTTTCGGAAGTGCATGAGCTTCTTCCATAAAAACCACATTATACTTATTTTCATCATAATTGACAAGAATGCGTCTAAAATCATCTATAGAATTAATCGCCGTACAATTGACATACATATATTTGGCATCAAGCTCATTGGATATAATTTCGGCTAAAGTCGTTTTACCTGTTCCGGCTGGACCTGTCAGCAACATGGACTTTAACGGCTTCTTTGTCTCTTCAAAACAATCAACCATGCGCCGTATCGCGGTCTTTGCTCTCTCGTTACCTATAAACTCTTCAAGCTTCGTCGGTCTATATGCCATGAGCACCTCCACAAAGTTATCTTAACAACTTCCATTTCACAGTAACTATTCCGTGTCGTTTATTCAAACCAAGCTCGTTCCATAATCCATCAGATAAATCAATTCCTGCTTTATTTCTGGCCCTTCCCCACGCCTTCGGCAGACGTTTTCCGCTTTCTGCTAATGGTCTGTTTCCATTTTTCCAATAGGGGTCACGAATGCTATGTGGCCCCACATCTAAAACCTTGCAGATTACAGTCTGTTTATTGGATATAACAGCCACCATGCTGCCCAATACACAACGACTTGGTAGTGCAACAAATATATCATGAGGCTTGATAATATGCCCGGACGCTGTTTGTTTCCCAACTAGTCCAATGCGAGTCGCTTTAACTTTGTGCCATCCAGAAGCATCGTTTACCTGTCTATCCCAACCTCCAGAGTTTAATGATGCACATACAATCATTGCAAAACTAAACGCTATCATTGTTTTCATAAATAGTTCTCCAGCTTAATCTCCACTCTTTCTTGAATGCATGGCCGACAACATACAGTCTGTTCTTGCCCACAAGATATTTGATGATCGGAGCTGCATCTTTAACTATGTCATTTTCAAGCAATAATCCTGCCGTAAAATATGGGGCTTCTATCCTGCACAACTCTTGCTTCCCTAATAATTTTTCTTTCATTTCACCCTCTATTCATGGCCAAAGGACAGCGAAAACACCCCTAAGATTCTCTTCTTCTAGTTTCCCAACTTGTACAACACGCACTTCATTAAAACCGTTGCCTTCCCTGTCTATGGACAGAGCCACATTAATATTTCCATATTTTTTATTTATTGCATTTAATTTCTTAACGAGTTTGCTAATCTCCATATAGAATTCCTTTTATGTCATTTGTCCTATATTGTTGGATCAACCCTATCTCTTTCTTGTTTATATAATATAAGTCGTTAGTTCCCATAATCAGCCCTTTTTTTTGCCGTTTTTGACTCTATTAAAAATATCTTCAAACTTTTCTTTTTGACAATCAAAGCAATCTGAAATAAAACCCGAGTCTTCTTCACTCAACTCTGCTTTCTTCACCACATATGTAAACATAGAGTCCATAAACTTCATATTGTGTTCGTGTATGAACGAAACTGCTGCATGAATTCTATTTTCTATACGTCTAAATTTATTTTCTATTTTCTTCCCAACATAATAGCCGATGCCAAATCCAAACATTGCGCCTCCAGCAACGCCTATTATTCCATCAATCATTCTGTTTCCCCTGACTGGGATAGTCATCCATGCTGTATTCGGGCGCGGGTCTACCAACAACTGTTTCATAGCCATGCTCATCAATGTGGCAATAAACGCCATCGGCGCGAACGTATACATTCTCTTCTTTTCCAATCGGCAAAATGAAACTTCTTTCTCTCCGTACATCGTTCCACAAAGCTGCAAGGCAGTCGATAGCCAAATTTGTTATAACACGCTTAGCCTCAGTCACATATTTAACCGGCCCAACACAGCCACATTTGCTACAAACGATGGAGCGCACAATCCCACGCTCATCTTCATCCATTTCTGGTTCGCTACCACAAAACGGACAAGACAATAGTTTTCTCACGACATTATCCTCCAATTAAATTAATCATGCCAAGCATCCTGACATGTGCCACACTTGACATCACTGCCTAGTATCTTGCCCATCTTTTCTTCCGTCTTGGCTTTAAATTCAGCCCCAGTCTCGCTGTCGCCAATAGAGGCCCAAGACGCTCCGACACCAATGCGTTCGCTGTCATAATTATATTCAAGAATAAGCCCTGTTCCTTCAATCTTCTTTTCTAAGAAACGTTGTAGATCAAAATCTTCCGAATCTACATCTTTCATTTGTCCTCTCAAAATATTTTTGAAATCCTCTACGTTAGTGTATATACCATAAATCAAAAACGAACTCGTGCTGCTGTTGGATACGAAACCTGTACGAATTTTCATGATTTCTCCATTCAAATGTTAAATATTGAGCATAAGCGACAATTTGCTAAAAGTCTCTGTCTGAAATTTCTGAATAAATCACTATACCAGATGTCGTGGAATAATTCACAGTTCTGTTATTTATCCAAATGATTTTCCCTCCAATGTTATAAATTGGACAATCTCGGCAATTTTGTCATTTTCATATGTTCTACACTTTGTTTGTATAAATATCTAAGTCTATTTTCAGACAAATTAATCTTTGACCTATTCATGTCTTTATGAACCCATTAAATATTGATATTTTCAAATAACAAACATTTCCTACATCCAGACGGATAACAAGTATTTATAGATATATTCCGATATTTTGATAATTTTTCAGAGAACCACACATCCTTCAAAAAATCTTTACAATTCAATACGTCTATGCCTTCCGCCCATTCGCCTTCTCCAGCCGCGAAACTACACGGAAAATATTTCCCAAAAACATCAATATAACAAGAACTTATGCCAAAACTCTCACAGCTTTCGCTCATTGAAATCATAGATTCCTTTTCGCCGTCGTTTAAGTCTGTCTTGCTAATAGCGTATTCAAATCTTGGTGCCGAACATGAATCAAAACCGCATTGAATTTTATTCTTTAAACAGAATCCAATCAATTTTGCGTATTCATCTGGATCAATCGGATCAAAGCAGTCTTTTGCCCTACCTTTTGGTTTCACGCACAAAAACACTATTGCATTCATATTGGCCAATCTTGTGTCGTTCAATCTGTCATTCAAAACCTCATAAACAAAATCAATTGTTTGCCGTGAAACCATCAAATGGATATTCGTTTGCTTGACACCCAAATCCAAAAATTTCTTGACTGTGTTGTAGCAAACATTCTTATCGGTTTTGTATGCAGATACGGCTACCGCCCCTACCAACCCGGCACAGCGTTCTGCAATTTCGTCAGTTAGATCTATTCCAGATAAAGTAAAGTTGGGAACGACCCCGCATTCTCTACAATATTCCATCATACGAATAAAATCTGGATTAGTTTGTACTCCAGTTATTCCAAACGCAACCTGTGTTAATAGACTCTTTATTTTATCTAATATCACCTTAAAAGTATCGAATGACATATTAGTTGGTGCTTCGTTGGTATTACTTTTATAACAAAATTCACACTTATTAGGACACCCATTGATAGAAATTTCAATGTCTGCTATTGTTGGACCGAACGGAGAAAATATTGGGTCATCTTTTAATGTTTTACCCCACGTGAGAGTGAGACCACTCTGTTTATTGAAGTAATAATTATAATCGTCAGACCTGAAACTTTTTGAAGTTGCAGTCTCATTGATCCCCATACTATTCATTCTCCAATAAATATTCCGGATTAATTACTTTAAAGGACATTCTGCTACCTAACACATAGCTGTATTTTTCTTCTACTGGCCTAACCACGATTCCTTCTTGCTTGCAATTCGATGGTTGATAAGTGTGTTTCTTGCAAATCTGCAGCAATTCTTCGACATTCGTCCAACTAAATGTTGCGCACCCCAGCACTGGCACACTCTGAAGTGGCCCGCCCTTCATTGTTTCGCTAAAAAATGCATAATAATTAAGGAACTTCTGCTTCGTGATATTAAAGATATTGAAGACAAACAACTCTCGTTCAGCCAGCCCCATTCTGTTCTTTTGAATACCGGGGCCTGCGATCTCGCCCTGAATTGCCCACTCGTCACCATTTTCTTCTTGCCATTGCTTCAAAATGTTTTCAATGCCGTACTTCCTAGCCATGTCAAAGTAAATAGACGGCTTGCCTTCTTTTTCCCTAAGATGCATGTTGCGGCTACAGACATAGAATACTCCGTCTTTCAGGGCATAAGATGCCGAAGTGCCATCAATTTTCTGCGTAATATAGACCGATAATCCCTGCATTTCTTTGAAAAGTTCTGGAAAACCATTAATTCTCAACTCATCTGTTTTGTGAATAAATGGAGTAAAGTTTCCAGCAATTTCGCCAGAAAAGAAAGCCGGAGCGGGCGGTTCATATTTCTTGATTCCAAGTCTATCGGTTAAGTCTTCTCCCTCTGTCAATTCGCTGATATTAATTCCAAAGGCAGTCGCCGTTTCAAGCGGCAAAACGAGACCTTGGGATATGCGCTTCTTGAGCCGGATTGTCTTTATGCGGATTAATACAGTATCCTCTTTGTTGTTAGACAAAAACCACGTTGGAACTATGCTGTCAATTTCTATAAAAAGAACTAACTCGTTTTCTTTGAATAAATCTTTTTTTATGACAACGTTCCACATCTGAATATTTGCTTCTTGAATTTTATCTGCATCGGCTATATTTCTTATATTGATTATCTTTTCTACCCTAGCCAACTTTCGTTCCATATCAGTTTCCTTTCTTGTAAAATTTATTTTTCATTAATTTTGTTTTAATCAACTCGCATATTTGTTTACCAGTTTTATTTTTAATCTCGTGTTCCCATATTTCTATAATTTTATACCCATTTTTACTGGCAAGTTTTCTCTTATATCTGTCTTTTTTCCACACATCTTTCGCTTTAAGATCGCCGCATATAATATCGTTAGCTTTATACTTTTCTTTGCATGCATGCCAATAGTCACCTTGGACTTCTATAACAATCTTCTTTTGTAATAAGAAATCAAAATTAAATCTCCATAAAAACACATTATGGCAGTATTTGACACCTAAAATTTTCAAAGCTTTCTCAATTTTCCTCTCTGGTTTCGATATCCAGTTTCTAAATTTTTTAAAATGTCCCGCTCTGCGAGGTGCCTCTGTTCGTTTAATTTTTTCTTCATATGATCGACTGGCCCATAATTTTTTAATAGTTTTTATCCTTTTCAATATAGCTACATTTCCAGCACCAAAATTTCTATGCCCATATTTTCTTAAGCATGTTTCCTCCATTCTATCTATGTCTTTTTTATACTTTGAAGTTTTGCGATATTTTTTACTTCCAATCAACATTCTTTTACGACAAACTTCTAAGTATTTATTGTACGATCCATATTTTTTTGCTAAAGTTCTTTCCTTTTTCTTCTGAATAATTGGAGATGCTGACAAATTGGTAATATTCTTGCCGTATTTTTTACGAATGCCGGACAAGTATCTTTTTTTATATCTTGCTGTCTTTCTTTCTTCTTTTGATGTTCGTTTTATTTTCAATAAATTAAGTAGTTTTTTTGGACAAGCATATTTTTCCCTTATTTCATTAGTACATATTTTCTCGTTTTTATATTTTCTAATAATATTGTGCAATCTTTTTTTCCCAAAACACGTTTCCCATAAACACGACTCTTTATCTAGATTAGTTTTAAATCTTTTGTATTCTGTGCGTGAAAAATGAATACTTAATTCTCTGATATGATTGAATTTTCTGTGACAAAAGGGGCAAATCATGCTATTCACCATAAAAGGCTCTCCCATGTAGCCGGACCGGACTAGGGATGGCCACAGAGGGGAGAGTTGAATTTATAGTGTAAATAGTCCGATCCATATTTATATACACCTAATCTGGGAATAATTGAGTGCCAGTCAGTCTGCCATTTTCCTCTAAACGTATTAAAACCGACTCAATATCCGTTGAAAAGCAGCCATACGGCCCGATTGTTTGTATTCCGAAAAACTTACTAAACATCTCGGTCCACTCTTTGCCCTTCTTTTTGAACAGAAGATCCAAGCTTTCGTTCGTCACACATCCTTCTTTAATTTCCAGCCCATATTTATGACAATACTTTAACTCATCGTTCTTGATTTCCTTTTTTATTTTCTTGGCCATCATGCCCTCCTAGTGGTTAGAAATATGAATATGTGAGATTTTATCAAATATTTCTCCACTCTCTAAAACGTTCTCTACTCCCCCATTGTGATCTTCGTAATCTACTACAAATAGATGCTTGCCCTCAAATTCATGCTTTATTGTGTCGTAATATTTTTCTGCTGCCTGTTTGATTAAATCAGCACGATGTTGATGCATTTGTTCTCTCAACTTTGTTATTGCTTCCCTGTCTCTTTTGGCCTCTTCGTTCTTATCTACCAAGCCGTCAGTTTCATCTGAATATACCTCCTGCACTTTATATTTTGCCATAAACTTTTTTCGCATCTCATCGATATTTTGCCTATCTTTGTCCCCCCAATCAAAATCGGGGCGTCCTTGAAAATAGCCAGAACTAATTTCTTTAATCAAATCAGACCGAACGATTTTTCTCATTTTACCGCCGCACAAATCTTCCCACAACCGATCAGTGATTTCGTCTATATGAGCAACTTCACCATAATGTACAATATGCTCAATCCCACAACGTTTTCCAAAAAACAGATTTTTTAATTCTTCACGAGTCTTTGGAACTTTATCAAACCCTAGTATAAACGAACTACTGCTTGAATTGGCGACAAAACCAGTCCTAATTTTCATAGCCGCTCTCTTTCAAAAATAGATATTGAAAAATATTCCGTGTTATAAAAATATTCATTTCCTGCCCGAACAAACAGAACGCGATCTCAATATCTTACAAACTGTTTTTATTCCTCACTCATCGAAAGACTAAACCCCAATTCATCCAATGCGACAAGTGCGGCATCCTCGTCGTTATCCGCTTCAATCTCAAAAAAATCATTCATGTCTTCGTGACTGATAACAAGATATTTCATTATTTTATCCTCTCTAATGATTGTCCATCGTTTCATCATAAACATCGTCTATTCTCGTCTTTTCTCTTTCCATAACTGCATGACACGCCATGTGTTGCATCCCCAACATATTTCATTCCAAAGTTTTTCCGGTATGTCTTTAACCTTAATCGGAATGCGAAACGTTTCGCTCTTTACTTCTATTTCTACCCAAGCAGAATAAACTCCCGGTTGTGAATCGTCAGCATATTTACCACGATTTTCAAATTCGAAATTAAGATTTTTGTACTGATAAAGCATTGTTTGCCCTTTCAATAAATATAAAAACAATATAGAAGGAACATCAATCCCTACAACATAACGGCAAGCAGGATCTTGGAGGGTGGTATTTACCGGGGCTAACCGGTCCGTTGTTTCCCGTCTTCTATGTTGTCAATCTTTCCAAAATAAAATGCCATGCCAACTTCGTCTGTCAAATGCATCGGTCAATTGCTGAGCCTCTACCCAAGTAGTTGCACCCTCTATCGCTTTAACATGCTTGAGTTCGTGCTTTTTAATAAACCACCATAAAAATGGGCGGATATGCAAATATTCAATCTTGGCATAACATCCATCATTATCGTAATAAAAATTCAAATAACCAAACCAATGATTAGACAATCTGCTAATTCGATTGATCTTGCCCACTTCCCATATCCAACACTTATCTATAATATTTATTTTAACTTCCATCGGTGTCCTCCTGTTTCCATACTTTTTTAACTGTTCTGCCAAACTTTCACATTCTCTTTCTATATAATCGTTGTCGTATGGCCCCGTCTTGTCTCCGTAGTGGTAGCAATCAAATCCCAAGACCCACAAGCCTTCAGCCTCCTTCACCTTGTCAGTATAATCGGAATATGTTATTGAACCATGGACATCAAACAATAAATCAATTCTTGTATTTTCTAAACTATCTGCACATATACAGGATATAATCCCACGCTTGCCCACAGACGTATCATCCTCTAATGTAATTCCACTATTGTCTGAATATTTTTTCCCATAAAATGGATGATTTTTAGGAATGGCCACATAACCACAGCCCCAACCCGCCATATACTCGTAGTCAGAGCATCGGTTAATAAACGCAATGTAGCCAGCCTTTGTAGTCCAAACTTTTTCAGTTTTCCATTCACTCATGGCTATTTATCCAAAAAGTAAAAAACAATCTTTGCTGTACAGTGTCCTATACAAACAACAAAATAAACATATATCATTCCCCAAAACAAATCAAGCATATCTTCACAAAATGTTGCTTTCATAAAACCCTCCATCCGTTGTTTATGGTAGGCGGCCAACGAGTCGAACGTTGTGTACGAAATTATAAGTTTCGCCCTCAAAACCGTCGAGGACACCGCCTGTATTTAAATATTTATTCCTTGCAGACTTCTTAATCTCGTTCACATTTTTCACAATGATTTTCTAATCTGACTTCCTCTAATTTCTTCGTTAACGATTCAATCTCCTTTTTAAGCCTGAAAACTTCTCGGCCATTTGCATTAGCGCAACACACTTTGCATTCTGTGTCACCATTTTTATGGCAACTACAGACGCAAGTAAAATTAGGATTTAAATCTTTGTCACTCATTTCCCGGCCTCCTCAATTTTTTGTACAATATTTTCTGCTAATCTTAACACCGCATTCTCGCCGCCGTACCATTTATAGCCATCAGACAATCTATCTTCGTGGTCGTTGATTATATCTACTATCATTTTAACCATTTTTTCGTAACTCATTTTTTTATCCTTTCATAACACTGCTTGCAGTTCAAACACGCAAGTTTATGGTCAATTTCCTCCACATCACACTGACAGAATTTTCCACTTTGCTTATATTTTTCAATTGCATTCTTTCTCTTATCTACATTGAAAATAATGTCGTAAGTTCCTTTGATTAGTGGCGAATCGAATTCTTCGTTCTTGTCCAACGTATAAACCAATTTACTGTTTTTGTTATAAATTCTGAATTCTTTGTGCCAAGCATCTGCTTTTATCTCTTTATCAAAAGAAAGATTAATAAATACATTTGGATTCTTAATCAGCCTTTTAAGGTCATGCCGATATTTTTTGATGGTCAATGCTTTGCTAATTATTCCAAACTTTATAAAATAAAATCGGCTAAAAACCTTTTGTGCAATATCAAAATAATCATGAATATAGTCACCAAACGCGAAGCACCTTACATTATCCACACATTTTATAGCAATCTGATTTAAATCTTTTACCAAACAATCATGATATTCATCTGGATGTTCAAGAAGAAGTTTGAAATTACGATCCAACTTTTTCTTGACCGATTTATGTATAGCCAGAATTTTTTTATTATAGCAATATTTGCAATCTTTAATACAACTTCCCAAAGTCCCCGGGGTCGCATCAAAAATAGAGACAAATGTTTTGAAATTATTCATCGCAACTTTCAGTTTTAGGTCGTGCATAATGTCCTCTTAACAATATCATATGCCGATGGTTCTTGCAATACCATGATGATGTTCCTATGTGCTATAAGTATACGATGCAGATAGATAAAGTCAAGCGATTTTTCGGAAAAACATATTGAGGTAACTAGTTGTGGATACCGGGTTAGCAACCATGTTGTTTGATCGTACCCTATTGTGTTGACCTGTATCGCCATCCTAATGGCGTACTTCAAGCACACAGAAATATTTGGGATACGATGAGGGGCAAAAACAGTTTCTACAGAAAAGTTCACATGATTGCGTAAGTACCCCGCAATTTTGTCTTCTTGTTTGCAAAATCGCTTTCCATTATCTCCGCCTCTTACAGCCTTGACAATGATAGGAATGCCAAATGTATCAAGAAAATCATACGGAGTCACAAAACAGTTGTTTAAGCAATTGCGCGAACTTAACAAAAGATGCGGAATGCATATGCATGATATTTTTTTCTTCACAATATCTTCACGCTGTAGTTTTGTGTTTATGCTTGTTATTTCTAAACATGCCTGCCTGTCGGCAACTCTAGATGAATCGAATGTATTATCAAAGTGCTTATAGCACAGGAGAGTTGAGTCCATTGGATTCTCCTATATAAGTGGAACTTCATTGATTAGTTGAGCCAATATCTCACTTTTCTGTTCTTTATATCCATGTGTATGGTGATTTTGTTTCCCTTAACCAAGACCGCAGTCCCGTCTTTCAAACATGTCTCGTTTTTCTCAAAATCGAATTCTTCCAAGTGAAAATATTTTCTAACATCATCGAGCACTACTTCATCACTGGAAGTCATTATTTTCTCCTTAACTATTTTTGTTAATAACCAGCCCATTTTCGGTAATCTGATACCCTCTTTTCATTAATTCTCTAAAACATCTTTCTAAAATCAGCAAATCACTCACTCCATAGCATTGCGAAACATAAATAGCGCTATGGGTAGACTGTGCTATTTTCTTTATTTTCTGTGTCGTCCAGTCCTTGAAATGTATAGAATCATTATTATATTTCTTTGTTTCAGGCGTGGTAGTCATTTATTTATCTCAACCTCCAAAAATTATTTTTGATTTCTTCCACTTAGCCTGTTTGATAGATTCAATTAACCCGTTATATCAACCAACATGTATTTAAACCAAAAATTTCCAAGTCTGCTTACCCATATATTCACTCCTCCAACTAATAGCTCAATTCTCATATTTATACAAATTGTTTTACTCCTAATATCCTCCGATTTCCTCAAAATATCTCTGCCAAATCAAAGCCCTTTCTGTCTTGTCAAAACCTGCGGCCAACAGCGCACGAGATAGGGAAATCTTTCGGCCCCGCTTCTTGCTGAAAATATCCTGCGCATTACACAAAGACATCCCCCCTCCAATGTTCAAATCATATCGTCTGGTAGCAACATCGAAATCTGCAATAGAACAGCTGGTACAATTAACCCCACAATTCCTTCGATGCTTCCACCAAATCTTTACAACCTTGTGACCACAATCAATAAGCATGACATTCCTCCCTAAATAAATTAGCCGATTTCTCCATCCGACATTAAATCAAAAATCATAAGTTCATCCATGCCCGCATTTTCATCCTTTTGTTTTTGAACCATTTGTCTGGCCTTGCCATCTGAAAGATTAGCGATTCCCCCACATGCACCGCATTTATATCGCATTATTCCGAATTGTTTTTCAATTATGACTACAACATTACAATACGGACATATCATTTTTATACCCACGATTATTGTCCTTCGGAAACAAGCGCTTCATTTTCCATCACAATATTCCCGCACTTAAACCGAAGAATATTTTCCGGCCTTACCGAAATATAAGGATGGCCGGTTTTTTGCTTGTTTGTATCGACAAAAACTAAATATTCAGCTCCTACCGTCCGTTCGCCTCCACGGAGGAACTTTTCCATCTTGCCCTTGCATGACCTACATGTGATTTCTCCAGTAATTTTCTTAAACTTGACTGAGAAGAACCTCCCACTTTTTACCATCGTCATCATCTTATTCTTGTCAATCATAATGTAACTCCTCTCTTGATTTTGTCGGTCGTAAATTCCGTAGCATCCTTTTCTTTCCATCCATATTCATGAATATTCGTGCAAAAACAAATTGAATCGTGGTTAATTCTTTCAAAAAATGCTCTTTGCTCAATACTTTCCCTCGCCATTGATTCAGATATTGTATTCATTCCTTTCATAATTTGCTATAGTTTCCATTTCCTTGTTGCCATTCGCCAAAATCTGTCTGCATATCGGACATTTATACAGAACATTTGGAGTATTGCTTCCCACCAAAATATTTTTGCTATCCGCAATCTGTACAAATTCCGATGACGTTTTTATAACAAAATTAATCTCGTTTTTGCATCCGAAGCATATCATGCAAACCCCTCCATTAAAAACATCCTCCACAACAACCTGAATCTACATGTTTTAGGTTATTTGTCCGTTCTCCTTAGTTCGCAATAGCCATCGCCAAATCTAACGCCTTTGTCTTCACACCAATGCTTGGACCGTACCAAATGCGTTTAATCCTATTATTTTGCCTGAATTCATTCGTCTTTCCCCTTGTCGGCTTGAAATGATCTTCGTATTCTGCAACAGCTTGGAATGCGGCATATGTCGTCCCCTGCATTCCAGGCAAACGATTTGTGGAACTATTGAAAATTGTCTCTACGGAATTGCGGATATTTTCGGTGCGCGTATTTTTCCCCGCTTCCTTATTGTCTGGATAAATAGATTCCAGATAAGTTTTAAGTTCTCCAGAATTGATCTGCTTGCGGACAAGAACCTTCATTTGTTCCTCAAATAACTTATAATAATTCACGGTAATCCCAAGAATATGTCGAGACTGATCAATCTTCCCCTTGATGCTCTTTGTATGTCGCACATTAATAGAATTTCCTATGTGATTCATTGCAATATTCAAGGTATTCTGACAGACAACACGCGTCGGCGTAAAACCAACGCAAACTGAACAGCTTCCATTATGGCTTGTTGAAAGCAACAGATATTTATTTATTTCATCGTTAGGAACAGCAGTTATTGGACTTCCAGAAAGTTTTGCCATGATCCAAACACGACAACCGCGTTCCAATGCGCCTGCCGTTTCATAAATTGCCTGACCTTCTCCGACAACTCCATCAAAAAAATCAAAAGCTTCGAAGTTCTGCAAAATTGTATAATCATTTCCGACAACACCAAGAGCTTCATTTACGTCCGTGCGCACTGTTGCAAAAACATTTGGAATCGTAGTCCTTTCATCATCCTTCATAAAGGAAATATCACGTTTTTCCACAAGCCAATTAAGATGAGCTTTTTCAATAGCGTCTTGGGCCGTTAAGCATCCATCTACAACCTGGCCTAATTTGTGCCAAGGGATTTCCCGCACCGAAAACATAGACGCTACACCATTTCTGACATCAATATTCGCAGACATTTACAATTCCTTTCAAAAGTTCAATTCTCAATTTCCACAATTTTTGGACGCTGACAATCAGTCGCTTCCATTTCCGCTTCTAATATAGTATCAAAAACCTTCACATTTCCAGTATCTTCATCCATTACAGGAAAAGTATCTTCTGCATCTGGCCAAGTTTCTAGAACAATAAAGACCATTAGTTTCCCTCCGAAGATAAAACTACAGACATTACCCGAAGATACTTAGGTTTTGTGAATTTCCCATATGCGGGGATATAGGCATAGAAAAAGTCTTGTTTTGAGCCACAACCGTTTTTGGCTTTTCCTGTAATATGGCCATACATCTCCTTTCAAAAAATATCGGTTCTATAAAAGAATAATTGTTTTGAATATTAATCTCGTGTTGCGTACCCAAAACGCTCGCCCACTTATTCTTACCGACACACTTTAGCAAAGAAATAACCTTTCCGTCCTGAGTTTTTATTGGAAAATACAGCTTAATGCATTTTCCTTTTGTCGGCTTTCTCCAAATCTCTCCTTCCTCTATTTTTGCATCGCTTTCTACGATCCATTCGTGTATGCCAGCTCCTGTTTGATAAGTATGCCTTTTTACTTGAGATAAAAAATTATTTGCAGACCTGCTATAACTCAAAACAGGCCATTCGCCAATAGACAAAAGCTTCAAAAATAAATTGTTTTCTGCCCTTCTGTAAGCTTTAGTCTTAAGGCAAAAGAGAACTGGCCGACTTGCTTCCGACAAGCAGACATGATAGAAAAATGCATCGTTTGTTTTAGTGCAATGCAGATCTCGATCAATTTTATTTAATATGTTGGCTTTACAAATGCTTGGAAATAAACCTGTATATCCTCCCAACTCTTCTTCTACTATCATGTCCGTACAATATTGCGTAAGTAACTTCTTTAAATCATAGTCTGGACTGCTTCTATTGACAGTCAAGAAAAAACCATGTGTTGCGCGTTCTTTTATGGTCATGGCATACCTCAAATAACAGGTTTAAATTGAGGAATAGCTCCAGTTTCTTCAGACAATTCGGCATTTGCTTCGTCGTGTTCAACTTGACTATAAATTTTTCTCTCGTTTTCAGCAGACTCAATTTCCATAAGCCACTCTTTTTCCTCCTCGGTCAATCCGGCATATTCATCATCTTCTGCGTCAATATCGGCCAAATCTTTTGAGAAATTGCGTGTATCTTTTGGATCATTTTTTGGATTGTCCCAATAACCATCATATTCATATGTCCCATTTTTCTTGAAATAACTTGCAGCATAATCGTAATCGCGAAACGGATAGACGCCAGAATAATCACCATAACTCCAAGCCTTTGTTTTGTACCCATCGTTAGAATAAAAAATTCCCTCATCTTCAATCCAATTACCGACTTTGTAAATAAACTTTGAAGTGAAAATAATTACCTTGCTTCTGCTTTCCTTTATAAAAAGCTCGATAAACTTTCTGGCTGAAGCGTACTTGGCCTCATCCTTTATCACATTGCTCAAAACATTTTTACAGAAAATCATGGTGTCTGACACTTCGTTCTTTCTATCATTGAAAATTCCGAAGATTCCGTTATGCATAAGAAGATAGTCGTATGAACCAGACAATTTTTCCATTGTATCAAAGCGATTTGTTATTGGAAAAGGATGGGTGTGCTTCTCATTCGTCTTCCCGCTTGTTCCAATCCGTGCATGAAATGCGAACGCCGTACTTTTCATATCAACCTTTTCGCTAATTCTTTTAATTGCACCAATTACTCCCTCTTTTGTTCTAAATCCCTTTTCAAAATAAATGCGCCCCTTCAAATAATACATGAAACCCGCACCGTCTCGATTCGAACTCATCATATTTTCTACCTGCTTTTCCCAATCTTTGGGCATTTCTTTCTCAGACGGCTTGTACATAATTACGCACATTACAGACCCCTTCCAGTAAAATAACTATTTAGTTCAACAAACTGTTGTTTGAAACAAAAATCCTTAAAAGTCTCCCATTTTGCCTCCGCAATTTTGTAAACATTATTGCTCATTACAAATTTTCTCATGCAATGAATCAATTGAAGTGAAGCAATAAAATCGAAATGGTTCATTGTTCCCTTAAAAATTCTGAATTCGACCGTGCCTCTATTGGCAATATTTATGCAAATATACCTATCAATACATCTATTCTTAATGAGCTTCAAATCATAACGAGCAATTGCGCGTTTGCAATAAGAAAGTAAAGTTGGCTTGCGCCGAGAGAAAACAATCATTTGTTTCCAGAATTTTTGCATCAACCATACAAGTTTCAGAATATTTAATTGCTTGCCAGGTTCCGCACCTCCAAGAGATTCCGTCCCAAGATGAATATGTAATCCACACGTATTTTCTGCCGAACATCCTGCGTCGATTGTCAAATATTCAAAAATTTCCTTCCAATTAAATTCTTTATGAAAAGATAATGACGCTGGATTGCTTACCATTTCCATCCCGTTTCTAAGACTTCCATCATTCTTGAAGAAAATGAAATCGTGATATGCACTCAAAGATATAATATTCTTCCTTATTTCTTTTTTCATCGAGTCATTTTCACATTCGAACTCTATTTCAACACCAAAAAATTCTTTATTTCTGACGAAACTGCGCTCTAATGGCTCTTTTCCAGTTTTAAAAAAGTAAAGGTCCAATTTTTTGTAATTATGCGGGAATAACTGAACAAAAAACTCGAAACAACCGCTGCATAAGCAAGTCCCATTCCTTAGTTTATACAACAGAGGGCTGTTTCCGCAAGAGCATGTTCCACCAAAGTCCTCGTTTTGGTAAAAAATCCTGTTCATATTCCCTCCAGCGGATTTATATTTTCTTTTCGCTAAATGGCGGCAACAGTCTTTTTTCGTCTAAATATTTGAATAGCATTTTAAATTCATATTTTGCCGCAAACTTCAAATAATCCTGCCATTGCATCTTGCTGATTTTCTTAACCGGAGTGGCTCTGACAAAATGACAAAAGGTGTGAACAAATTCCAATGTGGCTATTAGCGTAGAATATCTCAGTGTTCCATTAAAGATTCTGAATTCGGATGTTCTGCTCGGTGTTATATTAATACAGAAAAACTTCCCGTATTCACTACACTTATTTTTTACTTTTTGCAGATTGGTTATTGAATCATAACGGCGACAAAAGGTGTCAATCTGGCCGCTTTTTCGTCTGGAGAATTTTACAATTTCTGGCCAAAATTTTTGTGCCATCAAAATTAATTTCAAATCAGATATATCTTGGCCGCCACTATTCTTAGCAAAAAAGTCCTTGTTCACATGAACATGGAGGCCACAATTCCCTGCGTCATGGGACGTGCATCCATTTTTTTCCAAATATGAAACAATCTCCTCCCAGCAAAAAAACTTGTGAAAATTTAATGTTCCCGGGTGAGACACGGCCTCAATTCCACAGCGAAGGCTCTCGTCTTCTTTGTAATACAAAAAATCGCTATCTTTTCTTTTCATCCAATCTACAATAGAGTGTCGGTCTCCATCCACTTCAAATTCCAATTCGACGCCAAGAAACAATTTTCTCGCAACGCCAAAATCTTCTTTGGTCTCTTTAAAGTTTGGGCTTGGCTTGTAATCGTGATTAAAGAGGGAGGAGCATTCTTCGGACGCATCTGCACAATTATTGCAAAGGCAAGAGTTAGAACTAGAACAATCATCATTATGATAAGTTTCTCTGCAAGAATCGCAAACAAAATAGTCGTTTTCATAACAATAATCACAAAGAAGTTTAGATCCATGAAAGCAAGCGTATTCGCTAATTCTGTCACTATCAAAAGAAATCTGACCACAATTCTCGCAAGTGATGGCTTTTTCTTTTGCACAAGCCGTGCAGGCTAAATTGCCATCACTATCTTTTTCAAGTTCGCTCATTGGGAATAATTCAGAACACAAAAAACATTGTATCAAATCATTGTAACACTTTTTGCAGTAAAACTTTCCGTTGGTACTGCCCGTTTCTTCTACGCAAGAAATCTCGTCGCACATAGCACACTGAATACCATGCTCCTCAATTGTATCGACATTCTGTTCGGCCATTTTCTTCTCCTATGAAATATGGGATCTTGTTTATCCAATTAAAATCTTGTAAAGAAGATAATTGGCAGAAACTAACAGAACGATTGCATTCAATACAGCAATAAAAAAATCTTTCCATAAAACACAATGATTTGGCTTCAAGGCCGGAGCCCTCCATAAAAAAATGATAAAATGCCGATGGCGGGAGTCGAACCCGCATGGGAAATCCCGGCGGCTTTTAAGGCCGCTGTGTCTGCCATTCCACCACATCGGCTAAAACTTTAGTCTTTTGTCCAAAGCCAAACTATAGAAAAAAAGAAAAGATATATAAATGCTGCCGATTGAACTTGGTAAATATCCTTCAAAACTTCTAAAATTTCTTTATCCACGGTGGTCCCTCCCTGATCGAGTACTTATACGGTTTTCTCCAATCACGGCTCCTTTATTTCTTCCATTTTAATCAAAACTACACCATAACCCAGCGGAACAGCGCGCAGTTGCCTGATTATTCCCGCGTATATTACGCGGTCCCTGTCGTTCAGCAAAACTTGCTTCCAATTTTGTGTCGTCATCCTTTGTGTGTACCGCTCTCCCAACAGACAAAATCCTTGAAGGTCTACGCTCTCGCTCATTTTGCGGTCTCCTTCCCAAGTATAACTGTTTCAATCAGTTCTTCCCATCCGCCGTTTCCCCGAAATAAAATTAATAGATTAATTCCGTCGCCTTCGTGTGTTGCTCCCAAAGGTCAATGATCATTTTTTTGTGCGTCTTCCACCATGGCAACGTATCTTTGCACATTGCCGATATTTGCTGGTCCGTAAACGCGAACCACTTCGCGGCATCATGGATTTGGTACCCGATTTGAATATGTTTTTCGGTTATACATATTGGCCACTTGAGTCCCAAGATTTGAACCGGAGCCTTTTTTATTTCTTCTCCGTACAGGATTGCGCCGTACAGGCTAGCACCGCATAGGTTTGTACAGGAAACGTCTACACAGGAAAAGTTTGCGCCGTACAAGCTTGCATAAGACAGATTTACGTAAGACAAATTTGCATAGGAAAAATTTGCATAGGAAAGGTTTGCACAGGAAAAGTTTACACAGGAAAGGTTTCCGCCGTACAGGTTTATGTTGCACAGATTTGTGTAAGACAGATTTGCACCGTACAGGCTTACGCGGGATCTTATCGCTATTTCGACAGCCTCCTTGACCGATTCCGCATCACACTCGAAAATTACCAAATCAAGGTGATTGAATATCTGGATATTCATTTTCCGGCCTCCTTCCACTGGCCTATCAGTCTCTGGCCAAATGCCCATAGAATTTCAATTTTTCCATCTTCTTCTAAAAGCTGCATTGCGTCGGCATAGGACGAGAGGCCGTTGGAATCCAATTTGCCTTTGCAAAAACACGCCTGATTTATTGTCCCGATCAGTGCCTCCTGATACTTTTCCAGTTCCGATTTGAGCCGGGAAATCTCGTTTTCCAAATCAGAAACACACCGACAATCATTCACAGATTCACATATTTCGATCATTTTGCGGCCTCCTTGTAGTGTTCGCGCCGAACTTCCAAAATTTCTTTATCCATTATTCATACCTCTACTATTTTAATCTTTGGATTATTGAGTTTCGACCACTGTTTATTGTCAATCTTATATGCTTTAATTCTGTAAATCATGGTGCACTTTCTATTTTCTGCATCCGAAATTTTGCCAAAGAACCTTGCATCTCTTGCGGCTCCTACCAAACTAATTCTTCCATAAAACGGGCCAAAGTCTGAGCGAGAAACATACTTATTTCTGCCCACTTTGATAGCATATCTTTTCTTATTATCCACGGCTACGGCCCCCTGAAAGAAGCCCGCGACTTTTCAGATAATAAAAAATATTCGAAAAATCAACCATTGATCTTTTGGCCCGAACAAACTTTTCATCTTTTGGAATTGGCACAAACTGTTTTTGCTGCGAGCCACGAACGAATAGAGCGTTTATTTTCAGAGTTTTCATGAAACGACCTTTCAATAAAAACAAATCATTCCTGATCTGAAAAGACGGGCTCTTCGTCTTTTATCCCCAGAGATTCCACAAAATCAGCATCTTTTTGCAAAGACTGATTAACAGTAAATGAGGCCAACGCGATATTTGTAAATCCAACTTCATCCAGCGAAATTTCCATAGGATTTCCCATAGAGTCCTGCCTATAAATCCAGACTAACGAATGGAGGCCGGAGGATTCACGGCATCGGAAACAAAATCTGTCATCATCTTCTGTGATACTCCTTACATCATTCTCAAAAAGACGGTAGGCCACGCCATAAATATCCTTGAAACTCTCTTCGGAACGGCCAGCGAAACTGATTCCGTAACGCATAAGAAATCCCCTTCAAATGATTGGCTTTTACGCTACTTTTTCGGTATTTTCCGCCATGATAGAATCAATTTCTTTTAATGCTTGTTCTGTAGATAACGCCGCATAATTCCGAAATTCATCTGGGCTCATTTTGTATTTGATAGTATCCACATACAACTTTCCAATTGCCACACAAAGATTATGCAGAGCATCACTACGAATTGTAGAAATAATTTTTCCGTGAATATTTGTTGCCATGATATCCAGAACATAAACGCAAAGTTTGGGCAAATCTTCGCTAATTTCGTCAAGAAATATAGATATTGTTTCCCCTTTTTTTGTAGTAACTTTGCCAAAATGCACGACGAAACTTTCCGCGCCCGCCTTAATTAATTGGTCACGCGTCATGATTTTTATTCTTTCTCATTAAAAGGTTTTACTGTTTTTGAAAAATCAGCTCCCAATTCAATATAGTGGTCGCATCTTTTATCGTCTCTGCCAACCAAATAAACATTTCCTGCACTTCCTTTTTCGATTCTCGTAAAAACTACACAAACATTGCCTTCTAATCTCCCAGATAAATCGTGATCGTTAACAATAAATTTTTGTTTAGAATCAATAAGTTTTTTTGCTTCCTTCGCAACGAACTTGGTCAAATCACTGTATTTATCTATTAGTTTGCTCTGGATATGCAAACTCTTTATTACTTTTTCGTATGATGTTATCTGTTCAAACTCCATTTTCACTTTTTCATCTACAATTTTGGTCACGGCTATTGCCCCTTAAAAAGATGGGAAAAATTAATAGTCACTACTTTCGTCGAAATCTACAACGCCGTTATTAGAATTTGAAAGGGAAACGATTTTCCACTCGCTTTCTGGGTAGATAAAAGATCTATCTTCCTTCTCTAACCATCCTTTTACCTTAGATACCGCATCGTCCTTAGAGTCTGCAATAATGGTTACACTTTTTAGGTACGGATTAAAATAACTCCCACATTTCGACCAACACAAAATCTTAAACATTTCCATATTATCGCCCTTCAAAAAATCAACTTTCCAGCATTTCATAAGGGAACCGATATTTCCCCTCTTCCATCATAATCCTTGCTGTTTCTGCATGTATTTTATAAGAGAAAAGGATGGAATCAATGAGTTTGTTGGCAAAAGCGACCTCTGACTTGTTTTCAGAATTACAAATTGTTTTTAGTGCATTTTTGTAACAAATTAGAAGGTGAGAAGCTCTATCTCGATGATACTGCAAAGTTTCGGCGTTCTTAACTTCATCTGAAAGATCGTCAATCCAATAATTCCAAGGGGATGAAAATTCAAAAATATCTCTGTCAATTCCAGAATCATTTACTGGTTCAGTCTTGAACTTGCCAATCAAATCGGCGGCATTATAAATTCTTGTCATTTGTAAGTCCTTTTAAGACAAAGACATAAGTGGGAAACATTAAATACAAGAAATTACGGTGTATATTATAGTAGTTAACGGGCAATTGTGGTGTTTCATAAAATCATAAAAAGCCAGACGAATCAACGCCCGTTGACGCTGGCTTTTTTATTTTCTGAGTGAAGTAAAAGTTTTCAAATATGTCCAACTATAAGACAGGAGAGGTTTTCCATTTATGGCCTTTTGCCACGGCTAAGATTCATAGTCAAAAAAATGGCCATTGAGATACAAGACGAAACAGAATTTTCCAGACTAAACATCTGGTTTTTCCGGGCATCTGAGTGGGTAGTGGAGGGCGACATTTCGCTCCCGGTTGATAAGATCGGCCCACAAAACCAGCGCATCCCGGTCCGCAAGTGATAAAGAAAAAAATTCTGGAAATTAAATTTTGTAATTCTCTCTAATTCCTGTTATATATATTATCACGAAGGGGGCTGGTCTAAAGTAGATGTGTGTAAAAAAGAAACACTTTTTAATTTTTCTAATCTTTCTCTTTTCCTCTTGTTCCTTCTGGTCTTAAAATCGCAATCAGTATCATTCAAAATAACTCTGTGAATCTCTGCGAAATCACGATGATCAATACCGTCACCTTTATCATTTCTGTTCGGATTATTCCATCCACGAAAATTGGCAAGAACTTCAAAATTGTTTTGGATAAAATTGTGAGCACGTCTGGCATTGGCAAAGGCAAGATAGGTTTCTTTACGTCCACATTCTGTTTCATAAGAAATCTTTACAATCCAAACTTTCATTTTCAATCTCCTTAATTTTTTCTTTCTTCTAATCTCTTTCGTTCAAAAAATCAAGAGAAAGAATAGATGCTTTTTGTTTTTTAAGCGGAAGCATCTAAAACCGCGCTAAAGTTGAGGCATCACGCCTTTCAAACTCTCATTATTTTGGTGGCGAGAGATACCACGCAACAAATTAAATCTTAGGGCGGGTCCATGGCTGATCCCTTTCAAAAAAATTACGCTCCCAAATTTTCATTCATCTTTTTAACCTGTTCTGAAACATTAATCCCTTCACAAATTAAATCTCCGTTTGGCCGGACAACAATATCATAAATCTGATTGCCCACCCAAATATCCGCATAAACAATCGCGGATTCGCTGTTTCCGTCTTGGATATCAATTGTATAACCCTTGCGAATTACTGTGATTACATTATCATTTGGGTCAGTCATTTTTCTTTTCCCTTCAATTTTCGGTCACAATCGGCCAGAATTTCCAAAATGAATTTCGAAATCCGCGCAAGCTGTTTTTGCTCCGCCTAATCCGCACAATAAAAACGGCTGGAACAAAATTGTTGTCAGCCGTCTGAATTGCGTAGATTATGCAAAAACAGGGTCTCTAATAATCCGCGAAACCTTGAGAGATACCGCCTTTTTCTTCAGTTCTCTTTCTTCCTCTTGGGTAATCACACAAGCCAGATCGTATTTCCCGCCACAGATTTCACATGGAACTTCAGGATCATTTATGCAATATCCTGTCAGCATCGTGAATTTCTTCCACGGCTTTCTCTCTGTTTCGTTCTGGATGATGCAGTTCCTACAGACTAACATGACATGGTCCTTCCAAAATTAGATAATTGGCATTTTCAAAAACTACACTTTGAAAATAAAATTGCATTTGCGACAAACATACGTCTGTTTTGTGAGAAAAAGCAGAAGTCCGACAGGGAAAAGCAGAAAAGCGAAAATAATAAGAGCACAACCAAATCCGCCATCTGCAATTCCATTACATTTTGGACAAGATAATTGACTGCAAGCCATAAAAAATCCTTTCAATAAAGGTAAAAAATGACGGCGGAGGGAATTGAACCCTCGACCCCCGGATTAAAAATCCGATGTTCTGCCAACTGAACTACGCCGTCTTTTCGTCAAAAAACGTTTTCCATTTTTATTCATAAATACTTTTTATTTCCCATCCGACAATAACACCTTTTCCGTCGTAAATCTGGACGGCTCCTAACGTCCCCGAAAGACGAGGTTCTACATTTAAGGTGTAATCGTCGTGCTCCGTTCTCTCGTAATTCCTGTTTATGTACATCTTATTTCTCCTGTAAAAAATCCGGGCAACCCCCTTTATAAGAGAAGAACCATTAGGTTTTGGTGTTTCCCATAATTTAATCAATGTTATTTTTGGTTTTTAAGGAGGGTAAACAATGCAGTATCGCGAACTTTTTCATACACATCTTGAGCAGAACCGCAAACTTTGGCATACTCTGTCCAAGCGGCATACCCCGCCCAAGTAGAATCACAAACCTTGCAATACTCTACCCAAGCAGCATTATAAACTTTTTCATGTACCTCCCAAGCAGAATCGCGAATTTTGGTATACTTTGCCAAATTTCTCGGACTCAAAAATTTCGCGCAAAACAATACATCCAACTCCACGCCCTTCGCCTTTTCCCAATTGCCCCTTGTTATTTTTGCACCATCTGGGAACATCTTCCTGAACAAAGAGGTTTGTTTTCTACAGGCTTTTCCCGCCTTCAGCATTTCGGCGGTGATCTTCGTTATTTTCACCGGAATTCCCTTTCGATGTAAAAGATTATTCTTGGTTTTCGAGAAGGATAAACAATGCGGAATCGCAAACTTTTTCATACTCTGTCCAAGTAGAACCGAGAGCTTTGGTATAATCTGCCCAAGCAGAACCGCAAATTCCGGCATACTCTACCCAAACAGAATCGCGAATTTTGTTATACTCTTCCCAAGCAGAATTGCGAATTTTAATATACTCTGCCAACTTTCCCGGACTCAAAAATTTCACGCAAAATGAAATATTCAAGCCCGCGCCCTTTGCCTTCTCCCAATTGGCCCTTGTGATTTTTGCGCCATTCGGGAAAATCTTTTTGAACAAAGCGGCTTGCTGTCCAGAGATTTTTCCCGCTTCCAGCATTTCGGCGGTGATCTTCGTTATTTCCACTGAAGTCCCCTTTCAATGTAAAAGATTATTCTTGGCTTTCAAGAAGAGTAAATAAGGCAGAAACGCAAACTTTTTCATATTCTGTCCAAGTAGAACCGAGAGCTTTGGTATAATCCGCCCAAGCAGAATCGCGAATTTTGTTATACTCTGCCAACTTTTCCGGGCTCAAAAATTTCACACAAAAAAAGACACTCAAGCCCGCGCCCTTTGCCTTCTCCCAATTGGCCCTTGTGATTTTTGCGCCATCTGGGAAAATCTCTTTGAATAAAGTAGCTTGCTGTCCACAGACTTTTTCAGCTTCCAGCATTTCGGCGGTGATCTTCGTTATTTTCATGAGAGTTCCCTTTCGATGTAAAAGATTATTCTTGGCTTTCGAGGAGGGCAAATAAGGCAGAAACGCAAACTTTTTCATACTCTGTCCAAGTAGAATTCCAAACTTTGTCGTACTTTGCCCTGGCAGGACCGCAAATATTGTTGTACTCTACCCAAGCAGGGTTGTTACCTTTGTTATACTCTGGCAAATTAAAACCGCAAACTTTGGCATACTCTGCCCAAGCAAGACAGAGGATTTTATCATACTTTATCCGGGCAAGTTCGCAAACTTCGTCATACTCTGCCCAAGCAGAATCGCGAATTTTGGAAAACTCTGCCAACTTTTTCGGGCTCAAAAATTTCACACAAAACCAGACATCCAACTCCACGCCCTTTGCCTCTTCCCAATTGCCCCTTGTAAGTTTTGCGCCATCTGGGAAAATCTTTTTGAATAAAGCAACTTGCTGTCCACAGGCATTTTCCGCTTCCAGCATTTCGGCGGTGATCTTCGTTATTTTCACGGGAGTCACCTTCCAATGTAAAAGATCATTCTTGGTTTTTGAGAAGATCAAACAAGGCAGAAACGCAAACTTTTTCATAATCTGCCCAAGTAGAATCGAGGACTTTGATATAATCTTCCAAAGTAGGATAGCGAATTTTTCCATACTCCGCCCAAGCAGTTCTGTCAACTTTGTTGTACTCTGCCATAGCAGAATCGCAAATTTTGGAATACTTTGCCCAAGCAGGACCGAGGACTTTGTTATATTCTGCAAAATTCTCCGGACTCAAAAATTTCACGCAAAACAAGACATCCAAGTCCGCCTTCTTTGCCTTCTCCCAATTGGCCCTTGTGAATTTTATGCCATTCGGGAAAATCTCTTTGAACAAAGCGGTTTGCTGTCCACAGGCTTTTTCCGCTTCCAGCATTTCAACGGTGATCTTTGTTACTTTCATGAGAGTCCCCTTTTAATGTAAAAGATCATTCTTGGTTTTTGAGAAGATCAAACAATGCAATATCGCGGACTTTCCCATACACATCTCGAGCAGAACCGAGAGTTTTGATATATTCTGTCCAAGCAGGGCCGCAAGCTTTGGAATACTTTGCCCAAGCAAGTTCGCGGATTTTGTTATGTTCTGTCCGAGCAGAATCGCGAACTTTGATATAATCTGCCAAATTCTCCGGGCTCAAAAATTCCACGCAAAACAAGATATCCAACTCCGCATTCTTTGCCTTCTTCCAATTGGCCTTTGTGAATTTTGCGCCATCTGGGAAAAGTTCTTTGAACAAAGCGACTTGCTCCTTACAGGCTTTTCCCGTCTTCAGCATTTTGGCGGTGATCTTTGTTACTTTCATTTAAATTCCCTTTCAGTGTAAAAGATTATTTTTGGTTTTCGAGGAGGGCAAACAAGGCAGAATCGCGAACTTTTTCATACTCTGTCTGAGCAGAATCGCGAACTTTGATCTGCTCTGCCCAAGTAGCTCTGCAAATTTTGTCGTACTTTCTGAAACGACTCTCTGACGAATAAGGGATTGAAACGTACTCCGCCCAAGTAGCTCTGGAAATTTTGTTGCGCTTTATCCGAGCAAGTTCACAGATTTTGGCAACCTCCCAAGCAGAATCACAAATTTTAGTACATTCCGCCCAAGCAGAGCCGTCGATTTTGTTATATTTTGCCAAATTCTCCGGGCTCAAAAATTTCATGCAAAATAAGACATCTAAGCCTGCCCTTTTCGCTTTCTCCCAATTATCCCTTGTGAATTTTGCACCATCTGGAAACATCTTCCTGAACAAAGCGGTTTGTTTTTTACAGGCTTTTCCCGCCTTTAACATTTTAATAGTGATCTTTGTCATTTTCATTTAAATTCCCTTTTAATAAGGATAAGATTTTGATTTAATCCGACCTGTATAACCAAGGCGGATTGGATAATATTTCTTTGGAGAGGTTTCGGCGTGTCTTGTAAATGGCGAATAAGACCACCCGTTAATCCAGGCGGATCGGTTCCAGAAAACAAGGATAGAGCGAAAACTTCTCTCGTTCCGTGCCCATAACCCATCTTTATAAAAGAACTTGCCTTCTTTGTAAACTGAATATTCAAATTTCTTGGTATTCGGCATCTTGGACCTAAAAAACTCTGTGCTTATTTTGTTGTCCATAATGATGAAACCTCGTCGAAAATTGATAGTTGGCATTCTGGGAGTATCTTGCTACCACCCACTTTTTTCATTCATTTTTTGGGCCGAATCCGCCATTATTTACCATCAACAGGGGGGAGGCAAACAATGGTCCATTGAGACGGAAGAATCTCGGATTATATCGTAACCCGTTTGGTGTCAACAGGCTATGTTTGTTCGGTGGACGTTACTTGCAGACATTTTTGATAGGTATTTCCCTTTTCTAATACCTTAAAAGATGAGATAAGATAATGAGGACGATGTTGAAGCCTCGATGAGACGGGAAAAAGGGGGGGAAAAATCGTTTTCATCGTAGTTAATATACAATAATGTATACTAACTGCAACGGTTTTGATTCCCCCAATGAAAAATTTGTGAATGAACACTCACTAATCCCCTCTTTTTGCCATTAAAAAGCCGTCTGTATGCCTGGACGTGCTCCCATTCTCTCTTTTGTAGCGCGCTGTCATACAACCAATATCGCAAGCAGATTCCGCCAATTTCTTTATTTTCTGTGCCGTCCAGCCCCCAAAATGATAGAATCATCCTTGTATTCCTTTGTTTTAGGCATGGTAGCCATTTGTTTGTCTCAACCCCTAAAAATGATTTTTGACTTCTTCTTTTTGGCCAATTCAACGAATTCGATGAGGCCGTTATACCAATTGACGTAAAATTCATGATTCTTCTTCCCCAGCTTTTCCCCTCTTGGCCCAAAAGACCTGTCTATCCCATCTACTTTTCCCTTTGCCTTCAAAACATATGACATAAATGTATCAAGACCAGAAACTTTCAAGTTGCCCTCAGTATTAAAACAATCTTTATTTGTTTCCCGAAACCCCCACCACGAATATTCGTAGCCAGTATTGCGAGTCAGCCAAGCGAACAAACCTCCCTCGTTATAACAATCGCGGAAATACCCAAGATTACGCGCCTTGTCTGGAACTCCGAATCCAGTATACTGTGCGTCTTCATCCATTTTCTCGATATACAAATCAGCGCCCATGGCTCCGCCCTCTCAAAAAATAATTGAATTAAAAGCTTTTCGCGTGATTGGCCGAACAAACAGAATGAATTTCCAGATTCTCACAGACCTTAATTCCTCTTTTATGCTATCAAAAAGCCATTTGTGTCGGGGGGCGTGCCTGCATAATCGCCACGAAATTCTCATGTCTGCAATCATCGCAGGAAAGGAACTCACTTTCTTCCATTTCTCTCCCACAAGTTTCGCATACTTGCACGGGAAGAGAACTCATTATTCTTTCTGTCAAATTGATCCCTGCTTCCTTGAACATGATAAGGGAAGAAATTATCCCCTCGTTATCCGTGATCCCGGCCATATCATCAATCAATTCATCGTTTTGGATGGTCTTCATCGGTTTTTCTCCAAAAAAACATCAAAAGGTTTTAGCGTTCTTTCTTTCCCAATAATAAACGTTCATTCGGCGTATCTTAAACATCCTATGCCGTTGCTTATTTTACATTTATTTAATATATTAAACAATACCCCGCGCTTTTTGGCATATTTGTTTAATATAGTAAACAAAAACGGCATGACATTAACGGTCGGCCCTTGAAAGGGGATAAGGGAAGGGATTGCCTTCGGCTTGTGGACCGCTAGGACAATCCGTTCCGTTATGCTCTCTCTGAAATGCCTCCCTGACGGCTAGGGGATTGAAACGTGTTATTCGCCCTGTTCTGCACACGATGAGCCAACGCCTTTGAAATATCTCTCTGGCGGATAAGGGACTTCGTATCCGGTACAGTCCCAGCCTAACTTTCTCCAAGCATTGTTTTCCACAATTGTCTCCGCCTGGACGACCGCTTTTTTGATGCGATCCACATCCCCCGGTTGAGCGGAGCAACAGACCGCGATTTCCCCGCTCGGATGGATATGAAACGACACCTTTTTTCCATCAACTCCGGACGAAGACATCCAAAGGTAGAACTCGGTCGCGACCTCCGCGATCTTTCGCAACTCCGCCAGCTTCTTCAAATCACCTTCTGTATCCACTTCTGAAAATCTGTCAACATAAATCTCTACAGAAGGACTTTCCCCACACCATTGTGCTAAAGTGCAAATCTCCCCTGCCTTATTCTTCAAATTTACTATCATTGTAATCCTCCTTAAAAAGATGAATAAAGAATTGAAACATCCGGGAAAAGCTCTTTAAACAAAGCGGCTTGCTCCTTCTCTGAAACACCTCCCTGACGGCTAAAGGGTCGGAACTTCGTATTCGGTAGAATCCCAACACCAAGCCCTCCAAACATTGTTTTTCACAATTGCCTCCGCCTGAATGACCGCTTTTTTGATGCGATCCTTCTCTCCCGGTTGAGCGGAGCAACAGACCGCGATTCCCCCACTTGAATGGATGCTCAATTTCACCTTTTTTTCGTCGACTCCGCACGAAGTTTCCCACAATTCGAAACCGATGGCTATTTGTGCGATCTTTTGCAACTCTGCCAACTTTATCATGTCTTCTATCGGATTTGTTTCCGAAAATCTGGCTGCGTTAATCTCGATAGAAGGTCTTTCTCCACACCATTGTGCTAAAGTGCAAATCCTTCCTGCCTTATTCCTCAAAGTCACCATCATCGCGTTCCTCCTTAAAGTCCGGTTTGTCCATGCCGACTTCTTCCCATGTCTGGGGGGAGCTTGATTCACAAAGGAAAGCGTAATCCTCTCCCTCCTTGTCGTAGCCATTATATCGGCAACAGACTTCTACATAGTTCCCGAAGTCATGGGGAAAAGTCTTCATGCAAAGTTTCGCCGTTCCGACTTCCGGCCCTAACTTCTTCCGGATTGCTTTAATAAATGCCCTACATTCAATTCTCGACTTCCGCACATAGTCTTCTTCTCCTACTTGCACACAATCTTCCCCGTATGGGGCTGAACCAATATTTACAAAATCCATCATTGCGATTCTCCTTGAAAAATTGAAAATTCTTCACATTGTCTTGATAACTGAATCCTTGGGGATGTAAACAACTTCATTCCCCAGAATCCAGATTTCCAGCATTTCCGGGAACACGTTCGCGACCGTCCCGAAAATCTTTTGGCCATTCAACCAAAACCAAATACTGTTACCCCGCGCCATAATGTGCCCTCTCTTAAAAAGTTGAAACACGGCTTTTTCTGTTTATACAACCGTCTATCCTTCAATGCTTTGCAACTATTCTTTTTTTCTTTCAACAAAACGCATTCTCGCGAAGTACTTATATAAGATAAGTGAAAAAGGTTTTTTGTGGCTTCGCACATAGACTTTTGCATCGCAAAAGACGAAGACTATAAGAGAAGCAGTATTATTTTCTCAGAATAACCCGAATTCTCCAGCAAAGCTCATCCGTTGGATTCGCAGTCTTCTGGAGTGAATTAAAGCAAAATAGACGGGTTATTGTTTCAAAAATGGGAAAACTGGCGGGATTTAGCCAATTCCCCCTATGAAAAATAATACTCCAGTTTATTATCTGCATTTGTCGAATATCTTGATAACAACCGACAAAAGCAAAGTGCTTCGTGCCAGATTGAATATCCGTCTTTATTCTACCGTCTGTCATTTTCAGGCAGTAGGAGAAAGAAGATTGATTTTTAATTATCGGGGAATCAATCAAAAACCCCGCTTTAATGGCTATCCAGATCAAGCAAGCATAGGCAGATTTTTTCCCAAATTAGCCACGGATTCGGTTTTAACGGACATTCTTGCCCGGTCTTTTATGGCAGGCAAGCGGAATCCCATTAATAATCTGTCTACTTCATTATATAAGACAAGTTGTCCTCATATACATGGGAGTTGGCTTGCGCCCTTGCTCTCCCATATTTTGCCATTCTGGAAGCCCCCCTCGGATATGGCGGACCGGATAATAGATTGTTTTACATATTTCTTCCTTTCCAAAAAACGTTTATGAAAAAACCCTTTTGCTTTCAGATGACCAGGGCGACCCCCCGATTCATCCGAAAACACAATTAAATCTGTCCGAATCCTTTTTTCCCTTTTTGGAGCGGATATTCGGGCTTAACTCAAACAACAAGCCCATCGCATGCAACCGGATTCCCCTTGTCGTCACGGATCAAATCCCCTGGGGAAACCAAATCGGTTCTATCCGGGCAAAAGTCTCTCACCATTCTTGGGACGATATAAATATTATTATGATATTTGTCTCGCTTTGGGAGATCCTCAACATCTCCGTATGTGTTATTGTTTATCGCGATTCCGTTAAAAACATCAATCGTTTGTGTCCTGACTTTTACCCTGGCAACCTTCCCGCTTTTCGGGAAAGTCACAAACTCCCCGTCTTGCCGCTTCACCACGATGTCGTGCGGGGTCAGATTAATGAAATTCATAGTGTTCCCCTTCCTATAAGATTTCTACTTGAAAGCGGATACCCGGAATGGGCGCCGCTATAATTAAAAACGGTCCGTCCGCATTTAAGCAGAACGGACCTTATCGAAATGCGGCCACACTAACCGATGGCCGCCTTCTACCTTCTCCTTTTAAATCTCCCCGTCAAACGTCAACGGGAAAAACTCGTCACAATCCGAACAATGGAACTCTTCCGGAAGCTCATCCTCCCCGGAAAAGTCCCAGGTCGTTGTCAATTGCTTTCCACAAAACGGGCAATCCGGGTTATCGTATTCCATTGTTCTTCCTTTGACAAAGGTCGTTTTTATCCAAAATACCCTGAAAAGACCCGGGATTCGGCGATTTTTTCCGAATCTTTCCAGGATACTTTGAATCTCTCTGGAATCCCCTATCTTCCCTCTTATAACCGGGATAGGGCAAAACTTCTTTAATGGCCGGGATCATTCCTTCATTCCGTCCATGATTTCTACATACTCGAAAGCCGTCATGCCTTTAACGGCTTTCGCATAATCCCCGCAAATATCCGGGGAGAAATTAATCTTGTCTCCCATAACGGAAGAATGTCCCGCTTTACAATAAAGACAAGACCTTGTAGCCCCGGAGGCTGTTCTATGCTCTTGAAAGAATGAATGGACACACTTTTTACAGCTTTTCATGGATTTCGCTTCGACTTCTTGTGTCGATTCGCGGAGGAGTTTGATCTCTGCTTCCTGCTCCGTCCCCTTCTCCGCTTCCCTTATTTTGGTTAATTCGGCAAGGCGTTTGATCAGTTCCAGGGGAATCAAATCCATGTCATTCCCTTTCGAAAATTGCATCTTGCATTGTTATATTCTTCCGCTTCTTTCATATCCTTTTGATACTTAATCCAAACAACACAATCCGAACAATACTTTTCGCCCGCTTCGGGGCAATTCATGCAACGCCTTTCAAAAACTTTCAAGGCAATTGCATATCTTCTCATTTCCGTTTTCAATTCTCTGGTGAAATTCTTTTGGATATCCATTCTATTGCCTTTCCTGGAAAATAATGGCATTGTTGCAAAGACCTTGCCGATTACAAAATAAATGCAAGGCGCTTCTTGTAAACTTCAAGCCGCCGTTCCAAATTCGCTTCTTCTTTGCGGATTTTCTCCGCGTAGAAGTCAATTCGTGCCGCCTTCCCCTCCGAAGATAGTTGCGCTTCGAGGGCGCTAATCTCCGCCTGGCATTGCTCCATCTCTCTCCGGGAGTAGGCGGACACGGCCAAATCCGCCAAAAACTCCTTATGTCCTTTTTCTTCTCTTGCCAATTTCTTCGCACCTACTTCCCGCTCTATGCCGACAATATCTATCGGCACGATCGCGCCAAAGCTTAAAATACCCATGAGACCCCCTTTCCGGTTAAGGTCATTAAACGACAACAAAAAAAGCCCCCTCCTGTATTAGCGAGGGGGGAAATTTTGGTGCTGTTAACTTTTCTTTTCGGCCGGGATCATGGCCGCAAGATACGCGGCGTATTCCTCGTCTAGCGAAGCGGCGGCAACCCCCGCGTTGGCGGCCGCCAATGTCGCGACAAGTGATATGGCCAAATTTTGGCAGGTGGGAAAATCGCCCTTCCCGTATGCCTCTCTGATGCGCTTCTCGACGCCAATCACGGCGTCACGATAGCTTTTCGCGGAGGCCAAGGCCCTTCCCGCCGTCCGCCGTGCAACCTCTTTATCCGACACGATGCCCGATTCCACATTCACGCTGGCAAAACTCAGAATTCCCATGACAGCCTACCTTTCCGGGGATCTCTCCCCTGACTCTCCCCTATTCCCGCGGTATTGCGGGATTACAGGGCACTACAGACAATAGTCTCTTCGTCTCACAGCGCCGACACTCCCACATCGGCCCCTCTCCCCTCATCCCCTTGCAACGTACAACTTCCCGCACATTTCTATCACATACCGGGCACCTCGCATTGGAGATGACATCTCCGTTCTTCATTTTACCTTCCCGGGGATCTCTCCCCTTCATTCTCCTGTTCCCCGCGGCATGCGGGGTTGTATTCTTTCTTTCGCTGTCAATGATTATACCGGCTCCTCCCCCGGATTACAAGGCCTTTTTTTATTTTCATGTCGCTGTAACGTGCTTGTTGATAGTAGGTTATGACAATTCCGAAAATAGTCCATAAATTATTTCGATCTCATTGTAACCCGTTGATTGACACAAGGTTATGAGCATTTTGAATGTTGGAAGGGGGCGAAAGACAGCTTGCCATTTTCTATTTTCCGTTTTTTCGCACGTGCATATGTTGTTATACAGCAAGAGTTTACGATTTGATATGGCGTTCCTGGGACTATCGCCCTGGAGGGGACTATCGCCCTGGATTGTCACCACGGGGGGCGGGAGGGGCGCAATGCAATTGATAATGATTCTTGATAAGGTCTTGGGGGGTATTTCGATTTTGAGGGGGGAATGTGGGGAGAGAGGGGGGGGGTGGTCCTCCCTCAACATTTTCGATTTGCTCATTGCAACGCCGAATCTATCTGATTATTGAGGGAAAGTGATGGGACATCTAATACATGTAGTGATAGAGTAATTGATCATATCACTTAAAATATTAAGAATCTATTTGTTTGGTCTTCTCTCAACTCCAAGCCCTCAAGCATCGTAACATTGAAATTGTTAGTGTGCAACAAGCCTGTTAGTTTCTGGGAAAATACCGGACCCCCATCCCACCTTGTGCAACGCCTAATCCTTGGATAAATAGTCTGCGAAGCCGCCGGATCCTAACAATTATAGGCACTCATATATACTATGCCAACATTTTATAGACGAAGCGGCCACCCTGTCCAAAGACATACTGTCCAAAGACACACTGTCTAAGATGGGGGAATGTACTATTGGCTCTTTTTGCCATTTTTGCCAATGGGCAGCACCATTATTATATAGCGTGTTATATCATCTTTTGCAACGAAAACTATTTTATTTTCCCAACAGCAAATGGCGGCCTTTTCTATCTATATATATGTTGACAAATGGGCGAAAGAAGCGGAATAAGCGGAAGAAACGTTATGAGGACTTTATGACTACCCTATCTACGTCTGTTATAGTAGTAGCGACTAGGCAGAATCAGGTAACTGGCAGACTTTATGGTAAATCGCATATAATGGTGGGCGACCGTACTGCTTGCAAAATTGATTTGCGCAGGGGCTATTGGAATATAAAATATGAAAAAGACATGGCGTGTAATTGTAAAATATGCAACGACACTATTAAAGAAGTGAAAGGAGAATCAAATGCCCAAGATTCTTGGTAAATGCGGCAAGGCTATTGGCAAGCGGATTTGTAAGAAGTTCAAGCGGCTTTCGCGTTGTCCGAATAAGAATTGTAAGGGAAAGATGGCTTAATAAAAATATTTTGAGGATTTATATATGATTAAGAAATTTGTTACGCTGATCGAAATTTTATTTATTGTTTCTATTTTTTTAATTATCACAAGTATGATTCTTAGAGGAATTGCAAAAAGTCTAGACAAACCTCCTTTGGGAACCATAACGCTGTGTACAAACGAAGGATCTATTTCGCAAGAATATAAAGTAGACGCCCCATTGATAATCAGCCCTGACGGAACAGTCAATTTCAAGTCTCGCGGGAAAACAATCATTTTTAAGGGTAGTTATATTTATACAGAATACAAGGAAAATAACACTAACAAAGAAAGGGACAAAGGCCATGATCAGAGTCATTGAAATGATCGTATTGATGTCATGTATTGGAGTTTCAACAGCTTTTATTTATTATGCAGCGAAGTCAACCAATAACTCCAAGGAGGACAAAGGCCATGATCAGAGTCATTGAAATGGTTATATTGATGTCATGTATCGGGGTCGCGTCAGCTTTTATTTATTGTGCTATAAAGTCAAACAATAGCTCTAAGGAGAACAAAGAATGAATGATACTCGAAAGATCATTGGAATCAGTTGTGCATTTGTTGGTATCGTTGCCCTTCTTGTCGTTATTTTCTGCTCATGGGGTACGATTGACGCCGGACATAGGGGCGTTGTCCTAAGTATGGGCAAAGTCACGGGAGAGATAAAAGGCGAAGGATTTTATACAAAGATCCCGTGGATAGTTTCTGTTGTTGAAGCGGATATCAGGATGCAAAAAGAGCAGGTCGAAACAGAAGGTGCGAGTAAAGACTTGCAAACAGTCAAGGCTGATATTGCTTTGAATCTATCAATTGAACCTTCTAAATGCGCAGATCTTTATCAGTCAATTGGGAGGGACTATTTGGATAAATTTGTGGCCCCGTCAATGCAAGAGTCCATAAAGGCCGTTCTCGCTCAATTTACTGCAGAAGAGCTTATTTCAAAAAGGGAGTGTGTGCGCGAATCAATGGGGAATCTTTTATCTTCCAAGCTGGCCCCTGTTGGTATCAAAACCTCTGCACTAAATATTGTGGATCTTGATTTTAGTCCATCGTTCAATAGCGCGATTGAGGCCAAAGTCACAGCGGAACAAAACGCGCTTGCCGCAAAAAACTTATTGGCACAGAAGGAATTTGAGGCACAGCAGCTTATTGCTACGGCTAAGGGCAAGGCCGAAGCCATGCAAATTGAAAGTGCGGCGTTGGCAAAAAATCCACAGGTACTTCAACTCCGTGCTCTTGAAAAGTGGAACGGCGTTCTACCGCATGTTATGAGCGGCGATGTGGTTCCATTTATTGACATCACAGAAAAACAAGATAATGTTATTAAGCGGTAATTCGCAAGAGGGAATTTTGATTAAAAATCGTGGAGTGCCGCCAAACAATGGAGATTTCGCCTGTATTCTTGTTCTTATAGGGGCGCATCTCCTAATTATAGCCATAGCTTCCGTATTATATTGGGGGTTTATGTAAAATGGACAAATGTTCGAATCCAAAATGCAAAAATGGATTTGTAAAGACGTGTGTACTTGTGCATTCAGGCGGCAATTATTATGTTAAATGCGCTATTTGTAATTCTCAAAAAGAAGATGCTGATAGGAAGTTGTGTGAAAAATGTTCCCATTTCAACAAATGTGCTATGTGTATAAATCAAAGCAATCATAATGAAATTTTGTCTCGCAGCTCGTCTAAAAGCGAATATATAACAGAGGCTTGGCCACGCTGTAGAATTGATGAATATGAAACTCTTGATCATTTGGCCTTTAAGTCCCCCCATGGAAATATTTATCAAATTAATTTTACACACCCGTTTGGTCGTTATGGAGATTATTTGTTTGTGAAATTTAATAAAACAGGAAATTTTGCAAATGGGGCTGTAGAAAGTGTTGATATGCTAAAGATAAAGCAAATTATTTGAATTTATTCTAAGGGCTGTTAAAGAATGAAGTATTATAATGGAAATGACGCACTTGTAATAAAAAGTTGGTGCAATAATCCAGAAGATTCGGCCCTTGATCAAGCCAAGAATTTAGCCAAATTGCCGTTTGCTTATGGCAGTATTTGTTTGATGCCAGATACACATGCTGGTTACGGAATGCCCATAGGTGGAGTTCTCGCCACCAAAGATGTTGTAATTCCTAATGCTGTTGGGGTAGATGTGGGATGTGGAATGTGTGTAGCAAAAACAAATTTACATGATTTATCAACGGATACTATCAAACGTATTGTGGGAGAAATTAGAAAGGTTGTTCCGCTTGGATTTAACCATCACAAAGAGCCTCAACCAAAATCGCTGATGCCAGAAGGAGACTTGTATTATCAAGAATACTACAATAATTATTTTGATAAAATGTTTATTTGTGAAAGAAATCATGACAAGGCAAGAGAGTCTCTTGGAACGCTGGGCGGAGGCAATCATTTTATTGAGATACAAAAAGACAGCAGAGGGATTGTATGGATTATGATTCATTCTGGATCTCGTAATTTAGGCAAACAGGTTGCCGATCATTACAATAGGTTGGCGATAGAATTAAATGAATCATATTATAGCAATGTTCCAAAAGAATGGCAATTGGCTTTTTTGCCTATAAATTTTGAAGAAGGCGAAAAATATATACAGGAAATGGATTATTGCGTCAAGTACGCCAAGGCTAATAGAAAGTTGATGATGACAAGAATAATGCAGTGTTTTGTTGATATTATTCCTGATTGCTTATTTTCTTCTATTGACGGGAACACTGTTCTTGATGTTGTTCATAATTATGCTAGAATGGAAAATCATTTCGGACACAATTTAATGGTTCATCGAAAAGGTGCTACTTCTGCAAGAAAAGACGAATATGGGATTATACCGGGATCACAAGGGACTGCGAGCTATATAGTCAAGGGGCTTGGCAATCCAGATAGTTTCATGTCTTGTTCCCATGGCGCTGGCCGTAAAATGGGCAGGAAAGAAGCCAAGCGAACCCTTAATTTGGATTCAGAAAAGAAGAAGCTTGACGATTTGGGAATTGTCCACGGCATACGCAGCGTTGACGATTTAGAAGAGGCTTGTAGTGCATATAAAGATATTGATGTGGTTATGGAAGAGCAAAAAGATCTTGTGGAAATCGTTGAGCGTCTTAAACCTCTTGGCCTTATTAAGGGATAAATAATGAAAGCCTACGTTTCGCTTATTATTCTTTTAGACGACGACTACAGTGAGGCCACAAAAAAAATGACAGTAGAGCAGAACAGTAGGATTTATGAATCAGAAGCTTGTGTTTTTGAAGATGACGAAATTGAAACTATGATAAAGACTATGCAAAAAATGGCGTCTGATGCCTTGAATGTAGCAAAAGAAGAGGCTGGATTTAGGGAGCAAGAAAGATTAAATCATCTTGGGTTGATATAAAATATTATCGGTATGCGGATTTATAAGAAGTCCAAGCGTAATATGCGGCGCTCGGATAAGAATTGCAAGGAAAAGAGCAAATGGAGCTTCTGTCTATGTCAATGATATGTGTTAAGGATAAGTCCCTTTGATGGTTATGGAGAATCCAAATAGCTTATCCACCAAATGTGTTTTCCGAGACGATGAATCTGGCATTTGGCTTTATCAGACCAATTGCATTGAATTTATGGATATACTTGCTGCTAAATTCCCTGAAGGCAAGTTCGATATGATTTTTGCCGATCCGCCATATTTTTTATCTAACGGAGGGTTTACCTGCCACACGGGGAAGATGGTGGCGGTCAATAAGGGGGAATGGGATAAATCCAATGGACCGGAGATGAATCATAAATTTAATATGGAGTGGCTTTCAAGGTGCCAGAATGTTCTAAAACCAAATGGAACCTTATGGGTGTCTGGGACACACCATGTGATCCATTCTGTAGGTCATGCCATGCAACAACTGGGGATGAAAATCCTTAATAACATTACTTGGTTGAAACCAAATCCGCCTCCGAACCTTTCTTGCCGCTATTTTACTCATTCTACGGAAACAATAATCTGGGCTGCGAAAACAGAAAAATCAAAGCATTGTTTCAATTATGGAGAAATGCGTGAAAGCAATAATGGCAAACAGATGAAATCCGTATGGTCTTTCTCTGTGCCTAACAAAAAGGAAAAGGAATTTGGGAAACATCCTACTCAAAAGCCGATTGCTCTCTTAGAAAGAATTATCCTATCATCAACGAGTGAAGGCAATTTAATCTTTGATCCTTTTGCAGGCAGTTCTACTACTGGTGTATCAGCAATACAAACACATCGTAAATTTGTAGGGACGGAACTTAAAACAGAATTTATCAATCTGTCTATTGCTCGATTAAAACATGCGATAGGTATCCGCGAAAGATAACGCAATACCCAGGGATCAAGCATGATAATGCAGAACCACGACCCGTAGCTAATCAATGGATGTTACGACGATAGTAAAAGGAATGATTCATCATGAACACTGGAAAAGGCAAGTCTATAATAACGAATTTTGGATGTGATAAGTCGTGTCATTATTGTATTTGGAAATATTCACAACTGAGGAATTACAAAACTACAATAGACAATACAGACTGGGAAAAGCTATCGAAGTTCATAAAGGGCTCGGATAGCATAAGTATTTCTGGTGGCGGCGACCCTCTTTATAATATTGACGGAAATTGGGCATGGTTCAAGGAGTTCTTTACCAGGGCTAAATCCTATCATGTCAAACTTCACACCGCAGTTATTTTGCCACAAGACAAAAGTTTTTATTATGGTAGCTTTAATAAGATTGCACTGCATCTGAATTATAAAGAATTCAAACACAATCTTGACAGGGTTTTTTCTCTACATGAGAATATTAGGCTAGTTTTCGTATTGTCGGAGAACGATTTGTCCAAGAACAGGGTAAGTGAGATATGCGAAATATGTGCTGATAAGTCTGTTCAGTTAAGTTTTAGAGAATTGTTTATCCCTGATAAGACAAAGTCTAGATTGCAGAGTGTGCTTGAAATTAATACGAAGGAAATAGTTAAGAGCAAATACAGTTCTTTCGCCAAATTTGTCGAACAGGCCGACTATAATATTTATTATATGCCAGACAATTCTATAAGAACAAAATTTTTGGAGAATGCCCATGCAATTTAAGAATGCTTTTTATCTCCCAAGCGGTAGGGTATTTTTGCTTGATTGTGACGGATTTCCTGTTGAATGTACAGAAATGAGAGATGTTACTGTCGGTGGGAAGGACCATGAAGAAGTACGAACATCTAACGACCCGCATGTGATTTGGAATCACTTAAAGCCATATAATGAAAAATGGCTGCTTACAGTATCTACGCAGAAGGGCTGCCCACATAAATGCAAGTTTTGTGATGTCGCAGGGCTTGGCTTTAGCGGCAATTTAACTGTTGAACAAATCTTGGAGCAAGTTTCTTTCATCCTGGATGCTTCTCCGTATGTGCAAAATTGCTCTAAAGTCAAAATAGGATTTGCTAGAATGGGAGAGCCGTCACATAATTTGACAAATGTTCTTAATGCCATGAAGATGCTACCATCAATCTCTTCTAGCAAAAGTAGAGTTTTCACATGGCTGCCATGCTTTAATAGTATTCTGCCCAAGAAAACAATAGATGGACGGTCAGCATACGATGTGATAGAAAGAGTTTTAGCTATGAAGGATTGGTATAATGGATTCCTCCACTTCCAAATCTCGGCAAATTCTACAGACGAGAATATTAGGAAGCAGCTTTTCGGTGGTGCCGATGTCTTGGGCTTGGAAGAAATTGTCAAATATATCAATGGAAAGTCGATTACTAATAGGACAATTACGCTGAATTTTATAGTAATAGATGGAGTCCCTATTGATGTAAAATATCTAAAGAGTATTGGCGTTAATGGCAGCAAATTTAACATTAAGCTGATCCCATTAAACAATACGGAGCGCGGGATCATCAATAACTTGAAGACATATGCCAATTATACCAATTATGATAAACTGATTGATTTGGGAGATGAAATACGGAAGGAAGGCATTCCTGTTGTCGTAGATGCTATAGCAAAATGTGAAGAGGCCGGGTTATGTTGCGGACAGTTGGCTCATATATATGCGAAAAATAATTAATTTTTTCTATTGACAAAATCTGGTTTAGGTGTATACTAATAATAGCTTCTTACTCTTTTATAGGGGTGCGCTTTCCGTGAGATTGAAGCAATCCATATTTACCTATCTCGATATGGCCATTACGTCCCCCGGACTAGGGGAACGAACATGGTCAGTCCATCGAAATTTGGGTAGGAGAGTGATGGTGGGCTGAGGAAAACGGGAAAACCGAATTCCTCAACTCACCCACGAAAGTGGGTTTTTTGTTTGTAGTAAAAAATCGTTCTGGGGTAGCTCAGCTGGTAGAGCGACGGACTGTTAATCCGTTTGTCGCAGGTTCAAATCCTGCTCCCAGAGCCAAAATTATCAGGGTGTGGGCCAATGGCTGGCCACCAGTCTTGGGCACTGGGTCATGCAGGTTCGACTCCTGTCACCCTGATTTAATATGTGCGTCCCTGTGATCTAATGGCAGGATACCAGATTTTCAGTCTGGGTGCAAGGGTTCGATCCCCTTCAGGGATATTTGTTCTTTGAAAATGTAGCCCATTAACTCAACTGGCTAGAGTGCCACTTTTACACGGTGGAAGTTGAAGGCTCGAATCCTTCATGGGCTATTTAATGCTCGGTTAGTGTAGTGACAACACGCGACACTGTCGATGTCGAGTCAGGAGTTTAATTCTCCTACCGAGTGCCATTTTTTTCGGGCTATGTGCCCACCAATGGGGACATAACATAATGGGAATGTGTTACCCTTGCAAGGTAAAAATGTGGTTTCGACTACCACTGTCTCCATTATCTTTTATTTTTTGCTCTTTGACAATATTGCTGTAAAACGTAACACAGAAGCGTAGCCTAACGGTAAGGCAGCACTTTGCTAAAGTGCCATGCGTCCACAAGGCGTATTGAGAGTTCAATTCTCTCCGCTTCTGCTTTATAAAACTAGGAGCCCATATGCAAACTAATACAATGAAGTGCGAATATGGATGTGGGAATAACGCTTTATACAAGTTGCCTAAAGGCAGATGGTGTTGTTCGACGAGCTTTAATTCGTGTCCTGCTTCCAGAGAAAAAAACAGAATAGCCGTTCTCGATAGCTATAAAAATGGAAGATCTGGTTATTGGAAAGGCAAAAGTTATCCAAGTTTTGGCAAAAAATATGAAGAAATGTACGGCAAGGACAGGTCTGAAATAATCAAAGATAAAATATCAAAGTCTTTGATTGGCGTTTCTCCGGGCAGAGCAAGTACGGACGAGAAAGAACAAATAAGAAGATCTCGCATTTCTGCAAAAATGATTCTTAATAAATGTGGCGGGTATAGGTACGGTAGCGGCAGAGGTAAAAAGGGAACATATAAGGGGTATTGGTGTGATAGTAGTTGGGAGCTAGCCTATGTTATTTATTGTTTAGATCATAGTATCAAAATAAGTAGAAATTGGACAAGGTTTCCTTATGTTTATAAAGGCAAGCAGCGTTTTTGGATTCCAGACTTTGTTAAAGAAGATACCTATATCGAGATTAAAGGATATGAGACAAAAAAGGATGAAGCAAAATTCAATTATTTTAAAAAGAGCTTGATTATTCTTAAAGAAAAAGAAATGCGTTTTATACTAAGTTATGTTACTGATAAATACGGAAAGGACTATATTTCAATGTACGAAAGGAAGAGTTGACCACAGTGGGTGCGTGGCCTTGTCTTGAAAACAAGTGCCCATGAAAGTGGGCTGAGAGTTCAAATCTCTCCTCTTCCTCCACTGCCCCGTGGTGTAATTGGAAACGCGCTGGCCTTTGGAGCCGGAGTCTCCCGTTCAAATCGGGACGGGGCAATTTTATACTGCCCAGTGGTGTAATAGAAACATATCGGACTCTGACTCCGAAGACTTCAGGTGCAAGTCCTGACTGGGCAATTTTTATTCGCAAGTGTAGCCCGTTATGGAGGCGGATGAGCCTGTAGAGCTCATATCTTCGGATCATAGAAGGTTCGATTCCTTCCACTTGCATTTTATATTGTCGCAGGGTCGCCAAATGGTAAGGCTCCAGACTCATAATCTGGCAATTTGCTGGTTCGATTCCGGCCCCTGCTATTTATTTTTATGGTGGCTATAGTGTAGAGGACTGCACGTCTGACTGTGGCTCAGGAAGTCTGGGATCGTTACCCAGTAGTCACCCCATTTTTCTTGCGAGTGTAGCTGAATAAGACTAGCACCGGATTTTTAATCCGGGATATGTGGGTGCGAATCCCATCACTCGCACTTTTGCGTCTGTAGCTCAATTGGCAGAGCATTTGGTTCTTACCCAAGGGGTTGGAGGTTCAAGTCCTCCCAGACGCATTTTATTTGCTGGTGTAGCTTAATGGTTAAAGCGTCAGCCTTATAAGCTGAAAATCGGTGGTCCAATTCCACCCACCAGTACCATTCTGCGCTCATGGTGTAATGGATAACATTTCTGACTACGAATCAGAAGAGTGCAGGTTCGAGTCCTGCTGGGCGTACCATGTGCCTGTGGTGTAATGGATAACATGTCACGGTCCTAACGTGTCGATTTGGGTTCAATTCCCAACGGGCATATTTACTTTGAAAGGCGGTGATAACCAATGGTTCTAAATGACGCAACTCTTGTTTTGAATAAAGGATGGGTCCCAATCGGCTTCGCTTCAGTGCGCAGGGCTATGGAACTGTTGGTTACTGATAGGGCACAGGCGATTCTCCCAGACGACTATTCTGTCCATAATTTTGATTCTTGGGCAGATTTAAGGCTGTTAGACGATGAGATACGAATCCGTACTGTAAGTTTGGAAATAAAAGTTCCTGAGATCATCAGGCTAAATACATATACCGGAGTTCCGCAACACAAACTCAAGCTTTCTAGGCGCAATCTTTTCCGCAGGGATAATTGTACGTGTCAGTATTGCGGCAAACAACTCAAGAGCGAGGATGCAACTATTGACCATGTCATTCCGAGAGCATTGGGTGGTAAAACGACTTGGCTCAATTGTGTTATCGCCTGTCTCAAGTGCAATAGCAAAAAAGACGACAAGACGCTGGCTCAGTGTGGGATGAGATTGATAAAAATTCCTGTTGCACCTAATGGAATGGCAAGTATACGGATTCCTGTATTTAAGAAGAGGATCAGTTGGGATAAGTTTATTTCAGAAGCGTATTGGAATATTGAACTTCTTGAATAGGAGTTAAGCAGACAAACGTTTCGAATAAGCACATGCCCATAGTCTAATTGGATAGGCGCCAGACTTCTAATCTGGTTTATGAGGGTCCGAGTCCCTCTGGGCATATTGCGGGTGTGGCTCAGTGGTAGAGCGCGACGTTGCCATCGTCGATGCGAGGGTCCGATTCCCTTCACTCGCTCCAAGCGCCTGTGGTGAAATGGCATCACGAGAGTCTTCCAAACTCTAGTCCCGGGTTCAATCCCCGGTAGGCGCTCCATTTTTTTTATACGCTTGGATAGCTCAACGGTAAGGCATCTGGTTGAAGCCCAGAAAATGCAAGTTCAATTCTTGCTCCAAGCATTTATACGGGTGTAGTGTAGTGAAAACATTTCAGACTCCAAATCTGAAGACAGGGGTTCGATTCCTCTCGCCCGTGCCATGCTATAAATCGTATGTGGGGAGAATAAAAATGATCGTTAGAGCTGGAATGAATTATGCCGATGCTGGAAGAATTGGATATTTGAAAGGGAAAAGTTATTAATGCCCGATAAGCGTAGATGCCGACGCAGGACCCTTGTAAGGTTCAGAGGCTGGTTGAAGTCCAGCATCGGGCTTTTATTTATACGCTGTTATAGCTTAGTGGCAAAGCAGGGCTTTCGTAAAGCTCAGACGTTGGTTCGATTCCAACTAGCAGCTTTTGTGCCGCCATAGCTCAGTTAGAAGAGCGCATTCTTGGTAAGAATGAGGTCGTGAGTGCAAATCTCGCTGGTGGCTTTTATGCACGAGTAGCCAAGTGGCTAAGGCGGCAAGCTGCAACCTTGCTAATATGGGTTCGATTCCCATCTCGTGCTTATTTGTGGCCAAGTGGCGGAATGGCAGACGCGAGAGTTTCAAAAGCTCTTGTCCATACACGGACACTGTGGGTTCAAGTCCCACCTTGGCTATTTTATGGCGCCATAGCCCAACGGCAGGAGGCATCTCGCTTAGAACGAGAGCAGTGCTGGTTCGAGTCCGGCTGGCGTTATTTTTTCAAATCTGCGGATATAGCTCAGCAGTAGAGTTCTTGTCTGATAAGCAAGAGGTCGAAGGTGCGATTCCTTCTATCCGCATTTTATATTTTGTAATAGTGGCAGCGATTGCCTTTAACTATATCAATGCTACTTGTGGCACCAGTGAATTGCCAACTGCCATCAGTTGATCTTTAACCATTCGTCCGGGAAGCCCATTAACCACAGGCTTAATCTCGGATTGATGATATCAGACCTGGGAGGAGATTTCTCTCTGTAGTAGATTGCACGTAGCAACGCGTCCGTCCGTTTGCGTTTCCCGCTTTGTTTCGCCATTCCGGGAGTGTTTTCCCAGTCTCGAGCTTTGTCATTGACGCCGTCGTTCTTCTGGATCAATTGGAGAAGGGCATTGAGGGATTCACACATTGAAAAGCTCCATCGTTTGTTCACCATTCGCCTTTGCATGCGATATCTTTTGTTCGCTGAGACTATTTCTTTCCCAAAACACACCGTCAGAATACCCTTGAATGCTCGAATCTGCTTTAGCTGCTTCAAGTCGCTTATGCGTCCAGCAGCAATACTCCCGGTTCAGTTCTATGCCGCAATACCGGCGTCCGAGTTTCTTTGCAGCGACAGCCGTTGTGCCGCTTCCGAGGAAGGGATCGAAAACAAAATCGCGGGGGAGTGAACTGGCGAGAATTAGTTTCGCGATCAATTTCTCAGGCTTCTGTGTGGGATGGTCCGTGTTTTCCGGCATGGACCAGAAGGGTATCGTTATGTCAGACCACAAGTTCGATGGATGGGTGAGTCTGTAGTTCCCATTGTCCGATTCTTCCCAATCCTTTGGTTGCCCGTCCTCGTGCCGATACGGTGCGATAACTTTCCGTTTTAGCTTAACGGCGTCCACGTTAAAGGTGTAATCGTCGTCCCGTGTGCAGAACCAGATGTCCTCTGTGTTGTTCTTCCAGTTTGCTTTTGCGCCACGACCCTTTTCGCGTTCCCACGTAATCCTGTTGCGGACATGTAGATGTCTGTCCAGAACAGGGAAAACCAGCGTGGAGGTGCGCCAATCACTGCATACGTACACGGACGACCTTGCTCGGAGTAAGGGCGTCATGGCTGACAACATACTCTCGAACCATGACGCATACTCCTCCGACTCCTGTGCGTGGAACACATGCCCGTTGAAATCCTTTGTCAGATTGTACGGGGGGTCAAGGATGAGGAGATCTACAAAGGCACGGGGAAGCAACGGGCACGCATCCCGGAAATCCTGATTGATCACGCGGTCCGTCACGTCTTCTACGGTAGCGGGGTGCGACAAGTGCAGTAGCGTGGAGGACAAATCAGACAACTCCTCCGCAGTGCATGTCAGCGTTCTATTCCGTGGTGAGCGTGTCTTCATAATTTTCTGGGCTTTGGTTGTACAATCTGGGCTTTTACAGGTTGCTTTTTTCCCAGAGCATTGATCATTTCATGAGCTATAGATTTTATTACAGGGACTGCGACTGAATTTCCTGCAACCTTTCTCACCTGTGAATAAGGAATGTTTATAATAAAATCATCAGGGAATCCTTGTAATCTAAGCATTTCTCTTCCTGTTAGCCTTCTCGTTCCATTAACAACAAGATAGTTGTAGCTCCCACCAGCTCTTAATGCACACGAGTACGGGAGTGCTGAGATGTTCCCGCCAATATTTTCGTGCCATATAGAAGGATATGGAGGGGTTCCTTTTACGGCTTGAAGTCTTTTCTCCTTCAACCTTTCAGAAATAAAATAATTTGATGGGACATCTATTTCTTTTTCAAGAAATTCTGTAAGGGGCCTATAAAATCCTATTGGTTTTGGAAAATCCAAATGGATTTTATCTTTAAATCCTACAATGTAAATTCGTTCCCTTTTTTGAGGTACACCGAAGTCAAGCGCGTTCAAAACCTTGTGGTAAACGGTATACCCTATCTCATTGAGTTTTTCTAAAATTATTTTAAATGTTCTCCCTGAATCATGTGTTGTTAAACGTTTTACATTTTCAAGTAAAAAGGCTGTTGGTTTTTTGACTTTCAAAATCGACTCAATATTAAAGAACAATGTTCCTCTTGTATCAGAAAAACCTAATCCTTTACCTGCTATGCTAAATGGTTGGCATGGGAAACCAGCAAGTAGAATGTCATGGTCAGGAATGTCTTCAGGTTTAATCAAATTTATATCACCGAAGGGTTTTTCTTTAAAATTTGCTTCGTACATAGCCTGTGCGTATTTATCCCATTCAGATGAAAAAACATTCTCGCAATCATAACATTGAAATCCTAAGCGAATTCCGCCAATACCGGCAAAAAGGTCTATAGTTCTATATTTATTCGTCATGTTTCGTTCGTTTTTCTTTTCTTTTTCTGCCTAACATCCCATTGCACATCATGCCCGATATTGGCAAAACTTCTGAGGATTGAGTAGCAAGTGCAAACCCGCCAATTCCCGAAAAGAGGTCAAGAACCGAGAATGTGGTCGTGGATGATAAGCCCATATTTTATTTGTGATTCATAATAATGGTGAAGTTACAGTATGGCACAAACAAGACTTTTGTCAATCGTTGTTTATAATTTCGAGACTGGTTTGTATCCCAGACGCCGTACATATTGAATTTATAATTGCTATTATCTCGTGAATACTACTGGCATCGTTATACATTATGGTCCATGCTGATAGTGTCATTTGCTTTGGATTGAAGACAACCCCCTCATAATCTAATATAGCACAAACTAAATCTTTTTTATTTTTGGCCTTTGATATTTTAGATCTATGTGTTTTTAATGTTTTTAATCTAGTTTTATAAAATTCTTTGAAAAAAGTCTTGTGGTCTTCTTTGCTTGCACTCTCTTCTCTTTTTATTTCTTTGTCTAAAGTCTCTATTGTTCTAGATTTGTCTAGCGTTAAAGAGAATTGTTCTATTAAAAATTGCACAAACGATTCTGGACTTTGACCAATAATCTTGAGTATAAAGCTTGCGCTGCTAGAATTAGCAACAAATCCAGCTCTTATTTTCATTGCGATTTCCCTTTAGATTTAGCCGACTTTATAAGATCTTCCAAGCTACTAAGTTTAGCAAGCTTTATTTTCCCGCTTTTAATATCCCTAACCCTCTTTTGCATTTCGTTTCTTGTCTTTATAACTTTTTCTGGTGTTCCAAAAAATGATAATTCGTAAAATATGGCCGATATTACTTCTTTTAAAGTAAAGTTACAATGAACGTCTTTGGCTATTATGTTGCTACTAATAATTTTATATTTATTATCATATTGTACGTGAGTGAAGTTGTATTTGTTCTGTATCACTATCGGCAAATGATCTATTTCATTAACAATTGTAAAGTCAAGCCCGAATCTATTTTCGTCATCCCCAATGCCATCAAAAATATTATAAAATTGCAGATCGTCTTCATTCCCCAGTTGTGTTTCTAAACAAGCTATCTTCTCAATATTAAGACTTTTTATATTTTTTGATTTTTCAAATTTTCCGACATTAGTTTTCCAAAAATGCAATGTGGGCACCAGGCACCCGTCTCCAAGGATATCTATAAACAACATATCTTTATATATGGCCTCAAGAAAATTTCTGAACACTGCGCCCTTTTCTATGATCAGCATTTTGAATGAAAGGCTGAGAATCTGTCCTGTTCCACAGATGTTCTTGTTTTTATACAACAGCTTCGACGATTTAGTCAGTGTTACAGCTTCATTATACATTTGTCTTCCTCCCAAGTTTAACAGCCATATCAACAATAAGCGTCTGTTCGTCAATGTTCATTTCAAATATTTTAGACAGTTTTTTAGCTATTTTGTTTTTTTCGACATCGTTAATACATATTTCAAAAAAATCACCAACACTAGAAAGGTCCGTGATTAAAGAACATTCCGCGTGTTCTATACCACACATTTTACCTATTGTTTTTAGCACACGTTCTATAGCCTTGGCATGCTTCTTGACTATTCCTCTATTTGCTACAGTAATTTTTTTCCTCATTGGCTCTCCATTAAATATCAAAGGTTTCTGCATCATCTATATATTCATCTAACTCCTCTTTATATATAGATCGTTGATATTCAACAATCCTGTTGGTTTTTTTCTTAAATTTTTCGGTTTTATCAAAAAAAACAATCTCTTTTAGCCTCTTCTCTTTCTTCGTGCTTTGTTTAACGTGCTCTCTGTCGTCACATTCCATCTTAACCGCTCCTACGAATAATATTAATGTAATTACGCTTAGTCTTTAAGCACTCGTCGCACACAAGAATCTCTATCCGTTCAATTCCCCCATCACTTCCGCGCCTATTTCCCATGTGATCCATTAATGTGTCATACAGCGCAGAGCCATAATTCCCGGCATCTTGGAAAATAACTGTACTTGCTGGCGCTTCCCAAGTATCAATCCCTTTACCAGCAGGTTTTATTTTTTTAGAACAAACAATACACTTTGGATTACTTTTTAGTGTCTTCATTTTCCGTCCTCTTTTTTCTTATCCATAATTTGCATATTCCAAACTGATTAATTCGTCTTCCGTTTGTCCAATGTTCCCACATGGCCCTTTGTTCTTTAAGCATCTGTTGCTCTGCCCTATTAAACGGTTCATTCATTTCTACTGATCCGCATAATGGACGCTCTCCGTTGTTTGCTGAACAAAAACACTTGCTATTTATATCTAGGTCTTTGTATTCAAAAAACCACTTACAATTCCAACAGCCATCTTGTTTTTTATACGACCTATCTAATTTATAGAGCTTTGTTTGTTTTGCCATAATTTAAAAACCTTTCAGCTATTTGTGGTTTAACATATGATTTAAGTCCTCTTCGTATGCCATTGATTAATACATCGGTTAGTTCTGGACCTCCACGTTTAAGTGCCATAAGAAGCCTATATGTAGTTTCTGTTTGCCCACAACGCCCAAAGCAATTGTATTCGATAAAACGCTTAGCGTCTTTAATAAACCCATTATCTTGCAGTACTGTCGCCCATCGAATAACAAATTCTTTTTTGGCGTCAAAGTCGACCAGCGGCGCGTTTTCAAGCGGCGTTCTTGAAGATGGTTGAAAGTTGGTAATGCTGAAATCAATACGTATGTTGTGGGAGCAACCTTTTCTCATTTGTCCGATGATATTTACCCAATTATACCATTCTTGATAATTGTCGTTTGGCAGTCCGTATATGAGATAAAAATGCAGAGTTGTCATATATGACATCATTTTTTGTATAGAATCTAACATAAAATCATTAGTAAAACCTTTCCCGATGCGCTTACGCGTTTGTTCATCGAAGCTTTCTATTCCAGTGCGAACATTCTTTTGTAAATAATTTTGATATTTTATAATATTATTAATATAGAACATACATGTGTCTGAGTTAGCGACGAATATTTTTTTTGACATGGCATACTGGATAAGTTCATCAAACTTCGAGTAACCGGCAAAATTGGCAGACATAAAATTTACCGTCCTTGCCCCGTTTTTTACAAGCCAATCTATTTGTTTTTTGGCAAGATTCAGTTGTTTTTCTCTGTACTTGCACGTATTCCAAGAATATTCACAAAATGCACACTTAAGCCTGCAGCCTCTGGTTAATTCTATAATGCCGTTTTTATTGTTATTAATGAACGGATTCGTTACTATTTCATCTTTATTTTCTTTGTAATCATATTCGCCGCAAAACGTGCTATCAACAATGTCTTTTAATATCCAGTTATTGCCTATGCCTTGACCTCCAGCGATAATAACCGGCAGTCCATTGCGCCTATTTTTGAGAGGCTCAATCTTATTAATTCGTAAAAACGCCATTGCATTTATTATTTGTAATGGATAAAATATGTTAAATCCAATTGCGCTATATTGTTCCCAGTTTACTTTTTTGCTCCATTTTATTACATCGGCATTCCAAGAATCTTTTACTATTTGTAGGCCGAAATTTACTGTGTTTACTTGTTCAAGGTCGTATGGAGTTGTGTCTACTATTAGTGTTTTCATAAGAAAGGCTGGTGATCAGGTCGCTATGTCGTATGATGGTGTCCCGACGGTATTGAGCGGGCTTCCGCCTGTCGGTGAGTCTTGACTTATAGCCAAGAGCGCCTCATACAAACGTCTTAGTGACGAACACCCCTCATTGCGCCAGCCGCTATTATATACACTCAAATTCATTATTTGTTTTTTGACCATAAACCAATGCCCTTGTCTTTGGCTACACATTCTTCTTTAATATATTCCGACCTATGCTTGAAATTAAATTTTGTATAAGCAAGAGCATAGCCGTATCTTATAAGATTAAGATTCAAACAATCTCCATTTTCGTCATAAACATACGCAAGGGTTCTTCCAAACATGTCTGTTTTTTTGTCTCCAAATTCTAAATAAAGATTTTTATTGTATGTAAATGTTTCAGTATATATTTTTGCCTCTTCTGCCATATATTCTGGGCGGTGACTATTGCTTTTCATTTCTGGCGTATCCACACCTATTAGTCGTACCTTTATAACTTCTCTGTTGTTCGTTATTCTAACCTCTATCGTGTCTCCGTCTATACTTCTAGTCATTTTTGCTTTTGTAAGACTTTCTTGAAAGGGGGTTGTAGCAATCTTAGCAGACTTTGTTTTATATTCTTTTGTTGTGTCATTGTTCTCTACACAAATATTAATTATTATGCTTGAAAAAAGTCCAGCTACAAAGCAAAAAAAATACATAAACGTTGTGATTGTTTTATTCATTTTTTCCCATATCTACTGTTGTATTATATACACATCCGTTTATTACTAAGCAAAGTTTTACAAGATCGTCTAACTTTCCGTTAAAAATAACTTTTGCATTTTCAATACAATCCGGTGTGGGCTCGGCCACAAACCCTATTATACACATATTTGTTCTTTTAACAAGTTCAGCAGAAAGCTCTTCATTTGTATATATCTCTATACCAACAGAACGTTTGCAATTGTTTTTTTTCACTTTTTGCCCCCGTCTGTATGCTTTAATACAAGTGCATTATAAATAGAGTCGTTATTAATGTCTGAACTATAGTTCAAATATTCCTTCTTCGTCCGCTTATAGAATAGCTTTATATTATCCCCATATATTTTTCTAATATCGCTGGAAACGCTCCATAACTTTTTAACAGCTTTTCTAATTATCTTTGCTTTTTTTTCGTTCATTTAGTTCTCCAAAGTAGGCATTGCTAAGATTTAAGACTTTGTTGTTGTGTTTTTTGTTCTTTGGATATAACACAACACGGCACCCTTCTTTGTTGCTGGGATCAATGAAATAAGTAGCCATATCCTCTATTACTTCCTCTGGCACCTTCTCGGAAATGTCGCACCTTTTGTTATTTTCAAAGCATTTTTTTATAGTTGTTGTGACCCACACTATGGTTGTTTTCGCCCCATAATCCTGTCCTATATTTATCCATTTGGCCCTTATTCTTCTGCTTATGTTTGTTTCGTCTATGATGACAGAAGATCCCTGCATCAACAAGAGTCTAGCTAACGACTCAGCTACTGCCCATACAAACATTTCGGCATTCTCGTGATATTGATGGCCAAAGATTGTTCTGCGAATTACATCTTTAGAAACAACAATTTCGTTCTTTTTTTTATTTTTTTTAATCCATGTAGATTTGCCAGACCTTGGGAGCCCACACATTATTATTAAGTTCATTGGATGCTACCCACACAGTCTTTGCATAGGGTTGTGTACCATCCATTTTGACAAATAAGCTCTCCGTCTTTGCCACAAAATTCACATATTCTTGCACTATCTTTTTCAGCCTCTCTTATAAGATTTTCCATTTCATCTGTGCTTGTGGACATATAGAAGCGCAATGTACCAAATTTACTTTTAACTTGAGAAGCTATTGGATAAAAATCTTCGTTGCAATCTTCTGCTTTGTATCCAATAATAAGTTTTTCTAATTTTGACGACAAATTATAAATAAGATCATACCATCCAGATCCGCATTCGAATCTTAAACAATTTAGATTTTGCTCGATTGTCATATTTTTTCCCATATACAGATTTGGGAAATTATTGATTAATTTTTTTTCTAATTTTGAATACATTGTGCGTCTTGCAACAAATGTGTTTTATTTTATTGATAAATTGGCCATATTGGAAGTCAGACTTTATCGTTTGTCTCTAAAAAATTTATCATTTCTTCTTGAGTATTATTATTCAATATTATTTCTTGGAAACAGCCATAGGTGCATTTGTAGCCAAACACATATCTTATTGCAATCCATAATCTTTGCAAGAGCCGAAGATGCGTTAAATGAATCTCTACATAAACTTCTGGCTCACCATCTATTTTGCGCAGGATTAACTGATGTTCTGGAGAAGAGCAGGCGCAAAAGAAAATAATGTCTTTGTTTTTCATTGTTTGGCTATCTTATATCCGATTTTATTTTTTATCAATTCTTCGTGTCTTTTTGCTATGCTTTCAATTTTTCTATGTAAAATACGTGCGAGCCTATCTTTTGCCGTTATTATATAATAATTTAAAATAATGGCGTCTTCTTCCTCGGTAAACAACTTACCACAACCACAGTTTTTCTTTTTGGCGGTTTCCAATAACTCTAACGTCTGCCTGTCTATTTTTACAACTTTATAATTTTTGCTTCCTGCGCCTGAACCCTTGCAAGTTTCGGCTTCCATGTGTACTCTCCCTTATCAGAAATGGTAAAAATAACAAAACCGATATCTATTGTTGTCGAACAGCGTCTAGCACCATACTTGGACCCCATTGCTTGCATCCCGGGGAGTGTCATTGCCAACCAGTCAGAGTCTCCACAATATGCATACTTGTGTACGTGTGCGCGTACAATAATATCTGCTTTAGGTTGTTCTCCGTGTATATTCCAAAGCACGTTTTGCAGACGTTCTTTTGCAACAGGAGTCATTCTGCCATAGGGGACAGAAGATCCACCAATATGATGCTTTAGATCAAATAATACTCCATTTATTTCTACAAACTCCTGACTACCTATTGATTTTGCTCCAACCTTAGCCGCTATTGTGTCCTCTAAATCTTCATAAGTCCCTGAGTGGTAAGGAGTCCCATACACAATGCTTATGCTTTTCGCATTGATTGTTTTGATAACCTCTATAGCCATATCGCATTGTTCATCACGATCAACGGTAATTAATTCCGTACTTCCAGACTTCTCTCCTCTGCCGTCTATGCAATCTCCGCCAATAAGGGCAAAGTCTAGTCCTCCGTAATGCCGCTTAATGTCTTTAATTTCGTTTTTGAACCAATTCCAGATTTCTTTTTGTATCTTGGCAAACTTGTCACGCTTATGTTCAGAAATCGTTCCTGTGCCGCTTTCTATCACTCGATAATGATAATTTGAAGGCGTAAGTCCACTACGGTGTCCGCAATGAAAATCTGCTATAGCTATTCCAACTTTTTGTTTTCCCAATTCAAGGCTCCTTTAAAACGTTGGTTTAATATGCTACTTGACATGATAATAGATATAAAACATCTGAATATACTGTCAACTTTTTTATTTTTCCTGTAGATTGACCGTATATAATATACAAGACAGGGGGGTATTTGGCGTTTCATATGCGGCGCACCCGTGCTCAAACTTTAGAAAAAGAAAGAAGAAAAAAGAGAAAGAAAGAAAAGAAAGAAGCAAAGAAAAGAAAGAAAGAGAAAAAAGAATAAAGAAAAAGATTGCAATTACTTATTATATAAAGATTTAAAGGAGTAGTAATTGCTCGAACTTCAAAATCTGCATTTTGACGGCAATTCTTGAATTCAAACGAACGTTTGTATGCCCTCCCAGATGGCCGTTTTTACACACATACGCACACCGCCTTTATAAATAAGACAATATTATATCTGGGCGACCCGATAATTCTATATCCGCTTGTGATTGATAATAAAAAAATTTTGTTGACAGTATTTTCGGGTCTTGACAATCTATATTGGTATGCATGCATCTTTGCCAATCAATAACTTTAAGCGTTTCATACCACGGAGGGGACAATGGGCGATTCTAAAAAAACTAGGATTAAGGCTTCTATCAACGTTAAACCGACCAAAAGAATGCTTGATGAGATTGCTGCAAACGAGGAGGCTATGGCGGCGCTTAAACACAAAGATGGTCACGAAGACAAGTCTGATTGTTTTATTTGTATTGACAAGTGCAAATGTGATGATATAATTTCAAAGAACATTAAAAACAAAAAGCGTATAAAAAAGGATAACTAGTGCGCATTGTTGCCGTATCAATAAACAATAAAAAGTATTATTTTTTTGATAAAAACCAAGACAAGAGCATCAGCCTTGCTAACGCCTGTTACGGCAAGTTTGAAGAAATTATCGAGTTTATTATCAACAAAAAGGCAATGCTTTATTTGGACATGTTGCCCACATATGAAAAAGGAGATATAGCCCAGGAGATGCGGATAATCGCTTTAAATTCATTCAAAGATTTTGATGTCAGTGTTGTTTTTGGTAAAAAGAAAAATATACCAGCTAAAGATTGTGAAAATCTTATTTATATGTTTGTTCTTAAAGCAATAACGTGGCGGATGTTTAACATCAGGAGAGATAAATTAGTTAGAACCTCGGACCCGTGTTATTACTGCAAAAAGAAAACAAAAAACAAAAATGGGACATGTTCTATAAAATGTAAAAATATCCATAACAAGGTTGTTGACGACAAGATCAAGATGAATCTATTGCTCCCATATTCTATTTTTGACGACAACTACAAACAAAAAAGAGTAGTTAAAAACAACGATGTTCAATTGCTTAATATCATGGTGAAAGAGGCGTTTGATTACAATATAGATGATTTAAATAATTTTATTTATAAAGGTGAAATGCCATATGATAAGCGAGCCAGGCTCAAAAAAAAGCTCAGAAAATATTTTTTCAAGTAATTTTGGTGGAGAGTTTTTGTCCGACGAAACTAAAGGGGAAGGGAAAGAAGATAGCGATAAGTCGGTTAAGATAAGCAGGCCAAAGATTTCGAGGAAAATAACGGACTTTGACAAAGACTACATCAAGCGAAACTATCTTGTTATGTCTGATGAAGAAATAGCAGATGCGCTTGGCAAGACTGCCGCATCGGTATATAAGGCAAGGAAGGCTCTTGGATTTCTAAAAGATTCTGCATCTATTGAAAAAAACAAAGACGTTTTTGATAAAGACAAACAAGACTCAATTTCTGCATTAAGTGACCACGACAGGGCGACTTTAGCCATTGCAGAACTTAAAAGGTCTGGCCATTACAAGTGGATAGAAACAGAACTTATAGAAAACGAAAAAGATATTTATTTGCGAGAATTTGCGGATCAAATAGCACAACTTGAGGGTATAACCCCAGCAGAAGTCCATTCACTTCATATCATGTTAATGGAAAGAATTAAGCAACACAGAATAAACGAGCTTAAGGCGGACAAACTCCGTGAGGCCAGAGCGCAGGGTGGCTCTATAGACACAGATGCTCTTCTTACGCTTGAGAAAGAGTATAGTGAGAGTGTCAAAAACTATAGGGAGATACAAAAAACACTTATGTTAGAAAGGAGAGAAAGAAAAGATATTGCTAAAAACAAGTATGATCTTATCAGTCTTATAAAGAAGTTGTCTGAAAGAAAGTCTAGAGACGAGATTGGTAAAGAAATAGTAGAAACAAATTTGGCGACGATAGAGTACAGGAGTACAATAGCAGCTAATGCTGTTTTTGGCGACCAACAATAAATCAAGAACGGAGGATTTTTATATGATGTATAATAAGATAGCACTGGCCGGAAATCTTACGAGAGACGTAGAGATTAAGCAGACAAAAGACGGGGAGACATTTGGTGTTTGCTCTATGGCTGTTCGTAATGGCTATGGAGATAATGCGGAGGTTTTTTTTGTTGATTTTATAATGTTTAATAAAACAGCCGAGGTTATAGCTTCTACGTGTGGGAAAGGGTCTACGATTTTAATTGATGGCCGCTTGGATCAAGATGTTTGGGAAACAGGAAACGGGGAAAAGCGAACAAAGTTTAAGGTGGTTGTTAATAATGCGCAGATTGTGAGAAGCAAGAGAGATATTGCCAACGGACAACCTGTTGCTGGTGTAGTAAATAGTGTTAAAGTAAAAGACGAGCCCAAAAGAGGAAGACCTCCGAAGCAGCAACCGGCACCAGTTGAAGACGCGGTCGAGAACAATCCAACAACAGAAAATGAGCTCCCATTTTAATGGTGGACAATGTCAAATATGAAACATATCGACTATCCAGAGGTTTTAACAAATTTTTCTCCAAATGCACTAAAGATAATGGAGCAGCATTATTATCTCAAGGACCATAGCGGAAAATTAACAGAAAGGTGTCCGTCAGAGGTTTTTAAGAGAATTTGTGGTTTTTATCATAGAAACGGAATGGAGGTAGAGAAGTGCAAGTTTTTATATAAGCTGTTAATGAAACAAATTGTGGCATTAAATAGTCCAATTTATTACAATGTAAGAAACGATAAAAACTCAGCCCAGTGTTTGGCGTGTTTTATGGGGCAGTTTGAGGATTCTATAGACAGCATTAATTCAGAAATATCTAAGGCCGTCAAGATATTTAAGCGCGGAGCTGGATTTGGCCATAACTATGGTGACTTGAGGCCGTCCAGCGCATCAATTGGAGATGGCGGCAAGAACATAGACAAATTCGGCGGAAGTTCTGGCCCACTGTCGTTCTTGAAGGTCGTGAACGTTTGGGCGAGAGAGATGAAGTCTGGAGGGCATCGTAGAGCAGCATACTTGGCCACATTGGATTGTACACATCCAGACATAGAGAAATTTATAAAATGCAAGAGCATTGGAGACGAGAGAGAGTCTTATGTGTACGCGAACCTGTCGGTGTTTTTAACAAATGACTTTATGTTGAAGGTTGTCAACAACGAGCAGGTTGATTTAGAGTGGGGCGGTGTTGTATACAAGACGGTGAACGCAGCAGATTTGTTTTATCAAATATGCGAAGGTGCCAAGACTTCTGGAGATCCGGGCGTTTTGTTTGGTGACACAGCTCAAGAATACAATACGCTTGAAGAGTTTAATGGGAAGCCGACAAAGGTTAGAACAACCAATGCTTGTAGCGAACTTGTTGCATATGCTCCGCATTTTTGTTGTAACCTAGGCCATATTAATTTATATAAGCTGTATTTGTTTTGTCAAGAAGAGAATCTTAATTTGGTCACAGAGGTTGGTAAAATCTCCTCATTTCTTTCAGATTTCTTAGACAAAAACATAGATATTACAGAATATCCAGACGAAGTATTTGAGGTAACGGCGAAAAGAACTAGGCCGATAAGTATTGGCGTTATGGGCTTTGGTGAGATGTTGATGGCTGCAAAAATTAGATACGGTTCTATCAAATCTATTGATTTGGCAGAAGAAATTTCAGAAGAGTTAACGCTTAGCGCTCTTGAAAGGGCCACAGAAACACAATCGTCCTATGAGGAATTGAGCAATAGTAAGAATAGGTTGCGGCTTGTGGGCGTATTACGGAAATATGAAGAACGGTCGTCTATTAAGAAAGACAGATGGACACACATTATAAGCCATATCCTATCGGGTGGACATTTTAGAAACTGTGCTGTATCCTCTGTTGCGCCAACTGGGAATAGTGGTCTTATTTCCGATTCTGGCACAACCGGTATTGAACCGGCATTTGCCTTGTATCACACAAGGAACGTGGCTGGCCAGTCCGAGCCGTTGAGGGTTGTTGACTTTGAATTAGAAAAGTTTATGAAAGAAAATAAATACGAAAACGTTTTTGATATACAGGGCATGCCAGATCACTTTATTTCCGCACATGACATAGATCCTATAGGTAGAATCAAGGTTCAGGCTGCTTTTCAAAAATTTATTATGTTTGGTATTTCGTCAACTATTAATTTGGCCAAAGACACTCCGGCAGATAAAATTAGAGATATTTATTTGACTGCTTGGAAGTCTGGCCTAAAAGGTATAACCGTTTTTGTGGACGGGTGCTTGAAAAGTTTTGGTGGCAGTCAGGTTCTTGAGAGAGAAGAAAGCAAGATGTTAGACTCTGATATAGAAATATGCTTAGACGGAAAGGAAATAAAAGAACAGAATAGGATATTGAAGATCACATTAACAAAAACAAGGCAGAAGGTGCAGGGATTGGAAGATAAATTAAAGATTGTCGATGGAGGATTTAAGCGTCCAATCAATGTAAAATCAGAAACTTTTTGCTTTAAGCTTCAACATAACAGGGGCGTTCATGAATTTTTGGTTACTGTTGGCGAAATAAATGGGAAGCCGATAGAGGTTATTATTACGCTCGGCAAAAGCGGGACCGATGAGCATGCGTGGGCAGAGGCTGTTGGTCGTCTTATTTCAATGGCTCTACAAACAGAAATACCTCTAGATCGTATTTGTAAAAAGATCAGAGACATTAAAGGCGATCTTTCTAATTTTGTAAAGTTCGAAGATAAACAGGAGCGGTCTGTGATGATTTATAGCATACCGGACTTAACGGCGAGGTTATTAGAATATAAGTATTTATTAAAAGACAAAATTGAAATAGAGGGCGCTCAAGAATGTTCTGAGTGTAACAACTTAACGCTTGTTTTTGAGGCTGGGTGTCAGATATGTAAAAATCCAGAGTGTGATTACAAGAAGGCTTGTGGATGAGACCAGAATTAAGCACTCATATTCCAGTAAATATTGCGCAAAAAAGGGCCATAATAATACCCACATGCAATAGGCACATATATTTAACAGAGTGTCTTAATAGTTTGTCTAAATGCAGGGGGGCGATACTGTTTGATGTTTTTGTTTTTGTTGATGCTCCTGCGAAGCTTGATTTGTGTAAAAAGACAATAGATGTTTTAGATAAATTCGACAAGAATGCTTTTGCGTCCTTTAATATTATAAAAAGAGAGTGTAATTATGGCATAACAAAGAATATTTTATTTGCTATGAAGTACATTTTTGACAACAACTATGATTATTTGGTGACAATAGAAGACGATCTTATTCTGTCGAAAGACGCTCTAGAGTTTATGATAACGCTTAACCAGAGAGAAACGTGGCTTGACGACAAGAAGGTTTTTAGTCTATGTGGGTGCGGAATATCGGACCATGTTAATGACAAATATTTAGACATGACATTTATGTTAAATTGGAACAAATCAATTTTTGTTAGCTATAGAAAGAGTGTGTGGAATCTTATAGAGCCGTATTTGTGCAGAGAGTATCTTGGAGACATTAATACTCGGACACACGAAGAGAAGATGAAAGAGTATATCTATAAGAACTTTAGCGGAAAAATAGCATCAACCAAATACGCACAATATCATGCCGACAGATTTTGGGTAGGAGGTAAGGCCAGATACCCGCTACAGGCAGGGCTTCTTAACTGCATCAGAGCCGCTAATGAAATGTATCAGGTGTGTGCCTATCACAGCAGAGCCAAGCACATTGGCGTTGTTGGCTGGAACCAAACATTTAAGACTCTTGACAGGGCACCGAAGGCCGTTCTTGATAATATGCTAAAAAATCCAGATTCATTTGTTCATATTGTCGGGAATGGTACATGGAAAGATGACTTTAAGTGGAACTATATTATTAATGGCAACAATGTAGAAGGGGTGGTTAGATGAACAAATACGCCTTTGTTGTTGGCGCTAGACCAAACTTTATGAAAATCGCCCCCATATTAAGGTGTATTGACGAAACAAAGGCAGACATTCAGTATATCCTTGTTCATACGGGTCAGCACAAAAGTGTGGTGATGTCTGATGTTTTTTTTAATGATCTTGGAATAAAACATCCAGACTATATTTTTGATACAGATAGCGACAGGTTTGTTAGGGCTGGTCCAATTATGTCTGCGTTTAGTGATGTTATTGATAAAGAAAGGATAACACACACGTTTGTTGTCGGTGATGTTGACTCTACGTTTCTGTGTGCTTTCGTAGCCAAAAACAAAGGCTGTTTTGTTATGCATGCAGAGGCTGGACTTAGAAGTTTCGATACGGGAATGCCAGAAGAGCTTAATAGGGTTCTGACAGACTCTATTTCTGACAAATTTTTTGTTACAGAGAGTTCTGGTGTAAATAATTTAGTTAAAGAGGGACGGAGGTTGGCAGAGATTCATCTCGTTGGGAACCTAATGATCGATAGCCTTATTTATCAGTTAAACAAGCTCAATGGGGCAGATCTGTCTGCCAGTACAAAAATAAAAAGTATTATCGGTGATAAATATGTTGTTTTAACAATGCATAGACCGAGCAATGTTGATTCAAAGCCACAACTTGAAAGAATTATAAGCAAGCTTTTGTGTGTTGCTATAGATATTCCAATTGTGTTTTGTTGCCATCCAAGAACCGCCAACAAGATAGACGAGTTCGGTTTTAGTAATCTATTTGCCCGTATCCCCCAGCCAAACAGCGACAAGATACTTATTACAGACCCGCTGGGATACAACGACTTCATAAATATCTTAAAGGACGCAACTGCTGTAATAACTGATAGCGGTGGGATACAAGAAGAGCTTGTATATCTTAATGTTCCATGCATTACAATTAGGAATAGCACCGAGCGGCCATCTACGATTCAATCTGGAGGCAATATACTTATTGGTAAAAACTACGACCTAATAAGACAATATGTTTCGTTGGCTATACATAAAAAGTGGCCAGAGATAAAGACTCCCGAATTATGGGATGGTAATTCGTCATCTAGAATACTTAATATATTGACGGGGCTCGCATGAGAAATATTACAATATGTACTACATTTAAAAACAGGGCGAATTATTTGCGTAATCATTTTAATTTTGTTCTTATGCAGGACTATGACCACAAAAAAATATCATATATTATTGCAGATGGCGGAAGTTCCGATCACGTTCTAGATATTGTAAAAGAGTACTACGGTAGATTCAAGCAAGTGTGTTTTTTTGTTAGCGATAGAAATAAGTTGCCTTTGAAGTTGAAATATGGCAATCCGGCGATAGATTATAATGTTAGCGTTTCTCAATCAGAAGACGATCTTGTATTGAGATGCGACCCTGAAGTCGTATTCAGGAATAAGGATATGTTGAGGTTTGTTTCTAGTGTTTATGATAATAATTGTGACTATTTGCTTCATTTTAACACAATAAAAGTAAATAAAGAATTCAATCCAAGTAGCGATGTACACATGGAGTTTGTAGACAGGTTCGCCTTAAAGGGCAAGCCATATCAAACAGATGCTAGTTTTTGTGTGTCTTATAGTAAGCGGTTTTTTATGGAAAAAATGAGGGGTTATGATGAGCGTTTTGCTTACAATTATTACTGTGGAGAGGACACATACGCTAGTCACTGGGTCAGGATAAATTACAAGTTTATAACTGCGCCATTCGAATATTCTCCGATTCATTTATGGCACGAGGAACAGATGTGCCGTGAGGATCGCGAAAGAGTCGTTACAACAGAAACTGTTCCATTTATAAGGATGTTGCAGTCGAAGAACGAAAATGCGAACTGCGGTATTGACAATTGGTGGCATCCAGAAATTATTACAAACAAGATAATTTTTAATGCTGGGGGTGGTAATGAATGAACTGTGTGTGCATATACTTGCGCGTTATGAACCGTTTATTGTCTATGCTGTCGAGAGTGTTGTTAAATATGCCAATAAGATATTGTTATATGATACTGGGTCTAGGGATGCAGAATTTCCTGACTATACTATTAGCGATTGCGAAATGTTGGCTAACAAGTATCCAGACAAAGTTGTTTTTAAGGAATTTAAGACAGAGGATGAGACTCCATGGAATTTGGATACTCTAGGAGATTTTAAGGCTCGTATGGCAGGGAAGTCAGGCAAGGGGGCCGTTAGAAAAAAACATATAGAAGACACAGACCCAAATGAATTTTCTCATTTTCTAGTTGTCGATGCAGACGAAATTTATTATGAAGAAACAATAGCTAAGATAAAAAACACAATAATCAACGAGAATTGGGGAAAAATTTTGAATTATCGTGTTCCGCTTATATGGTATTATGACAAGGATACCTATTTTGACATTGGCCATACTGGACGAATTTTTATCACAAAAAAGACAGATATGCATATTGGTTCTCCGGGCGAAATGCATTGTGAAAAAGGAACCGGCAGTGTATTCAACTATTCAGATGGAACGTTGAAGGTAAGAGAAGACTTGAAGTATGTTACGCACTGGGAGACTTATTTGAAAAGATGGAGAAGGCCGGTTGACAAATCTCTAATGCGTAGTCGTAAAGAAGAATTGCCAGAGGTTATGATTGATGATATGTCTTATTTTGAGAGATTTGAAAAAGAGCTCAAGGGGCCGCGTGAGGAGTATTATAAAGAGAAGCAGAAAAAATTATTCGGGAGCTTTCGATGAAAATCAAAAGAGTCGGCATGATTACCGGCTATACCATTAGTCAAGTGCGGATGGTAGAGGCCGTTAAGAAGCTGTGCAAAATTATTGGAGCGGAATTTGTTACTAGGTGTTTGTTTAATGAATTAAGTCCAGAACTTGACACTTGTGACTTGGTTATTGATGGGAACCGTGCTTATAAGAGGGCATTTAAGGATCAGAAAATCGTTTTTTTCTTTACCGGATGTGGCGATTTAACATCTAACGCTAGAAATGAAAGGCAGTTTTGTGAAAATATAGATTTTATTATTCTACCTAAAAACAGAAGCTTAAAAAATCCAAAGGTATACTATAAATATAAAGAGATTGGGAATATAACGCAGTTATATTTTGAGGATTTTTATGTAGATGTTACAAGTTATCCTAAAAAAGATATTGTTTTAGTGCCAGACGAAAACTGTTTTCAGATGGATAATATACTGGGCGTCGCTAGAAAGTTTGCCGAAGAGGAAGGTTTGGATGTCAGTTATAAGAGCAGGCAGAATGACGAGCCAATTGACAAGGTTATGTTGTTTTTGCGTGAGGCTAAATATATATTCACCGGATTTTCTACAATGGCATTTGAGGGTTTATACTTTAATATTCCGTGCTGCATGTTAGACGGACTTACTGCCAAAAACATTACAAACAATAACGACCTATTTTATAAAGAAATGAAAGAAATGTATCCTGAGATTGTAATTAAAAGCCATAAAGACGTAAAAAATATAAAGCCAGAAGTTTATAAGCAAATACGTTCCGAATTTTACAATCCCAACTTTGTCGATGACTTTGTAAATCTTTTTGAATAAGGAGTTCGGCATGTCGGGAAAAATGGGCATTATTGTTGTTTCTAGACTTTCATCAACCAGATTGCCAAGGAAGGCCATTCTTAATATAGGTAAAAAAAGAGCTATAGAGTATGTTTTTGAAAGAGCTGTCAATACTATCGGCGTCTCTGGTGTTTGTTTGGCTACGTCTTATTTTAATGAAAATAGCATTTTGTGCGACATTGCTAAGGAATATGGGATTACATCTTATAAGGGTAGCGATTCAGATAAGGCTTTGCGTATATGTGAAGCAGCAGAACTTTGTGGGTTTGATTTCTTTGTCACATATGACGGAGATGATCTTTTCGTTTCAGAAGAGCTGGCAGAAATTGCCTTCGATAGATACAAGAAGGAGCATTTCGATTTTATAGAATCTGATTATGATTTGGCTGTTGGTGCGTTTAGTTATGGATTCAAGACCAGCGCCTTAAGGACAATTTGTAATCTAAAGGACTCAGAAGATACAGAAATGGTTTTTAATTTTTTTGAAGCCAAGCGAGACATTTTTAATCTGGCGAAACTTACCGATGTCGATAGAGTTTATTATAATGGCAAGGTTAGAGCTACACTGGACTATTATGAAGATCTTTTATTTTTCAAAAATATAGTTGAAAATATAGGTGTGGAAAGGTTTACCATGCGAGATGTTTTGAATTATATAAGTTGCCATCCTGAAGTCATCAATATAAATTTCCAACGCAATTTAGATTGGATTAGGAATAGAGAAAATCACAAAAAAGTAGAATTTAAGGTGTAAGATGAATATACTCATCACTGGATGTAGTGGTTTTGTTGGGTCTTATTTGACAAAGGCTTTGCACAAACTTGGTCATACAATCATAGGTATTGACATAAACGACCTTGGCCCAACATGTGACAGTAAAAGTGTGGATATTTTTTTTAAGCACGACCTAACAAAGCCATTTTATAACTATATTGGCAACATAGACTTATGCATACATTTGGCAAGTTCTGTTGGTGGCATTTTATTTAATGTTGACAAGCCTAACATTGTGGTGTATAATAAGATAGTGAATGAGAATGTTTTGAATCTGTGTGTGAGGGCAAGATGTGACAGGTTATTGTTTTTTTCAAGCATAAATGTGTTCGAAGACCGTTGTCAATTTTCTCACGAACCTCTTTATAAGCTTACGCCATATGCGGAGTCGAAGGTTGAAGGTGAGCGATTGTTCGAAAGTGCCTGTGAGAATTTAATGGTTATTAGACCAACCAATATTTTTGGGAAGAATCAGAATAGGCACGGCGGGTTTGGAGAATCTCATGTGATCCCAGACCTTTTGAAAAAAATAGACGAAAGCGACATATTGGAAGTCTGGGGAGACGGGAAACAGATGCGAAACTTTGTTCATGTTGTTGATTTATGTAATTTTATTCTGGAGGGTCTTAATTTTAATGGCAAGCTGTATTTCAACATCAGGTCGGATTTGACAATTTCAATAACCTCGTTGGCTAATTCGCTTATGGAGTTCAAGGGGAAGGCGCTGCCAATCGTTTATAAAAAAGAATATTTACAGCATGAGCGGATGAAACTTGTTGATTTTGATATGTCGTTGCCTATTGCTTTTGGATGGAAACAGTCTATTCGTAGTATTGGCGAAGGGCTTTTGATATGAATCACGACGACACCATTGTTGTATTTGGTTCTTCTGGTATGGCCGGATCTGCTATTTCGGAACAGCTTCGTGGAAATGGACATCTTTTCGTTGTTAAGCCCAATAGGACTCATGCTGATTTGATGAATTATGATTCAACTATTGATTTTTTGAGAATGTCTGAGCCTAGGAAGGGAAAATAATTATGGACAGGTTCTTCGGTAACGAATCTAACTATTTAACGAAGGCCCTTTATTTGGGCGAGCAGTATGTACGGAAGTTTGAAGAAGAGTTAATTAAATACACTGGTTGTAAATATGCCGTGTTATTTAATAGCGGAACGGCTACATTGCACACCGCACTATTGGCCGCTGGTGTAGAAAAGAATGATGCCGTTATTACACCAGCCCTTGCCCCATTTATGTGTACAAGTTCTATTTTTCATGCTGGAGCAGTCCCTTATTATTGTGATATAGACGAAAAGACGTTTACGATGTCATATGATCATTTTATTAAGCTCGTTGAGAGCGATAAAAAGAAATACGATAGCAAACATCATATTTCTGCGGCAATTTTAGTTTCGCTTTATGGCAATCCTGTTGATTTACGAATTATTAATTATGCGAAAGAAAATGATATTGCTGTCATTCTTGATGATGCGCAGGGCTTTGGTGGGAGAATCTGTGGGAAGCATAGCTGCATATATGGAGACATTACGTCATATAGTTTTGAGAATTCGAAATTGGTAAATGTGTCGGAAGGTGGGGCTATAGTCACAGATAATGAAGAGCTTGCTACTAAGTGTAGACTTATAGGCAATCATGGATTTAAAAACTCAACGGCGATTATGGGTAAAACGAAATTAAACAAGAGCGTTTTCCAAGACCCAGACTACATCAGACATTCTCATATTGGTTATAATTTCAGAATGAGCAACTATCTTGCTGCTATTGGCTTGGCCCAGATGGAAAACGTAGAGAAGCTTCTTGAATATAGGCGTTTGTCGGCTGAAAAACTTGACGATGTTGCTATAAGCAGCAATTGCCTGACGCCGCAAGTTATCAGTCTTACCAACACTCATGCCAATTATATTTATGCTTGTTTGTACAATCCAGAAGTCACTGGAATTCCATGGAAGGAGTTTAGAGAGCTTTATATTCAAAATGGTGGAGAATCTCTTTATTCTGCCTGGATGAATCCATATTTTGAAGCAGCCATGGTTAATGAAGAATATATTCGTTTTAATAGCGAGTATATTACCCCGGGCAGAGGCAGTTGTCCAACGGCTGAGCGTCTTCAAAAAAATATCATGCAATTCCAAACTAATGCAACCACACAAGAAGAGGCTGACGTGAAAGCTAGAGCTCTTTACAAAACACTTTGTCAGGTGGGCGCAATATGAAAGAGACTGTTATAGTAACTGGTTCTAAGGGGTTGGTAGGGAGGGCCGTAACGAATAGGCTTAAGAATGTTGGGTGTCGTGTTATTGAGGCCGACATCGTTGACGGTGATGATTTTAATGACGAAGATTATGTTAAGTCTTTTTTCAAGAAGAACATTGGCACAGCCCTTGTCAATCTCTTTGCTATGAATGACCATGTTGATGGTGGCGCAAGAGGAAATAGACTGATGGATATTTCTCTTGATAGTTTTGACAACTATCTTAAGGTCAATGTAACTTCGCTTTTTTCTGTTTGTAGGGAGTTTGCACGCAATAGTATGAACGGCTCTATTGTCAACTTTACATCAACGTATGGTGTTGTTTCTCCTGATCCTCTACTCTATGACAACGGAGAGAAGCATATAGCCTATGGAGTTTCTAAGGCCGCAGTAATTCAGCTTACAAAACATTTGGCCACACACTTCGCCCCTAACATCAGAGTTAATTGTGTGATGCCCGGAGGCATATTAAACAATCAAAATAAAGAGTTTGTATATGCGTATTCTGGTATGGTTCCTGCTGGTAGAATGATGGATGTCGAAGAGGTTTGTGGTATTGTCCAGTTTCTTGTATCGGACGATTCTTCGTACTGTACTGGTGGGGTTTTCCCGATAGATGGCGGGTATACAATTTGGTAGTGTGGAAGTTTTACCGGAGTTGGTACTGAAGAGATTCAAATGGTCCAAACTTGAGAATCGTGTTACATAAAACCTGCATGTAAAAGGAATGCAAATGTTAAATTTTAGAAAATTAAAAAGACCTTATTTGATTGCAGAAATTGGCGTAAACCATCTGGGCGATTTACAGATCACCAAACGTTTGATTGATGCCGCTTATGCTGCTGGATGGAACTGTGTTAAGTTTCAGAAAAGGACTCCAGAATTGTGCGTTCCTGAAGACCAGAAGCATAAAAAGAGAGAGACGCCATGGGGAATTATGGAGTACATAGAATACAGGAATATTGTCGAATTTAGCAAAAGGGAATATGATTATATAAGAAATTATTGTAGAGAGAAGCCAATAGCATGGACGGCGTCTGTTTGGGACATTGAAAGTTTGGAATTTTTATGTACATATAAGAACGAGATAGAGTTTATAAAAATCCCGTCTGCCCACCTAACGAACGACGATCTTGTTGTTTTTGCGGCGCGTTCTGGAATCTCTGTTATTTTGTCTACTGGCATGAGTACCCTAGAAGAAATCGACCACGCTGTTGATCTTTTGAAAAGCAATAGGGCAGAATTTGCTCTGATGCACTGCAATTCTTCATATCCTGCAGCCAATAATGAGCTGAATCTCAGCTGTATAAGGTCGCTGACAGACAGGTATTCGTGTGTTGTTGGTTATAGTGGCCACGAGGTAGGACTGTCGCCAACAGAAATGTCCATTGCTTTTGGTGCTATTATAATTGAGAGGCACGTTACGTTAGATAAAAACAGTTGGGGCACGGATCAGAAAAATTCTATTATTCCAGAAGAGATGTGCGCCCTAAAGAAAAATGTCGATGAGGCGTTTGATTGTTTGGGGGATGGCAAAAAGAGGGTTTGTGATTCTGAGATACCTCATCGTGATAAAATGAGGGCAAAGAAATGAAAAAGAGATTTTTGATTGTTTTCCCAATAGCCTCTCCATATAGCAAATTGGTGGTTGCAAAAAGAGCATGCCGTTCTATTATTGACAAATTTTCTTACGAAGAAGACGATGCATTCTATACCGGATTTGACTATAAGCTTGTTTTTTATGTAGATGAATCGGTCTGTAGTGGAGATATAGTAAATTTTGCAAAAGGGGAGGCTAGAAGTAATCCAAATATCGTATATAGAAAGCACATGGGTTCTTGGACTAAAGATGTAAATCAATCCATCATAGACTGTGTTGCAGAAAGATACGACTATCTAGTTTTGTTTCATGATGACATTTTTGTGGAAACAGACGGATGGAATGTTTTGATTGATAATTTTGCAGGCAAAAGGGATGATGTTGGCGTCATAACATTTACAGATACGGTATATAGGAAAATATGTAGCTGTATTATTCCAATGCGCGAGGGGTATCACATAGATTCGTTTAATGGCGCATGGTCTACTAATACGCTATTTCAGTATCACAAATTTCAGCCTAAGTGGTCTATAGATAAAAAGTTTCAAAGGTGGGACAGTATTTTAGAATCGAAACTGGATTATCCGACCGCTCCAGTGAAGATGTTTGCTAGCTGGTCAATGGTTATGATTGTTCCATTGAATGTGCTTAATTCTGGAGTAAAGTTTGAAGATTGGACCCCGTGGACACTTTTAAATGAGGCCGACTTTAATATGCAGTGTATTGAGATGGGGTACAATAATTGTTATATGCCCAACATTTGTTACGAACACCACAGGGAGAACAACATACCCAAAACTAGGTCAATGGATCAGATTATTCAATATAGGAATGTTGCACATGCGGCGTTCAGAAACAAGTGGGGCTTTTCTCATGAGCCAGAGGTTGCAGACAAAAAGAAGATTTTTGAGAGATTTAAGAATACTACTGCTGAATGTTTGTTAAACACAAATAGTTTTGATTGGCAATATTTCAATGAATAAACTATTTATTTGTCAAGTCTTGGCATCTCCTGAAATTAGATTCCCTATTTTTAGGAAATCTTTTGAATCTATCTTTTATGCGACAGGACTTGATTATTCAGAATTCCAGCACGTTGTTTTTGTGGATTGGAAAAAGATTCCTAAAACTGCGGAAATGTATTTGAAGTGGTTCTGTGGGATTCATAAGAATATTTCAGTATTTGATCATCGTGGAACGTGGGCTAACGATATTAATTGGAGTTTTCAAAAAGCGTGGCTTGACGATTTCAAATGGGTTGCGTGTTTTCATGACGATGTTTACAATGATACCGATGATTGGTTTGTAAAACTTGAGGCGGCTTATGAGGACAAACCCAACGTTGGCGTCATAACATCAACCGACATTATCTACAGAAAAACTGCAAGCTCATACCCTGTAGCTAGGCCCGGATACTATAAAGACGTTTATGAAAATAGCTGGGATGTTGGCAATATATTTCAGTTTAACAAATTTCGTGTTGATTGGAGGTATGGTAAAATTTTTGATGAATGGAATGAAACCTTAGAGAATTATTTAGATTATCCGTCTGGTCCAGTAAAGACATTTTCGTCTTGGTCTTGTGTTATGGTTTTAAGGTCTGAACTTGCTAGAAAGCTACATGCTGAAAATTGGGTCCACTGGACCTTGCTGAATGAGCTCGATCTGAACATGCAGACGATGATGCTTGGCTATTATAATTCATGGTTTCCGAAATGGGAGACTGAGCATCATAGAGACGACCCAAGCCATCCTGTGACTAGATCAAATTCATTAATAAAAGATTATAAAGACGTGGCGCACAAGGCTTTTGAAAATAAGTGGGGGTTTAGCCATTTAGCGAAGAAGGAAGAGGTGGATCGTATAAGGAAACTTACAGAAGGGACGCTGCTCCGTGAGTTTATAGGCGAAAAATACACATACGATTGGGATTATTTATAATGGCCTTAATAAATGGCAGACAATCTATGACCGTTGTTATCACTGGTCGAAATGATGGTTATTATGTCAAGCCGGACATTTACTACAAGATAAACAAGTACATTGAGAGTCTCAATAGGTCTTTTGGTCGCATAGAGAAAGATATAATATTTGTTGAATATAACAATCCAGAAAATGAACCTCATTTGTTTGAAAAGGTAAGGGGGAATAAGATTCGATGGATTGTTGTGCCACCGTCGTTTCATAAAACAGTAACCAATTTGGACTATATGTCGTTTTGTGAATTTTTTGCTAAAAACATAGGGATGAGAAGGACATCAGTAGATTGTGATTTTATTCTTGTTGGCAATCCCGACATTATTTTTAGAGATGGTTTTGCTAGAACACTTGAAAAAAGAAATTTATATCTTGGGGCTAAGTGGCATATGTTAAAGGGTATGAATGCGTGTCGTGATAAAAAGGACGCAAGTGTTCACGGTGCTCTTGGCGACTTTATGATTTTCGATAGAGAGTCGTGTTTCGAACTTAGGGGGTTTAGGCAAGCAGTAATATGGGGAGGAATGGATACTAGATTTGCGTATGACTGGGTTGCAAGCAAAAGGAAGGTGATTGAAATGAGCAATTTTATTTTGCTCCATGAAGATCACGACAAAGATAGTCAATCACTTTTTGATCAGCGAAGGAAGAGAGAAGACAATAGAGCAAGAGGCGTTTTGGACAATCCGCCAGAAAACAGTCAAGATTGGGGATTCCCTCAAGTGGACTTTCAAGAGGTGATAGAATAATATGCCTATCGACAAAAATACTGTAGAGATGGTTCACGAATATTGGATGGACAACAAGACGTATGAAATTTGGATACAGGACGAAGATTCTTCGTGTAATGGTGGCAATGGTGAATCTGGAATAACCAACACGTCTGCCATTAGGGTGATTAAGAATCTCAATATGCTCAAAGGCTATATGTCTAACGGCAATTTGGCGAGAGTCCATTTGTATAGTATAGGAGGAAGTGTTGAAGATGGGCTTGCAATTTATGATACCATTATGTCTATGCCTTACAAAGTCGTCATGTATTGCTATGCTTACGTTCCAAGTATGGCTTCTGTTGTTTTGCAGGCCGCAGACGAAAGAATCTTAATGCCATCAGCATACTTGATGCTTCATCATGGTGAGATCAATGTTGGAGAAGGCAGTCAGGCGGCGTATGCTACTGTTGATTTTTGTAAGAAATTGGACAGTAAAATTCTTGACATCTATGCTAATAGGGCGGTGCGTGGTCCAAAATTTAAAGGCAAGTCTGTTAGTTTTGTTAGAAAGAAATTTGACGAAGCGATGAACTCTAAGGGCAATTTATATTTGAGTCCAGAAGAGGCTATTGAGTGGGGGTTGGCAGACTCTATAGTTAAAGGAAAATCTCTATGAACTATGTCGATATAATCAAAAACAATAAAGAGGCGTTTGTTTCTAATTTTTATCCCAATAAACTTGGCCGTTGGTCTGAAGTCATCTATACTTATGACGATAGCAAAGAGCCAAAGATTCACGAAATAGATATTTATAATATAATGAAAAGAGTAGAAAATAGAGACTATGAAAGTATGGGATTTCCAGACTTGGCTCCTGTTTTCCACGAAACGGTCAAGCGGCTCATGTCTGTATCGAACAAGCTTAATGTTGCAAATTTTGGAGCTCTTCTGGGTGCATGGACAGCTCCCTATTTGTTTTATGAGTCTTTAGACAATATAGATGTTTATGAGCTTAGGCCAACAAACATCGAGCATCCTAAAATCAACGTAATATATAAAGATATGACTATGGAGCCATTGGACAAAATACGTCCAAAGTACGACGTAATCAGCTGTATAGATTCAATTAGCCATGCTGGACTTGGCAGATATTCTAGTCTTGTTAGTCCAAATGCAGACATTAATATGGGCAAAAGAGTTTGTGGTTTATTGCGTCCCGGCGGCTATCTTATTATTGCTATAACGTGTGTGCTCAATGAAAGTGATGGCGGTATTATATTTAATATTCAGCGCAACTATACTAAGCATAGAATATCACTCTTAACAGAGGGCTTGGAACTAATAGAATGTTTGACAGAAGATTCCAAGCTAAAGGTTTTGCGTTCGGACATCCCGTCTGTTCGTAGGATGTTTTTATTTAGGAAGAGTAAACAATGAATGTTATAGCAATAGGTGCTCATATCGACGATATAGTTATCGGCTGTGGGGGAACACTATCAAAGTTTGTAGACAGAGGGGCGCGTGTTTTTGGTTTGACAATGACCAATTCGGAGACTCATTTTAACGAACGCGACATACATCGGACAAGCGAGGATGCTCATTGTGAAGAAAAAATGGCTTCTAAAATTATCGGCTATGATATTTACCAGTTTGATAATTTAGATATAAATGTTGGCGAGTTGTGCTACAGTGCTAGTTTGATGAAAAAGATAGAGTCTATACTTTTTGAAAATCATATAGATTATGTTTTTACTCATTGGCGCAACGATATAAATACGGACCATGCAGAGTGTTTTAAGATAGTAAGGACTGCGGCTAGGCATACAAAAAACGTATTGACATTTAGGACCAACTGGTATTGTGATGCAACAGCGCCAATTATCGAAAATGTTTATTCCAACATAGATTCTACAATTTATCGAAAGGTAGACGCTTTGCATTGCTTTAAGACCGAGATAGACAATCGTGGAGAAATTTGGTTGCGTAGTTTCATCGATTATAATGAGACATTGGGTTTTTGGCGTGGTGCTAAATTTGTTGAGGCTTTTGAGTGTGTTAAGATGGAGATGCCATAATGGGACAACTTCAGAAGGGCAGACAATATGACGAATTTTTGCTTGAATCGTTTGAATCTATTATTGAAAAATTTGAAATAAATAGTTATGTTGAGACTGGATTTCGCCATGCTATTTATATAGAAAAATTACACAACAAATACAAGCATTTATTTGTTGGAGGTGCCGAAATAGACTCGGCGTGTTGTGAGTGCGCGTCTGGTTATTTAGGTAAAAGTAGTAGGTCGATTTTAGAACAGTCAGATTCTGTAGTTTTTTTACGTAAACATATTGGAGGATTCCCCTCTCCTATATTGTTTTTTTTAGACGCAAATACTGAAGGTCAAGGAGCTAGGACTCCGGTTCAGGAAGAATTGAGATGTATCGCAGATGTATGCAGCAAATGTGTTGTTGTTATACACGATTTTAAGAATACACGAAACACGAATCATAAAGGAACCATTTCATCCATAGAGTCTATTTCTTGGTTTTTAGAAGAAAAAAGACATACGGCATTGAGGTTCAATTACAATAGCACTTACGGTTGGGCAAATGTGCCCGTTGGAGCCGCATTTGTTTGGATTGGGTTTACACGAAAAGAAGTTGACAATTATCAGCCAAATTAGGAGGGCAAAATGAACGTTCTTATTACTGGGATTCTTGGTGTTATAGGCAGTGCTTTGGAAAGAGAGTTTCGCAACAGAAATGTGAATGTTTTTGGTTGTGATTTGGAACATACCAGCAAAGACCGCTATATGCGTGTAGACATTGCCGACTTTAGAGAAATGAGAAGGGTTATAAAAACATTTAAGCCCGACATTGTTTATAATGCGGCTGCAGAGTTTGGAAGGTGGAATGGCGAAGATTATTATGAGCAGCTATATAGAACTAATTTTATAGGAACAAAGAACATTATCAGGCTTTCTGAGGAATACGGATTCAAAATTGTCCATTTTAGCTCTAGTGAAATATATTGTGATTACGATGGAATTATGACGGAAGATGTTCCAGACAAGGTTGTTTTGATTCCATTTAATGATTATGCCGCATCTAAAAGGCTTAATGAATATCAGTTGACGAATAGTAGAAAGGCGTATGATACGGACTATGTGATAGTGAGACCATTTAACCTGTATGGAGAAGAGCCATACACGCCATACAGAAGCGTTGCTTGTAGATTTTGCTATCACGCACTTACATCTGCACCAATAACCGTGCATCGTGGACACAAAAGGTCTTCTTTATATATAGATGATGCAGTAAGAACTCTAGCGAATATTATATACAACTTTAAGCCGGGAGGTGTATACAATCTAGGAGACGCCACAAGAACACATACGATAGAGGAACTTGCAGATATAATATGGCGTTGTACTGGAGCTGACCCGTGCTTGATTAAATATGCCGATCCAGAGCCGATGACAACATTAAGCAAGATTACAGATACAAAGCGCGCAGAGCAAGATCTGGGTCATGAGGTCACAGTTAGTCTTGAAGATGGCATAGAAAAAACTGTGTCTTGGATGGAGAAAAAATATGGACTTATTCGTCCGAGGAATAGCCGATGAACGGAGATCGTAGGTGTTTTGTTCCAAGTGTATACGAAAGAAGGGCCTATTCTAAGAATGGCGAAGATGGCATTCTTATGTATATTTTAATCATAATTTAGGGAGGATGTATGGATATTTTGTGGTGTGGCCCAGTTGCAGACTCTTCTGGTTATGGACATGCTTCTAGGCACTATTTGCACTGGCTTCATAAAGAATACAAGGATGCCATAAATGTTCGCGTTGTGCAACGTAACTTTTTCAATGGCGAACTCATCCCTATTTCTAAGGATTACCCAGAGATAACAGAAATGAGTGTGGCCCAACATGACTCGTATTCGTGTTATATTCAAAACTTGACTCCAAATACATTTGCATTAGATGATATTGCCAAATTTCACATAGGGATGACAACTTTTGAAACAGACGGATTGCCACGCAATTGGGTTTCTAATATGCAAATGATGGACGCTATAATAACTTATACAGAATTTAATCGTACCACATTTCAATCTTCTGGTGTAACTCGGCCGATTTATGTCGTTCCGCATGGAGTGGATACAGATGTTTTTAAGCCAAATGGCCCGTGTTTCCAAAAAATAAGGGAAACATTGGCCGGGTCCTATATATTCGGAAGCGTTTTTGACTGGACTGAGAGGAAAAACCCAGAACTGTTGCTTGAGGCATATTTTAAAGCGTTTGAAGGTAAATCTGACGTGGCCCTTATTCTAAAGTGTTTTTATCAGTTCCCTATAAGTCGGTCTAGAAAAATCATGATGGAAAAAATAGATGCTGTAAAGAGCAAGATGGGCACGTCAAAGTTGCCTCCTGTCTACATCATTAGCGACGTTCTTTCTGATATGCAAATGCCTATGTTTTATAATTCAATAGATGCATTAGTGAGCTGTTCGGGGGGGGAGGGGTGGGGTTTGTGTTTTAGCGAAGGTATGGCGTCTGGCCTTCCCGTTATTGCTACGAATTGGTCTGGCAATACAGAATTTATGAATTCGGACAATAGTCTTTTGATCGATTGTACAATCAGAAATATTCCAGATAAATTCGTAGCCATACATCCGGATTACTCTGGACAAAAATGGGCATTCCCAGAATATAACGATCTTGTGGATAAGATGAGATTTTTATATCATAATAGGCAGAAGGGCGCAGAGCTAGGGGCTGTAGCCAGAAAAGACATTGAAGAGAAATGGACATGGAAACATGCGGTTGATAAGTTATCGTCGATATTAACTTCTATGTTTGGAGAATAATATGAAAGACTACATGTTTGATAAAGAATATTTTACAAATAAAAATATTACATATTATGCCAAATTCAATATGGATTCATATATGGAAGTTTATAAAAGGCTGTTTGGTAGGATTATGACAATGCTGGATTATTATAGACGAATCGGATTGGCTGATGGCACCATTAAAATTTTAGATTTAGGAAGTGGTTTAGGATATATGACAAAAGCCTTGGTTGATAACGATTTTGATGCTTACGGGATAGATATCTCGAACTATGCCAAAGAGAATGTGTGCTATAGTTTGATTAAGCACAAAACTATTGTTGGGGATATTAGGGAAATAGACAAGTACTTTGATGACAATTTTTTTGATATAATAATTGGAACGCATGTTTTAGAATATTTTACAGAGCCTGAACTTAATTCTATAATGTCCAAATTAAGTGTTGTGTGCAAGAATGGAGCTAGGTGTTTGTTCACGATTTTTACAGACACAGACGACAAGGATATAAATAACAAGGTTGGATATATTGACAAATACAGAACGAAAGATAAGTCGGTTGTTTTTTGGCGCAATTATTTTTCCAAGACAGATAATACAAACATGGAGCATGTTGGGCACTTAGTTAATGGTGCGGAAGAAATTATTTTTCAAATCAGTATGCATCGGGTCATTGGTCAAGAAAAAAAAGACTTATATTTGATTGAGGCATAAATGGATAGAGTAATCAGGATAATAAAAGACACCAGAGAACCTAGCTCATTCACTTTCGCTGGTCTACAAAAAGTAGATGCTGTAGATATTTTGAAATTAGATTTTGGAGATTATACAACGGAGAAGCTTAAGAACCTTGTGGTCATTGAAAGAAAGGCTAAAGGGGACCTCTTCCATACATTGGGGAGCGACCATGAGAGATTCGCAAAAGAACTTGATAGGGCCAGAGCGGTTGGTGTAAAGTATTTTTTTATTGTTATAGAGGCGTCTTTGGAAGGTGTGTATGAGGGGAACTGGGTTTTTATAAAAGGCAAAGGCAGGACTATGACGTTCCCTTATGGTAGTAGTGCGGTATCCCAGCTCATCAATTATTCACTAAAGGACGGGATGCGCATTATCCCGGTGTATGCTGACAATATAGGCACTTCTAGAAAAATCATCCGCGATATTCTGATTAAGGCTGAAGAGATGTTGGAGAAAGGAGTTCTTAAATAATGTATTATACGTTTGATACTAAAAACCCATTTTACGATCTTATAGTTTCAAAGCTGCCAATTGAAGAGCAGATCGTTCATGTTGCAATGAGAAATCCTGCGTTTGCATGTAAGTACATTTTCAATACTGAGATTTTTGCGTTCCAGAACCTGATGTTCAAAATTTTTGCAGAAAAACCGTTTCCTTTGCTGGTTGCAAACAGAGGCTATGGCAAATGTGTAACTGGTGATACTAATTTAGTCACAAATTCTGGTTTTGTTAAAATATCCGAAATCGTGGGTGATTGTGATGTAATGGTTAAAAAGAAGCATGATAATTTATTGTTACATGGTGAAAACGGATACAAAAAAGTGAAATATTCGTGGAATAATGGAGTGTCTGACACGCTAAAGATTGTTACTAGAAGTGGGTTCCAGATTGAGGGGACATATAACCATCCTGTTCGTGTCGTTAGGAGTGGTAAATTAGAATGGATTGATTTAAAAGACGTTGTTGTCGGCGACAGACTTCCAATTATAAGGGACGACACTTGGTTTGATGAGACCAACAAGCTTACTCAAGATGAAGCCTATTTATTTGGGTTGCTTGTGGGAGATGGTGGATATACTGTTCGTGGCAGCGTTTCTTTTACAAACAAGGATACTTTCCTTGTTAGTGAAGCAATGCGCTTATCCAAGAAAGTTTTTGGCAAGAGTTTTGTAGATGTATCCTCTGCACCGTATGGTCACAAATTGTATGGGACTGATATTTGGGATAGTTTGTTTAATAAATATGGATTTAATTCTTCTGTGTGTGGCGAAAAAGATTTTCCCACTTCGGTTTTGTCGGCCCCTAAGCGCTCGATGATATCGTTTATTCAAGGGCTTTTTGATACGGACGGTTATGTTGGAGTGGCCGAGATTGGTATTACGATGAAGTCGGAAAATATAATACGTAGACTTCAATATATATTAACATTTTTTGGTATTATCTCCAATGTTAGGATTAGATACAACAAGAAATACGAAACAAGTTATTTTTGTTTATCTATGTTTGGTAAAAATGCAAGACTGTTTTTAAGCAAGATAGGATTTAGATTAAAGCGCAAGCAGACTATTGGCGTATTGAGATTGTCTAAAAAAACCAATTCTAACACAGACACAATACCTAATAATTTAATTAAAGATGTAGTTTTGAAAATAAGAAATAGGTATGCAGAGATTTGTCGGCACAAAATTAGATCTGCCGGGAATATAAAGGACTACGAATGTACTTATGAATTTTTACAAAAAATTTTGAAAACCGCAATATCTTGCAATAAAAATAACGTTTGTAGTGATTCTGAAATAAAGTACATTCAGTCTATTATGCATAAACATTATTTTTATGATACGGTAAAAAAAATATCTGCTAGTAAAAACAAAACATACGACGTTAATATACCGAAAGACCATTCTTTTAATAGTAACGGATTCATATCTCACAACAGCTTTGCTCTTGCCGTACATGCTGTATTAACCGCGCTATTCAATCAGGGATCTAAGACAATACTTGTGGCTAGAAATTATAGACAGTGCGTTGACGGCAAGTCTCTATTATTTAGTGACAACGGCATTATTAGAATGAGAGACGTGTCGGTAGGATACGTTGTTGCCGATGGGGATAGCGTTAACAAGGTGCGTCATCATTGGGAAGTTGCAGAACAGCAGACGACAACAATTACAACAAACAATGGGTATTTTATTCATGGTGCCGACAATCACAAGGTTCTCAAGAATGGTTTTTGGTCTACATTGAGCCATACTGAGGTTGGAGATGCCGTTCAGATATTCTACGGACAGGATTTATTTTCTAAAAAAGACGTTGATCTGTTACCTATGGGTTTTAATCGCGTATCTGTCCAGGACAAGAGATTGCAGTTACCAAAAAGTGTCGACAAAGATCTTGCATGGATTTTGGGGAAGATATTCTCTAAGAGGGCGTCGGAGGATAATGGCACTATTCGTTTCAATATTAAAGATGCCACTACGAGAGACAGATATTATAGGAAAGTGTCTAGTATATTCAACTACAAGGTTATTCGGGAGTATAAAAAGAAAAGGAGAAGTTTTTACGCCGGAAAGATCATAAACAAAAATATTTGCAATTTCCTTAGAGAGAATGGTATTGATTTAACTAGGCGAATGTTGCCGTCATGCATATTGATGTCCAAGAAGGAAACTGTTTGTTCTTTCATATCTTCGCTTATTGAAGAGTCGGTTTCAATTGATAGGTTACGGAAGTCTATAGTTTTTAGGCACTGGTCAAATCCTCTGCTTAAAGATGTCCAGATTGTTTTACTTAATTTTGGGATTATTTCTAATAGGGCATATGATCGTATTGAAATCAAGGGTCTTTCAAATATTGCCAATTTTGCCAAAAACTTTACAATAAAAGGTCAAGAGAACAACAACAAGTTAAATACAATTTTATCAAAGTCTGATGATAGAGTTGGGCATGACATACTCGTCTTTGATGATAGAATTCGGTTTATATTAACGCACAATAAGGTCAATGTTGATGAGTGGAGAGGTGAGGCCATCGACGGCTTTATTCCTGTCAAGAAGCTTAAGGATATCGCGGATAAGTATAATTTGTCGAGTGTGTTGGTAGACTATATTTTGCCAAATTGTTTTTGTGATAAGGTTATTTCTATAGAGAAGTCTCTTGGGATAACTTATGATGTCGAGATTGACGAGTCTTCAAGATATTTCGCCAATGGATTTATTAATCACAATTCGCAGCTGGTGTTTGATTATATTACAACCATATACAATAAGTCCGAAATTTTACAGAATATAACGAATAAGCCTCCTACAAAGGCCACATCTTCTTGTTTATTCACTATTGGAGATTCTTACATAAAGGCTATTCCTCTTGGTGATGGTTCTGGCGTCCGTGGCGAACGTGCTACAAATATCCTTGTTGACGAGTATCCGTTTGTTCCAGAAGATGTTTTTCAGACGGTTATCCGTGGTTTTGCTGCAGTTTCTGGCGATCCAGTACAAAGGGTGCGGATGAAAGCAAGGATTAATGAATATATTAGAAAGGGACTTCCTGTTCCTAAGGAGCTTAGGTTGTCGAGTAACCAGATATTGTTGACCGGAACTGCGTATTATGAGGATAACCATTTTACTAAGACTTATTATAAATACAGAAATCTTATTGATAATAAATACTGTGGTTCAGTTGGAGATGTAGACCAAAGTGTTGCCGGAAATGAATATGTTGACTACAAGGATTATGCCGTACTTCATTTTGATTATACCATGCTCCCAGATGGTTATATGGAAGAAAAGCAGATTAGCCAAGCCAAGCTTACGATGAGTGAGTCTGCATTCGCAATGGAATATATGAGTAAGTTCCAATCAAATTCTCAAGGTTTTTATAAGCATAGTGATGTCCAAAAATGTGAAAGTGCTGGTACAGACAGATATGTTGTTGAGGTGCGTGGGAATCCTGCGTGCCAGTATGTGCTTGGAATAGATCCATCAAGTGGCGGAGTAGCAGAATTCGGTGTATGTATAATGAAAATTACTAATGAATTTAAGCCAGTCGTTTTTGCAAAAGGTATGGAAAAATATACATTTCCTGAAGCATTAGAAGAAATTAAAAGGTTGCTGCGTATGTTTAATATTGTCAAGATATGCATGGACTCCCAAGGTGGAGGTTTTACTGTAAGGGATTTGCTTAGAGATTCAAGGATTATGGGCAGTTATCCTTTGATATTTGAATCTGCATCTGAAAACAAAACTGCGACTGGAAGATATATATTAGAGTTGGTCAATCCAACATCTGCTTGGAACCTTAAGGCTAACCAGGATATGCAATCAGACCTTCATCATAGAAGGGTCTTATTTCCAGCATATGGTTATGTATCTAATGATCCAACTGAAATTAGAGAAGCCGAAGACGCTGAAGACGAAATGCGCAAAATGAGGATGCAGTTAGAGAGTATAGAGCTTTCGATGACAAAAAACGGCTTTTCTCATTTCGATGTTCCGTCTAGAAAAATATCGGAGGGTGATGCAAAAAGGATTATTAGAATGAGGAAAGACTTATTTTCGGCGTTGCTTTTGGCTAATTATGCTGCTAATCAGATGTTAACAACTCCTTTAACTCAATCTATATATAGCAATCCAGACAATTTTGGTGGTTGGGCTTCAGAATTTACTGGTCGAAATGGGTAAATTTATGGTGTATATATAATTAGGCAATTTTTCTTGGAGAATCCATTAAATGGCAGAAGATAAAGTTGGTGGCATTACCGCTGTCTCCAAAGATACATTCTCACAATTTGACTATGCCATGGCCTCAAGGGCTGGGAAAACCAAGGCGAATTTAGAACGAGATACCCATACCAATGGCATTAATGATGGCGAATATACGCTAGCATATAAAAATGTCGATTCGTATCATGAATCAATGATACAGTCGTCATCCGAGTATTATGCCAAGGTTTCGTTGCTTAAGAATATTGTCGATATGCTTGGAGATTTTGCTTCTGAAGAGATTGTAATTACCCATAAGAATAAAACAGTCGACGATTTTTATAAACAGTGGGCCAAGAAGGTCCGCCTTCAGTCTCGTATAAACACATTCATGACAGAGTTTTATAAGAGCGGCAACGTGTTTGTTTGGAGAGTTAATGGCAAGCTTAGTCGAGTGGCAAACAGGGGCAACTCTGATATAGAAATACCTGTAGCGTATCGAGCTATTAATCCACGAGCTATAAAAATAGAGGGGGATGAGTTTTTAGGCACTCGTAGATTTTTCTTGACAAACACGACATCTGCTGCCCCATCTACTATCAACGATGTTTCAGACAACGAATTTGGCAAAGATCGCGGCGTTAATAACAAATCTAGCAATGGTATCGAACTTGATGCAGATAGAATTTTTTCTATGCAATATAAGAAAAGTGATTGGAATAAATGGGCTCAGCCTCTCATTTATGCTACTCTTGCAGACATTGATTTTAAATTGAAGTTACGTGAGATGGACAAGGCTGCAATGGATTCCATTATTAATGTTATTACGTTGTTTAAAATAGGATCAGATGAATATCCGCCAACTCGTGCTTTATTTGAAAAGTTAGCCAGCATAGTCGAATCTAGTAATCCTTCGATGAATTTGTTGTGGGATAATAATCTTACAGTTGAGCAGAAACATCTTCCTGTTGATGAGATTCTTGGCAAGGAAAAATATGACCAAATAGACAATGATATTTTGGCCGGTATTGGTGTTCCTAAAATCCTAATCAATGGTGATGGTGCAAATTTTGCCAACTCTTTTTTACAGGTTAAAACCACTGCTGAAAAAATTAAGCTTGGCCAAGAATTTTCGATAGAGTTTGTCGAGAGAGAAACAGCTTATTTGGCCGATATGCTTGGATTCAGGACATATCCAGAGGTATCTATTGAGTCTTCGTCGTTGCGCGATGAGATTCAGGAGAAGAAGACCATTATCAGTGCTGTTGACCGTAGGCTTATCAGTAGAGAGACCGGAGTGCGTAAGCTTGGCGAGAATCCGAACATCGAGTTTGAGAAGATTAAGAATGAAGCTAAGCTTGAGGAATCTGGAGAATTACCAGCGTATATGTCTCCGTTCACTGGCAAAGACATGAGCGGAGGCGAAGGGAAGCCACAAAATCCAACTGGGCCGAATGAGAAAGACAGAATCGTCCCCCCAAAGGGATTGGGCCTTGGGGTCGAAGGCGATGTTGACGATGACCAGCCTCTTGAAATTGATACTGAAATTCCGGACAATCAAACAGAGGCTCCTGCCAAACTTGATCGTTGTGTCGTCGATGTCAAAAGCAAAGAGATAGAGCGTTATAAAAAGCGTTACGGCAAAGATCCTGACAAAAAAGCTATGAAAAAAATAGAGCGTAAGGCGTGGGCGATTTGTCAATCCAGCATTAATGGTAAATAGAGGGAGTTATGGCAAACAAAATTCCTAAGTATATGACCTATGTAACTGCCAGTATCAAAAATGAGTCTCAGCTTGACGATGATAAAGCCAAGCAATTAGATAGTGTTCGCGCCAGCCTTGAAGATTTTATCCCACAACTTTATAGAGACAAGCAAGTAGATTTGGCGTATATTGACGCAATACAGGTGAGTGTTGGTGATAATACGAATGATGATGTTTTTGTTGGAGAAGAACTTTTTGCGGCTATTGACACTATCCCTCTTAAGCCTATTAATTCTGAACACAATAAAGAAAAGATTATTGGCGTCATGTATCGTAGCGATTTTGTAGATGCCGAATTCAAGATTAAGGCCAGAGAGGAAATCTCTGATGCTTTGGCCAATGACGAAAATTATAAATTCCATATATTATCCAATGGAGTTTTATACAAATTTATCTACCCAGACGAAGTCGAAGAAATTGTTGCAGGCGCGAACGAGGGTAAGAAGTTTGTTTCAATGGAATGTTATTTCGATGGTTTCGATTATAAATATGGAGATGATATAGTCGATAGGAATGAACATACAGACTTTTTGTTCCCTTATTTGAGAGCTTTCGGTGGGAGTGGTGTTTTTAATGGGAAAACAGTGAAACGTGTTCTTCGAAAGATTATGTTCTCTGGCCAAGGGATCGTCGCCCACCCGGCCAATAAAGATAGCTTCATTCTAAGTATTGCTAGCGAACAGCTTCGGTACATAAAAATACAGAAGAAGCATTATCGTCCTGTCATAGTCAATGGAATGGTAGTTAGTTTGGCTTCTTATAAAGATAATATTTATAACGAAAAGGAAGAAATAGATACTGACAACGTTATTGTTTCTTATGACAATGAGTATTATAGGTATATTTTGACCAAGTGTTTAGCGGCGTCTGACGTTGTAGCTTGGGTCGATGAGAAATTTCGTGTTGTAGATTTACTCCGTAGCAATATTGGTGGCAATAAGTTAATCTCTGATATGAAGGCTAAATATTTAATCAAAATAACAGACAGTATTGCTAGCGCTTGCGGCATTGGTGTTGGGGCCACTATCGACATAAACCCAGACGATAATGCAATTTCTATGTGTTTAATTAAGGCAATAAACGGTGTATATAATAATAGTATAGCAAATTCTATTTTGACCGTTAAGGAGGAGAGCATGGATATTGAGATGCTGAAAAAGGAAAATGAATCTTTGAAGGCCGAGCTTGAAAAGGCTTTTGCTGCCATTAAGCAGTTCGAAGGCCAGGAGGTGAACAAGAAGATTGAAGCCCTTTCTTCCGACATTAAGAGTCGCGACGAAAAGGTTTCTGCTCTTGAAAAGACCGTTGCTGAAATGACAGAAAAACAGACTTCTCTTGTTACCGAGCTTGAATCTAAGGGCAAGGAAATTGAGACGCTCAGCTCCAGCATTAAGGCCGAGATTGACAAGGTTGCCGAGATTGAGAAACAGAAGGCGGAGCTTGTTGCACAGATTGAGAAGGTTGAAAGTGAGAAGATTATGGCTGCTAGGACGGCCGAGCTTTCCAAGTACGACCTTAGTGACAAGCAGCTTGAAGTTGTAAACGCCGAAGTTGCCGCAATCAACTACAAAGACGCAGACGCATTCACCAAATATGTTGGGAAACTTGCTCTGTTCACGAAGACGAAGGAGCAGAAGAATGCCGAAGCTGCCGCTAGCAATACAGAAACTGACGCTGCCAAGGCTGCAGCTGCTGCGCTGAAGGGCGCTCAGGCCGGAACGTCTAAGACCGACGAAGAGATTGCGAAAGAGACCGAAGCGAAGGCTGCCGAGTTGCGTACAGCTATCGTGAAAGATCTTCTTCCTCCTCCGGCTCAAAGGCGGGAAGACAAGAGCAAAAAGAGTTAATTATTCCGATTATAATTTTTAGGAGATTTAAAAATGGGACTTAAAGGTGATATGGTTGGCGTTCTCTACGAGAACAAGTACGTTGCGAGCACAAATGACATGGAAAAGGGTGGTATTGCTTGCGTGTCTACGGCTGGTTCGGGAAATAAGACGACTATTTCTTATCCCGGCAATCCTAGCGGAGCATATGCTGTAGGCGTTCTCATGGAAACGGTAGATAAGGATCTGGATTGGACGGATCGTCCTCGTTACACTGAGAAGGGCACTCTTGACGCTGGTGAACAGGTTCCGCTTCTTGTTATCGGTCAGGTCAACACGAACATGATCGTAACTGGCGTTACTCCTTCTCCGGGCGAGACTGCGTATCTTGGCGCTTCTGGTAAAGTGACGAATGTCCTTGCTGATGGCGCTCCGACTATTGGCCAGTTTGCTACGATGAAGGACGCCAATGGCTATGTGTATCTTGACGTTCGTCTGTAATAAATGGTGTTGTAAACCCTAGCGGGATATAATATCCTGCGTTTAGGAAAAGGAGAAACGAAAATGCTTAAGGCTGATGTAAAAACAATTGATCTTGTGAAGCGCATTGGTAGTGCTGACATCAACATTCACCGTGAAGCGATGCAGGCGTTGGCTGCTGAGATCAAAGAGCCTATTCAGCGCCTTGTGTTCGACGGCGATATCTCTGAGCAGATTTTCGTCGAAATTCCGGCCGCTGAGTACGGCGGAAGCGTTCCGTTCCCCAAGGATTTCATCACCGCTGGCAATGAAGATGATTTTGTTGCCTATAAGATGCCTAAGCAGGGTGGTGTTCCTGAGAGACAGGTTGAAGGCGATGAGATTTGGGTGCCGACTTACGAGATTGCCAACTCGGTTGACTGGAAGCTCTCGTATGCTCGCAATAGCCGTATTGATGTTATCAGCCGTGGTTTGGCTGCTCTGACTGCCGGATTCGTCAAGAAGAACAATGACGATGGCTGGACAACTATTATCACTGCGGCGGCTCAGAAGGGCACTATGTATGCTGACTCGTCTGCTTCTGCTGGTGTGTTTACCCCTGCAGCCCTCAGCAGCATGAAGACTGGCGCAATGAGAGCTGGTGGAAATGCTACGTCGCTGTGGAAGTTCGCAATCACCGACGTGTTCATCAGCCCAGAGGCTCTTGAAGACATTCGTGGTTGGGATCTCACGACCGACAAGGTTGATGAATACACCATGCGCGAGATCTTTGTGAACGACGGACTTGCCAAGATTTACGGCACTCTCGTCCACGTTTACAAGGAGTTTGGTGAAGGTCAAGAGTATCAGACGATTTACGGCGACACTTCTGGTAAGACAAATATGGCCGCTGGCGACCAGGAAATTTTCATCGGCCTTGACCTTGATCCTCAGAAGCGTTCTAACACATTCGTTCGCCCTGTTAGCCTGCCTCTTCAGATTTTCGAAGACTCTGCGACTCTTCACCGCAAGCAGAAGGCCGGTTATTATGCATGGATGGAGCTGGGAAATGCAGTAAACGATACAAGGGCAACTTATATTGGCTCATTTTGAAATAGTTATCAAATAAGCACTTATGTAAAAATCCTCAATGAAAAATTGGGGATTTTTATTTTTCCCATTGACAATTTGAACTTCTATAGTATACTGTCAATAGAGAAATAAAACATTAACCCATTGGAGAGATAACATGAGCAGGGTTTTTTGGACGAAACGTGACGAATATGTTTTGAGGAAGATGACAGAAATAGGATACTTTGCAAGTCAGATAGGGAATGTACTTGGTAAAAGTATTGGCGCTATTGACAGCAAGCGTTTTCATGATAATATAAAAAGTGGGGGAAGTGTTGATGTTGTAGATGACGAGGAGGTTAAGGCTATTTTAGCTGAAGCCGACGCCGCCAATCCTCCTATTATCGCTGTTCAAAAGGCAAGATTCCAACACTGGACGCCAGAACAAGACAGCCAGCTTCGTGATCTTGTGGAAAAGAAATATAGAGACATCGAGATTGCCAAGATATTTGGTACGACAAAAAAGTCTGTTGAATTTAGGCGCTATTATCTGGATATATCAAAGCGCAAGCGTTGCAAAAATTGGACAGAAGAGGAAAGGCAAGTTCTTAAATCTATGTATGAGGCTGGGAAGTCAGATGACGAAATCGCTGGAAAATTGGGTCGTCCATGGTCCTCTATAGAATTTACCAGAAAGCAGATGAAACTTATTAGAGAAGAACAGAGAAGGGCTAGAGTTGATAAATTGGCCAGTATGCGCGAAGCCGATATTCGAAAATACTTTGCTGAATATGCCAGCCGAAAATTACCTAGCGAACTGGCCAAGGACTTAAATATTGGCCGGGAGCGTATTCTCAAACTTGGCAATGAGTACCATATTGATGTTTTTGTTTATGCGAAATCTTGTGTCATTGAAGATATTGAGCTTATCATCTGCAGGTTCGATGATGGAGAAGGTCTTGACGATATTGCCAGAGAGTACGAAATTGGCGATAAACAGATGTCTGACATTTTCTATTCTTACTATGTCAAAGAAGTTAAGCGGGTCGATTGGGCAAAGTTGCCAGAAGACGACATTCGTGCTTATCTTAAAGAGACTATGGATTATGAAAAAGTGGCTGAGAAGTTTGGACTTACCGTACTTTGTCTGCAGAATCGCAACTATCATAACTGGCTGATTGATTGCCGATGTTACGAAATTGGTGAAGAATTGGCCGGTAAGATTAAGGCGGATTTAGAGGGTGGGTTGGGCTATGACGAAATAGCCGAAAAGTACGATGTGAGTTGTGACGCTATAGCTAGGAAAAATGTTACTTATTGGCACGTTAAACAAACTAATATTTTTGATTGGACTAACATTAACCATGAGGCCGTGAAGGAATTTCTTGAAAGTAGTGGAAGTTTGATTGAAACGGCAAAAAAGTTTAATATACCAAAAAACGCTTTATATTATTGGGCCAGAAAGAACAAGGTTTATGCTATTTATTGGACACAAGAAGAATATGATTTGGTAAAGAAAACGCTTGAAGAGACTAGGGATTTTTACGAAACTTCGAAATTATGCGGTGTTGGTGTAAGGAGGATAGCAAGGCAGAACAGAAAGAATGGCAGATTTCCTTCTTTTTGCGTAGATATGCCTTGTGAATTCGGAAAACAAACCTTTGGCAAAGATGGCATTCTGTATCGCTCCATATTTGAAGCGTCCGTAGCCGACTATCTATTCGACGCCAAAATTCCTTATGAAGACCAAAAGCAGGTCTGTAAGGAAAGGTGTTGGCGTTGCGATTTTTACCTGCCCAAGCAGAAATTATGGCTTGAAGTTGATGGGCTTGGAGACACTAGAAAAGAATATGATCGCACCTATCAAGTCTACCTAGATAAGATAAACTATTACAAATCAAACAATTACAACTATTTTGTTTTGCCGCAATTCAAATGGCAGACTGTATTATTGTCTCTTATTTCTTGAATAGTACTTGACAATATGGTAATTGACTGTATTATATTGGTAGTTCTTTGATAATAATGGGGATGACACAGATTCGATGCATATGCAATAATGTGACTGCATGACATGGGTGATGGGCCGGCCATGTAAAAAGCCTATCAAAAAAAAGTGGCAACATCATGAAACTGGCTCCGGCCAGACTCGCTGCTTAAGGTGGCGACCGAAAGCGTGAGATATCCGTGGTAGCGTGAGTAGGACAGTACAACGGAATATGCTTGGTGATATTGGCAGACGGTTTTATCCCAAGGTGAAATTTAAATCGTCAAGACCTCCTATAGATGCTGGTTTCGTGCTTCAGGAGAAGATGTGAAGCGTTAGCCAGACAATCATGTAGACGCTACATTTGAGCGTACAGCACACGAGGGGGCAGTACCCTCCATCTCCAAATTATATACTGTAGTTGTTGGCGGACGGTCTTAACGGCCGTTCGCTTTTTTATTTGTTGTCACCAAAGCGATTACGCTTGTCAACTTACATCTCAATTCGGTGTATATTATAGTAGGGACAGAGTATTGTCGTACTGTGCCCTTTTTTACATAACAACTTTAATAACAGGAGTTAATAATGCCTAATCTAGAAAAACACGACTATACTCATGGAGTCACAACGGTCACGGATCAGAGCAATAGCGCGGCTTCTGTTACCGCCACTGTTGCTTCTGACTGGGTTAAGCAATATGGTCTTGTTGCGTTCTCTGGCGGTTCTACCGATCAGGCATACAAAGTTGAAGTGAAGATTGCCGGAGTAACAAAGATTACCCATTATGGCGCTGCAGGGACCACTGCTGGATTAAGTTTTGCTGCTCCGTATGTTCCTCATACCAGCTTCAATGAGGCCCTATCTGTTGTGACTACTCCAGATATCACCGGGAAGTGTGTTGCAAACATGTCTTACATAGAGTATTAATTTAGGAGTAGGCCATGGCAAATGGATGGTGGAGGAATGCAGCGGCCGATAACAATTTAAATAATGCCGCAAACTGGTATGATGCAGAGTCTGGTGGCAGTCTTTTGGGTCGTGTACCAACTACTGGCGACAATGCTTATTTTTCGGCGACTGCTTCTTCGGCCAACGCCACTGCTTCTGCTGTTTTTGCTTGCGATGCGATTGATTGCACTGCGGCAGGACATGGTGGCACTGGTGACTATGGCGGCACAATTGATTTTGCAACCTTTGGTCTTACGCTGACTGAAATTTCCCAGTTTGAGGATGTTGATTTTGGTTCTGGCACACACACAGTAGCTTTCATTTATTTCAAGGGTACTGTTGATTTTGCTTCTTGTACGATAACTTTTTCTTCGGTCTGCAGTCTTAACGGTGCAACAAGCGTGACCAAGGGAACGAGTACATTAAAGTTCGCTGGTACTACCGATTTGATAGCAGGGAGTGGTTCTGGGAAGGACGACTTCTACAAAATAGAGGTTGTTTCTGGGACTTTGACACACTACGATTCTTACGATTGGACAATTTCGAATAACTTGAAGGTTGATGGAACACTTTCAATTCCAAATGGCAGGAAAGAAACTCTTACTGGAACAGCTACAGTCACAGGGTCAGGAACAATTAGTAATGCTTCTACAGGCAAGATTGTTTATGCATCTACTGCCACATATGATTTTGCAGGAACTCAATCTGCAATCGTAGAATTCAAGGAATCTTGCACAATAAATGCACATACTTACGGTGATGAGGTTCGAGTTTATAATGACGCCGGAACTGGAACTGTTACGATTACTCCGGGAGCTGGGACGCACACCTTCAACGGTGATATTAGCAATGAGGGAATGGTGGCTGGAGGCACATGTATCTTTGCTCTCAATACAAACAATCCAACCTTTGATGTCAACGGTTCTGTGACATTCAGCGCTACCGATGGAACATTCACTGTCAATTTTGGAACCTCTACTATAGATTGTTGTTGCAATGTTAATATCCAAGCCATAACTACCATTACCGGAACCCCCACTTGGAATCTCACCGGGGCAGGAGCGGGCACGCAAACAATTGAGTTCTTCTATATGAATGTAGGGAATATCGTAGTGAATGACGCCGGAGCCACAAAGCGATTTTCGTCTGACGGTTTCATTTGCACCAATTTTACCTTGACTGCTGGAACGGTAGACAATTCTGCGAATAATCCGCCGATGACTATAAAAGGCGATGTTGTGATAGATGCTGGAGCTACATACACTTATGGATCAGGGACAATCACTATAGCCGGGACGGTAGCGCAAGATATAGATTTTGGCGCGAAAAGAGTCGAGAATTTGGTAGTGACGAATAACTCTGCGATTGTTACTTTCTCTAATGATTTTGATACTTATAACTTCTTGTGCACTGTTATAGGGGCACAATTAGTTTTCTATGCAAGTGGTCTTTTCAATATTATAGCCGGTGGTTTATTTACAGTGACCGGGAACAGTTCTACAGATACAGTAATTAATTCTGGTACTGTAACTAGTCCAGCTTATATTGATTTGCCACTCAAGACAAATATTGCATATTGTGACATAAGGGACATCCATAATACGAGCATAACAACACAGGATGTTTCGTTCTGTGATGATTTGACTGGCAATAGCGGTTTGATTTTCGTAGAAGCGTATATTTGGAATGGGGGGGGGGGAGACGAATTGGCTACGACTGGGGCAAATTGGATTGGCGGTAGCGTTCCGGCAGCTGGCTATCCGCTTTATTTTGGATCGACAAGCCCGAAAAACTGCACATATGATCTTTCCGCAAATTATACAAATATGGATCTCGATATGGAGTATACAGGGACAGTTACCCTTGGAGCGAATTTAAACATATCTGCAAATTTGACAGTTAATAATGGAGTATTAGATTTCGGTAGTTCTAATTCTATTGAAATAGGCGGCACATTAACGTTGGCTTCTGGTGGTGGGTTTGTTTTGAATGATGCAAATGTTTACTGTCTTGGCGATGTTAGTTTGGACGGCGGTGCGTCTCTATCCCCAGGAAGCAGCATTATCCACATCAATGGAACGGTCGTGCAAGACGTTTCTATCAACAACTTGCCCATTTACGACATCAATTGTTCAAACACTACGTCGTTGATTACATTCTCGACTGGCGTCATTGGGAATAGCTTTGTAATACAGCCGTCTGTTTATATTCAATTCCAAGATAACGAGACTTTTGTTTTTGATAGTCTGGATTGGCAAGGTAAAGGTACTGACCATATTTATCTAGAGAGTGTTTCTGGTGGAGCGTGGTATCTAGACGTAAGCGGCACCGCCATTGTTAACTATGTCGAAGTGTCAGATTCAGACGCGTCTGGTGGTATTGAAATAGAGACTACAAACTCTTTGGACAATGGCGATAATATCAACTGGGTTTTTGGTCCTACTGGTTTGCTGAAAGTTGGTAATCACCTTTTGCTTATGGGCGTTGGATAGGGGGTAGTATGTCACCTAGGAAAGATTTGTCAGATACTCAGATACTCACGGCCATATATGAAAATGTCATAGAGACCAATGACAAGCTAAATAGCATACATGTTGAGTTTGTCCAACATATAAGCGACAAAAGTATACATTCTGCTCATGAAATATGCGAAAAACTAAAGACCCATTTGATAGAAGCGCATGACGATAAGATACTGGGGATAAAAGCGAAAATTGCCTATGTAGTTGTAGTTTTCGGTGCTTTATTGACATTTATTATTTCTAAGTTCTCTAAATAATATGGGAAAAGACAAACTTACTCTAGAGCAAAAAGCCGAAATATATAAGACGGGCAGAGAGTATGTTATAGAAACAAAGAGTAAATTTGCTAAGGTTTGGGATTTTTTGAGTCGTAGCAACTGGTCGGTTCTTATTATAGTGATCGTTAGTTTCATGTCTTTATTATGGTTCCATAACAATATTCTTAAGCCGTTCATGTTTAGGGTTATGGGGATACAGAAAACTGTAAATGGATATGTTGAGATTCAGCCAGAGTTCGAATTGTTTAGTGAGGCTCCGCCTACACGTGAATGTAGTACAAAGATCACATTAAAGGGTAAGGTTGAGGATGGGGGCAAGCTTGTAAAGAAAGACCTTTCTTGTTTTGTTGATAATAAGGGTCGAGTATATGCAAAACGTGAAGATGTTAGCAGTATTCACGTAGTAAATAAAGAAGCAAAGTTTGATTTCAGGTTCCAGCCGGGGATTGGCGTATTATATTCTCCTATGACTGATGAGATCGAAGATATTATTAATGGTGCCATATTTGTCAGTCCATTGGAAATATATCGTAAAGTTGATGTTGATATTTATGCGAATCATCTTCGTGCAGGAGGCGGATTGTCTATTAGATTGCCGTGGCGCATGTTGTCTAATACATTTGTAGGTGCTGGCATTGCTGTCCCATATGACAATCTTGTAATACGCGAAGGTGTTATTTATTGTAAGGTTAATTTCTAGGAGCACAAAATGTCAACAAATTCTTCACTTATAGGCTGGATTCGTTCAGATGTGGGCGACGACGCAACTACCCCCAAATATACTGATGCCAACATCAATACTTATATCGACAAGGCTGTCAATGTTATATTGCGCAGTAGGCTGGGCACAGATGACTTTAATTACACTTCGGCTAGTGGAGTCTTGGACCCAGATCCTTCTGGTGTTACTCATAAAGAGTGTGCTGTAAAAGAGCTTGTTGTTTTTACTGTTGAAGACATTATTTATAAACGTGAATATAGGGATAGTACACGTAAGGGCATTAAAATTCAGGACGGAGACACGTCTGTTGATACAAGCGCCGCAATCGGCGGATACAAGGATTTGATTTATGGAAAAGATGGATCAATTATAAAGTTAGAGAGAGCGATAAGAAGTTTTGTTCTTTGTTCCGGTGACGGGTCTGGAGGAGGCGCTTCGGCGTATTACTAAATGCGTAATTTTGTTAAACCAAAGTTAAATGCCGATCAACAAAAAATGGTGTGTAAGCTGGTTATAGCCTATTATTAAGGCATAAAAAAATGATTATTCCTCCATATGTAGAACTATGTTTGATGCCCCAAGAACTTTATTCAGAGATACCTTGCAACTTTGTACTGAAGAAGTTGGGTCGTCCTTGGATGGTTGGTAAGCGGGTTGGCGTTTTGTTTGATGACGTAGCCCAAGGGCGTAAGTGGTTGGTGTATTATTTTGAGCAGGAGCCTTCCAAAGGAACTTATAATGGGTGGACTGCCCAAGAGTACGAGATAGAGGCATACAATGGCTAACCCCACCAAAGAAGAAGTTTTGGCTATGCCTCTGGTCGATTGGGTAGAGGACGACTGCTCTTTCAAAATCGGCAATTCAGATACTCAGTGGCATGAGGGCAAAAGAATAGTACAAACCCATTCTACTGACAACAAGAAGTTCTGGATTTTGGTTTATTATATGGGCTTAGATGGTTTTACGAATCTTTATGGCACAAAGGTGAAAGTTAAGGAGGCAAAAACTAAGAGGTGTTTGAATTGCGATGGATTAGTAGAGGAAGACGGTAAATGTATTAAGGATTCAGATAGGAATAAGGTAAAGGATAAATAATGGCAACTAGAGAACAAAAAGACGTTACCTATATCTATGCCTTATGCGATCCGGATACGGAAACTGAGTGACGATAATGGATTAAGTAATGCAAATATTTATAAAGTTGTTTGTGGAAAATATAAACAATGCAATGGATGGAGTTTCATTTCTAAATAACCTATAGAAAAAAAGAACGAGGTAGCATAATGGCTGCAAGAACGTGGACAGGCGCGGTAGACGCGGATGGAAATAATAGCGGAAATTATTCCGGTGCTGGCGCATTGTTGACATCAGACGACTTGACTTGGAATGGTTCTGCTGTCGGCAATTGCACTTTCACTGGCGCTCTTTCTGTTAAATCTTTGACCGTTAGTTCTGCGTATACGGGGGCGTGGTCAGATGGAGGTCAAACTTTAACTCTTGCTGGTGGTTTTAATTTTGATGATAGTGGTGCAGGGATAATTGCGTTCACAGGAACGGTAAATGTAACAGCCACAGGAACTTGGGCAAGCACTCTCAGTTTGAATAATTTGACTACTACGGCAGGGACTTCTGCAGTTACAATATCTGGAACAGTTATCGTCGCAGGAACATATACTAATTCAAATACCGGAACAGTGTCGGTTTATACGGGGACACTTATTTTCCAGGGCAATATTGCCGGTGCTGGTACGGGGGTTTTTGGTGGAGGTTCAGGAAATGCGGATTTTCAATTTACTGGAACTGGCGATAAAACATTTACATATGTGGCCTCCACGTTTGGTGCAGGTAGTGGGACAATAACTATTAATAAAGCATCAGGGAGACTATCTCTCCAACAGAATTCTTCTTGGTTGGGGAATATTGCTATTTCCTCTGGAGAACTTAATTGTAATACAAAGACCTTTACTATGATCACAGCACTAAAAACATTGACTGTGGGGGGAGGTACATTTACGGGTAGTAGCGCTACAAACACTTTGCGTAGCGTCAATATGTCGAGTGGGGTATTTACTGCAACAAGCGGAACTGCTGCAGTGCAAGGAAATTTTGTTGTATCGGGAGGAACATTTACGCATAGCAATGGGACTGTCAATGTTGGATTAACGAGTACAACATGTACTGTTACTTGCGCTCAAGATTTTTATAATCTATCAGTGCCCAACGCGGCTTCTGCCGTTATGGAGTTTGGCTCAAATATTGCAGTGACCAATAATTTTGGTGGTTCTGCAGGCTCACAAACTGCCACTGTTGATACAAAAGGTTATAATTTGACGGTCACTGGGACTTTAAATATAGGAATCTCAGGCATTGCAACTTTTAAAAATACAGGCGATGAAACAATTGCTTATGGAACATTGTCGTTGGGCTTATTGTCAAATGTAATGTATACCGCCACTTCCGGAACTCGCAGTATTCGTAATTGGGCGTATGTGAGTCTTACAATCAATGGAGCTGGTGGGACATTTACTTGTGCTACTGCGAAGATTTGTACTGGCACTTTGACAATGTCTGCCGGAACATTTGGCGATAGTGGTCAGTCTTTAACTGCGGAAAGTTTCGCTTGGACTGGCGGAACGTTGATTCGTCCTTTTGTGATTTTCACAACAGGTGGGACCGAATGGACCTTGCCTGCAGAGGCTGATGTTAAAAATGGAGATTCGGTTGGTATGGGCACGGGAACGTATATACCGAGTGGCGGTGGCGGTGGAGGTTCAATAATCGGCTCTAGTATTATAACAGTCCTGGAGGTAGTATGAAACAGTATAAACTCGAACAGTTTTGGGAATTTGCATTTCAGACTCAAAATCCTAGTACTGGAGCAGCTGTTGATGCAGACAGTTTGCCTACATATAGGGTGTACGAGGAAAATAATAGCGTCGTTATTGGCACCGGCGACTGTTTGAAGCGTGACGACACAAATACTATTGGTTATTATTATGCTAGAGGATTGTGTGCTTCGGCTTCTGGATTTGAGACGGGCAAGAATTATGATGTTAGAGTAGAAGCTACAGTTAGTGCTGCGTCTGGTGCCGGTTTGATTGGTAATTTCGAGGTTGTTCCTGTCACTGTTTGGGACTCTATGTTTGGTGGTACGGACAATCTTGAAGTGGACGCTGTTCAGATTTCTGGTGATGGCACCGCCGCAGATAGTCTTGAGCTCCAGTTTGATGGGACTGGTGTGACAGGAGACACTTATCCGGCAAGGCAGGACCAAGTTGATACTATCGCTGTTACAGGATCTGCTATTAACGAACCGGCAGAATCGTTTACTCTTACATCTGGCGCACAAACTGGGACGTTTAGCGATACGGTAGCAAGAGACACCGACTACCACTTATTGCAGGATTTGGCTGCTGGCGGTATTATTGATGGCTATTATCAGTTTGATGTTGGTGCCGATGGAGTCCCTGTTACTTGTCAAATATTTGGCAGGGCTAATGGTTTGAATGACCCAATAGGGATATATGGCTGGGATTGGACCGGCGTAGGTTCTTGGGTTCAGGTTTTTACCCTTCCTGGAACCAATTTAGCTACTGATATTTCTTACACCTTCGGTTTATATACCAATATGGTTGGCACTGGCGTCAATCTTGGGAAAGTAAGAATCCGCTTATATAACACCGGACTTTCTTCTCCAAGCACCCGTATTAATCAAATTTATGTTTCTTATGCGGTTGTTCGACGTACAATTGGATACGAAGGCGGAGCCATTTGGATTGATACGGTTAATGGCAATGCCGGGACTACTACTTTCACGAATGGCACCGCCGACAATCCAGTAAGCACTTTGGCTGATGCTTTGACTTTAGCTGCCGCTTTGAAAATTTATAAGTTGTATATAGCCAATGGCTCAAGCATAACCCTTGCAGCCTCTGCTGACAATTATGATTTCAATGGTCGTGGCTGGACTCTTGCGCTTGGTGGTCAGTCAATATCTGCCTCTGTTATCACTGGGGCAATCGTTACTGGCACGGCTACTGGAGTAATCACGCCACACTTCTATGACTGCGATTTTGGGAATGGGTCTGCTGACCTTTCTCTACCAGCTCATATAGCAACTAATTGCAGAATGCATGTGACCGGATCTTATGCTGTTACGGTAGGCTCTGGAGTCACAATTTGGGAACGTTGTTGTTCTGCCGTAGCAGGGAATGTAACTCCTAGAATGATTTTCTCAACAGATACTGACTTTAATGTTCGTGGTTATTATGGTGGGCTGCAATTCGAATCCATGGGGGCGTCGAATTTGGCATCTTACGACTGTCCCGCAGGTCAATTGAAATTGGCAGCATCTTGTACTGGGGGCATTATTCGTAGAGCAGGATTTCAGAGACTGACGGATAGTTCTGGTCTTGTCACGATTACAGATGGCTATGGCATGACGATAAGCACTGATGCTGATGAAAAAGTGACTCTTATATCCGCTTACGATGCGGCAAAAACAGCGGCTCAAGCTGGCGACGCAATGACGCTTACCGTAGGTTATGACGCAGCAAAAACAGCCGCGCAAGCTGGCGACGCAATGACGCTTATTGCAGGTTATGACGCAGCAAAAACAGCCTCGCAAGTTGGCGACGCAATGACGCTTACCGTAGGTTATGACGCAGCGAAAACAGCCTCGCAAGCTGGCGACGCAATGACGCTTACCGTAGGTTATGACGCAGCAAAAACAGCCTCGCAAGTTGGCGACGCAATGACGCTTACCGTAGGTTATGACGCAGCAAAAACAGCCGCGCAAGCTGGCGACGCAATGACGCTTACCGTAGGTTATGACGCAGCAAAAACAGCCGCGCAAGCTGGCGACGCAATGACGCTTATTGCGGGTTATGACGCAGCAAAAACAGCCGCGCAAGCTGGCGACGCAATGACGCTTATTGCAGGTTATGACGCAGCAAAAACAGCCGCGCAAGCTGGCGACGCAATGACGCTTATTGCAGGTTATGACGCAG